AAGCTTTGTTTAGAAAGCTAGAAGGACAGTCTATAATGAATCGCCATTGGGCTCTGTAGGACCTTGCACGCACCCTAGAAAAGTCAAAATTGCCGTTCATTGAGGAGTGATCCTAGTAGAAGAGGGGAACCCATGGGAAGAGCTAGAAGAGACTTCACAAACCAACGCTTTGGTAGACTGGTCGTAATCGAAGCGACTGATGAAAAAACCAGTAACGGTGCTGTTAAATGGCTATGCCTTTGCGACTGTGGCAACACTACACGAACTCGTAGTGACCAACTCTCATCTGGTAAGATACAATCATGTGGTTGCTTATACGTTAACGATCTTACCAACAAACGTTTCGGACAATTAATAGCTCTTTATCCTACAGACCAACGCGCAAGCAATAGGACAATCATATGGGAATGTATTTGTGATTGCGGAAATACAACCCTAGTTCCTACTGACAGCTTATTATCTGGGAACACACAGTCATGTGGATGCTTTCTACCATCTACTATACACGGCAGGTGCTATACATCTGAGTATAGCAGCTGGAAAAACATGATCCAACGATGCTCAAATCCAAATTCCATAAACTACAAAGATTATGGAGGTAGAGGCATCGTGGTATGCCAACGTTGGATGACCTTTGAGAATTTCTACGACGACATGGGAGACAAGCCAACACCAGAGCATACCATAGAGCGTAACGATAATGATGGCAATTATGAGAAATCAAACTGTCGCTGGGCTACGCCGTGGGAACAAGCACAAAACAGAAGGTCTTAGATCATATCTCTATTCAGATGATGCTGAGAGATTACATCTTCTATCTTCATATATTCTAAACCAGCAAGGTGTCTATCCAATGACTCTTTGTCCATTTGTCGCAAGTCATCGAGGACGGTCTTGAATAGCTCCTCAATGCCATTGATATACGTATGTTTCGGAATGTAGATACCTAAACTGTTCATATCAGTATAATCAACTACGACTACTCTTTGCTGAAGTAGCTTGTCCCGTAATCTCTCATAAGTGTCTCTATTACGAATGTACAGTTGCCATATCTTGTCAACTGCCCAGTAACTTGCAGCGTAGGAAAGATCATTCCCATACTCAGTTATCAATACAAGCTCTGGTGAAAAGTATTCGTGACTAAGAATACCTTTAGGCTCATAGGGGCCTTCTTTTAAGGTAGTCTGAGCAACGCCATCTATATTTCTAGGAGGAATAGGCCTTAAGCCACCTTCTCCAGTGGTCATGCGGCAAACCTCTCCAGTCTACGGAAGCCTTTCTCACTATCCGAACGACGTAGATTTTCAGCTAGCACTCTAAGCTTTGACTTCAAGGGGTAGAAGTCTAAGTCTCTCGAAGAACGAAGTACTACATAATCCTGACTCGCTCCAGGCACTGCTCCTATACCACTAGCGCTAAACATCTTAGCTACATTACGGGGCATACCTAGAGTCACTAGTAAGTTGGCGTACAAATCTCCTTGGGCAGCTGGCATAACAGGTTGGCCACTCTGCGGATCTGTCGTAGCACTACTGGTTCTCCACGTGTTGATAAGAAGACCAGCCGTTTCAGCAATTTTGGCGTAACCATCAATCATCGTAAGAGCTAGTTGCGGAGGCTTCTTTATTCCTACAGTAACTTCAAAGTTTGATATGTCAGCTTTAGCGACATAGGTGGCAATAACTAGACATAACCTAACTAGACCCTCAGACCAAGCATTCTGATAATGAATTAATTTCCTGGCGAACACGACATCCTGAGCTTGTAGTGCTGAACCTCTATCAGTTGCAGTTCTATCGGCTAGAAGATATCCTTTTGGAATACCCGATGATTGGATAGCTTTATCTCTGAAGTACTCAACATCCTCCACACTACTAAGATCAACGTTTGAAGATAACTTTTCCGCCGCAAAGCCCTGGTCTGAGGGCATGAACAAGACATCTGTTAGACCTGGAGTTTTACCATAAGTCTTCGTACCAAGAGAGGTATCCTTAAATATGATATTTTTGAATTGTGCCTTTAGAGCCTGTATTTTCTGTGCCGCCTGGACAGGGTTCGTACTGCCAGTAGGAATCTTTAGCACAAGTCGTTCTACTCGACTCGCTCTGGAAAGAGCTAGTAGTGCTTCCAATGTAACTAGATGGTCAAAGTCAATTCTCATACCTTCCAAAAGTGATCTTCCGTACGGTCTGAAGTCTTGATCAAATACGGTCATCTGGACAAATTCCCAGGGCTGTAATATCTTCTTACGTCTACCAGATGATGTTGGATTTTTCACCCATCTATTAAACTTGTCGTCTAGCCTATACCCTACCGCCAGATGGCCTCCGTCCTTAGGAATAACAGCTTCCCATTGGAGGGGATCAATGTATTCCAATCCTATATCAGTAACGTCGGTCTCTGGCTCTGGACGAGGTAATTCTATCTTGATACCAAGATCACCGTATTTGATTTGGTTTCTAATATAAGACCGACTACGCTTGATAATCTCATTCTTATCAAGCACAGCCATAACTTGAGCACCAACTGCTCTATCGTTAAATTTAATTGCTATAGGATCTTCGACAAAGCCAACTGCTAGACATTCATCGGCGTAAGTATCTAAAGAAATACAAGCCTCGGCCATCGCATCGTCCATAATCTTATAGGTCTGAACACGTCTGTTTCTTTCGTTCTCAACTCGGGACTTACCAACTGTTTCCTCTAACCAGTGGTCAATGAACTGAAGCTTGATCTCGCCTTGTTGATTACTCAGGTCTATGTTCGGAGGAAGAGAAACATAGCTTCCATCGTCAGCCTGGACAACCTGAAGACCTAAGCGACCCGCTAATCCGGCAATACGATCTGGAGAGAGAGTGACCGTCTCCATAATGCTTGTCCCTGGAGTCCTCTGTACATTAGGTCCAGGTCCTAGCTGTGGTACAATTTCGTCATACCAGGGCATTATATCTCCTATCGGGCATAGCGATGGGGAGAATCCTTGTCGCTTATATACCACTCGAATTTCACTTTTGAAACAGGATCTTGTGCGATGATGTGAGCTTCAGAACCTGTAACCAATGCAGCTACCGCATATATCTTATTGTGATCCTGCTGTACTCCTTCAAACGCTAATATACGTGCGTTGATACAGCTAGTTATCGCATACTCTGAGAACTTTGAAAGATATATTCTACTGGATAGAAACAACAAGGTAGGTATTTCTATCCTATTAGATACATTAAATTGACCTGAATTGATCCTTGGGTCACCAAGAACCTTGACGTTTATACGAAACTCACCACGACTTTCTTTCTTATAATCTGTAATCTGGACTACGTCATTCCGAGAGAACGGTTTATCTGCAAGAATGCAAAAAGTATGATTTACAAACCCGTATTCATAGCTATGTAATCCATGGAAGTTCTTGCTACTGGAATAAATTAGGAAAGCGTACATCAGATATTTTGAGTCATTCTGGCGTGGATTAAACCAGATGTCTCAACAAAATACTCTATCATACTTGAAGTATTAGCGACTGCGTATATTAATGTTTGAGTAGTCCCTGGCGCGTGTGCATAAGGCATATAATTAAACGGTGGCTGAGGAATACTTAACGTATGAGGAGTTGGGCCTTGCTTCACGATAATAAATCCTGTCTGTCCAGGTTTAGCGTTAATAATAGAAGATACAGTAGAATTACCTGAAGCCACACTATAGGTGGCATTTTTAAATAAATTGAAGTCCCATACAACAGAAGATGCCCAATTTATAGCAACGGGAGTCATAGAATTCCAAAACACGTCGGTTGATATAAGTTTCTGTGCAGTAGCATTAAGCAGCTGTTGTAAATTAGCAATTGCTGAAGGATCAATATTGCCATATGCCAAGCTATTGAGAACGGCCAGAATACCTAGACCTAAGTTACCTCTTGCAACGGATGCTGTACTATAAAGCTCGGACAAGTTATTAGTTGGAATTAGGAAATTATTAGTATTCTGTGTAGCAGCTGATCCTAATCCCAGGTTTGATCTAGCTGCTGACTGACTAGATAAATCACCAAGGTTGTTACCTGCGATCAGCGCAGGCCCTTGCTCGACAATAGTCCAGTTACGCGCACCGTCACTCTCGACAACCAAATAACTGAAACGTTTATTTAACATCACAGCTGAGTTTAAACCATCAATAAAATCAGAACCGGCTGGAGCCACTGCTATAGGAAACTGACCAATCACACCAGCTAAATCAACTATCCTCCGACGCTGCCCTGGTGCCACAGAGTTAGCTTGGGTTAATGTCCAGGTCCTACCAGTTGAAAGCGCAGCTTGACTTACTAACTCAAAATCACTAGGCTTCATATTTATATTGATATCACCAACATAAGTAATGAGGCCTGTGCCTGATTTCGTTAATAGATAAGTTACTAGATCGCTAAAAGTCCCACCAAAAGTATTCCATGGGCCAATAGGATTCCCATTGACATCTAGAGGTCCATACCCCATACCAAAACGGTCTGTATCTTGGTATGGAGCCCTAGCTCTGGTGAAACCGTCAATGGTTTGTCCCATTCCTTAAGCTCCGGTCAAGAGGATAACAGCCCTCTGTATAAGACTACGAACTTTTCTAAAAACACTGATAACTGAATCTTGTACTATAATAAACGTCTTACCATAACGAGTAGAAGCAGTAGCAATTACTGGAGTTACCCAACTCATAGCTCGATGGTATATTATACCCTGTTGTACCTTATTACGAACGACAAATCCAATACGCTTAAGCGTAGTACGAGGAACTGTCAAACGACTAGTAATTCTAACTCTGATCGATTTCAAAGAAGTCTTACTAACAAACAACGTCTCAAACCAATGAATGGCTACAGACTTATGGTACCCAAAGCTTCTAGTGATCTTCTGGGGGGAATAAAACACGCGGACAAAATAATAGGTTACATTTCTACTTAGCTTCTCAGAAACTGTGATCCTAATATGTTTTAGTACTGCCTTTCCTAACATAAACAGCTGAGCCGATCGAACAATAATTGATTTAGCCTTTCTAGTAGAAATTACATAAGCAAGATGAACATCAGTTACAATCCGCACAGGCTTTAGCATAGTACGACGCAAACTCGACAGCATATGCTGTGTAAATATTACAGGCTTACCAATAAGGCTTTTAACTATCTCATGGATAGAAATCCGAATTGTCTTTTGCAACGCCTTAGCTAGGCTAATACGTTCAATGAACCTGATCCCAAGAGACCTGTTGGTGACTCTGGTCAGAGTAATAGGTACAATAGTAACGATACGTAAAACCCTACTTGTAAAGGAACGTGATATAGTTATAATTTGTTCTTGGAATCCAATTATCTTTGACGCAACTCTTGATAAGGTTAATCTCTCTGGAGTACGAACCAGCGTGCGCCAATTCGCAGACTTGATCAAATCTAATGTTTGATCTATGTCTATGAATAGCTTACCTTTACTAGTTCTTACGAACTGTAATAACTCGTGTATCGTTACCTTCAACGTCTTCGAGATAACAACAGTAAAACTATACAACTGACTAGACGCAAACAACACCAAATGTGACGTTCTTACTACAATGAGAACGTTTTCAACAGTTGATAGATTAAATACCTTATAGACTGCTGGTCTAAATACCGTAGTACGCGAACTCTGTATAAACGCGAAATACTTAGACCCAACTCTAGAGAACGACATCACAGGCCGCGTAATGAAAGAGAATAGCTTATTAGTAGCTTTGGTAAAGTCTAGCCTATAACTTGATATCAGAGTAATGTATTTGACTATCAGATTCGTAGAAGTAGTAACTTCGTTAGTTATATAAGAGAAGACCTTAATACTACTCTTAACCAAGCGAAGCTGTTCAACAGACTGTATATTAAATATCCTGTAAAACAGTTTGATCAGTTTGACAGGTTGATTAGTGACTAGTCCGAAGATCTTAGTATATGATCTAATTATAGAAGATACAACAGACAGACTAAAGGAAAACGACGATTTAAATATCATTTTCGTTGAAGTAAACGTACTTACTGAAGTAATCTGGATGATCTTAACGGCTCTCTCAGTGGCTTTCCATAACTGAGAGTGTTGTATGACCAATCTAAACTGAGCAGCTGGCTGCTTAGCTACCAACGAGAGTGTCTGGCCCATAGAGACTAGGTTCTGAAATGATGTGAACTGTATCGATGTAGTCGTTGCAACAATCTCACTCGAAAAATCAAGAATAATTCTAGCGATAATCTTTCCAGTAGAAATGATCTGATTTGTAATAACAAGTATCGAACCAGGTAGAGCTTTCGCTATCAAGAAAACCTGACCAGTAATAAGCGAAGGAGTCTTGATATAGATTCTTAGAACAGATAACACTTCAGAAGACCCGAACAAAAACTGGGGAAAGTAACTTAGCCTAGCTCTAGTTAGTAACATAGAGATAGAGGATGTAATTAGAGTCAATCTATTGAGCACTCTTATGTAAATAATACTTTCTCTTGTAGCAAAGTTGATAGAACTAGACGGCACGCGTATGATAGAAATAGCCTCAGATACTGTAAGTGCCAATGTTCTGAAGAAGGAGCTTACCCGAGTAGTCGAGATGATTTGACTAGATAAGACTGGAAATACTCTACCTCTTTGGAAAAAGAGAACGAGTGAGAGAGCACTAGACATAGTTGCAACAATTGGAGCTATAAACTTGAATAGAGCCGTCCTAACTGTGACTGCTTCTTTAGATATGTACGAGAACACAAGATCATACTGCTTAGGCTTTGTAACACGGGTATATAGAAGAATAATTTTATTGGTGACCTTGCTAGTAGTAGCTGTAGCAGATACAAAAAATGTAGAAACCACTTGACGAACACGCGTTATGCCGAGATGTTGAGAAAGGACAACACCCACACGTGCTGGGATAGCCCTTGTGATTCCCATCAACTCGGACAAGACAATCCCGAAAATCTTGTATGGGTTCTTAGAAATACTAAGAGACTGGACCATAGAAAATGCAGACAATCTACCAGAAAACTTGATACTAGAAATGGTCTCCTGACTTAGAAAATTTCTTACTACAATAAGACTTTTGGTAAACCTGAAATTCTCTGAGTTGATAATAACAACGTTTTTCGAAACATATGAAGCATAGCTGACAACCTGACTACTAAAAACCTGAATTATCGCTACCGGAAGTGTATGCAAGCCCTTGACAGCAGATACTACTAAAAGACTTCCGGTCTGGACAGTTCGCATTAAGCGAAGAGTCATATATCCTTTAGCAGTTAGCAGATTATTAGTAACAAACGACGCCTGATATTTATAGATAGGAGCTAGCTCGGTAACTATCGAAGATATGCTAAATATAATCTTTGATCGAAGTGATTTAAAGAATTTGATCACCTGACCTATAGTGACGCTAATACTACGAGACACATACTTTATGAGAGACACTAGACTAGAGCTAGAAACATTAACAAATTTCAACAAAGAAATACGTCTAGTTATTATCTCTAGTGTGGAGAAGAGCACTACCCTAACAGGACTAGTTCCCTTTGTGACACTCTCACCAACTTTGAACAAAAACGGCTTACTGGGACCTCGAATAACTACTAACAAAACCGAGATGGCGTAGGGTAAAATCCTACTAATATATCTAATAAAAGAGATTACTTGGGACGACGTCAGCACAGTAGTTTTCGATACAATAGCAGTTCTAGTGACTTTTTCTGGTGAAGAGAAAAGTCTAGTAAGAGATGGACTAGATAGCCTTGTAACAGATTCATGGACTGAGAATAAAATTGTTCTTCTTAAGCTTCTAGTAACTGCCAGCACAACAGAAATCGGGTTAACAACGACAGGTATCTTTTTAGTAGATAACTTGATACCAGTTACAAGCTGGGCAGACTTAATAGATAGCTTACCTGTAACGTTCTTCGTTACGAAGTTAGCCCCAGTGAGTGTAGAGTACGTAGATAGCGTCGATCTCAGTGCAATATTTGATTTAAAAGTCTGAACAGTAGCTATGCTGGTTTCAAATACTGAACTCAGCTTAGCTAAACCTTTAGCGATTCTAATAGTCTCATTAGAGTATATTGAAATCAGCTTAGCAGTCATTCCTCCAATGAACTTTTGAGAAACAACAGACACAGTCATACTAGGTATTGCTGTCGTTACTGTACCGGTACTAAAATCACTAGAAAAGTCTTTGTTGAAATCGCCTCCAGCGGTATCAACCATAAAGTCGGCAGAGTTAAAATCAATAGAGCTAAAATCAACAACACTACCGCCAGCACTACCGGCATTAGTAAACGATATTAGCTTAGAGAGCACTACCTTAATAGCTCTGATAGTCAATACACTAGTCTCGGTTATCGAAACTTGTTTCTGTCTAGCTAACATCCTAGCAGTTTGAAGTATTTCAGATGTAGCTATTGAAAGCTGTCTTTGTGTAACTGAGGCTATTATACGTTGAACAGTCAAGACTTCACGAGACTGTATCAGCAACTGCTTAATAGTAGATGTTCCAGTAAGTTTAGCGTAAATAATAGATACAGCCATACTAGGTATTACTGTCGTCGCTGTACCAGTACTAAAATCACTAGAAAAGTCTTTGTTGAAATCGCCTCCAGTACTAGACGTACCACTAGCACCAGCATTAGTAAATGATATTAGCTTAGGTAACTTCCTAATAGCTTGAAATATTTCAGACGTAGCTATTGAAAGCTGTCTCTGTGTAACCAAGGCTCTTATACGTTGGACAGTTAAGACTTCGCCAGAATACAACAACAGTTGTCTTACATTAGGTATTCCGGTAAATTTAGCAGGAATAATAGATATAGTCATACTAGGTATAGTTGCTGTACCAGTACTAAAATCACTAGAAAAGTCTTTGTTGAAATCACCTCCAGTACTAGAAGCACCACCACCAGAATTGAGGAAGGATATCAGCTTTGATGTAGATGCTCCTACTACCTTAGCAGCTTGGACAGTAAACCTAACAGGTTGAGCAATCGAGATCAGCTTCGGTACATTAGCAGCTGTTCGCTTGACAGTTTGAACAGTTAATACACTTGAATGAGCAACCGAGATTAGCTTTGGTGTAACTAACGCTTTTATTCGTTGGACAGTTAATACTGCACTAGAGTGTAACGAGACCAGCTTAGGAGTAGATGCCCCAGCACTGATCCTAGTGGCAGTGATAGATACAATGCTTGACTCAGTAACCGCCAGTTTACCAGTTACATTTTTTGTTACTTGACTAGCCCCAGTGACTACCTGTCCAATGGGCATTAAAGTATTATCACTTTATTGATTGTCTTTGGGACACTCACTGACTCAGTAGACTGCATAGGCAATACCCTCCCCAGCTGAGCAGCCTTACTAAGGCTGACAAACTCAGGTGACGTAGAGCCTATAGTCTTATTAAGTCCCAAACGCTTTGATATAATCTCTGGCGAAGTAAAGTCATACTCACGTTGATAGGCAACAGCCGCAGGTTTGAACGAAACCAGCATTACCGTAAAAGTCCGAGAAGTAATCGTTGGATTATAGGTAACTGAATTGGTAGAAGAAACAACAATAGATCCGCCTCTAACCGATACACTATTATTTGCTGCTACTATACTATCAAATGGTATAGCCCAACCACTAGGTTGATTAAAAGTATCAGATGTCCCTGTAGTACCCGTATATACACAACCAAATAAAGCTTCATTAGATGAAGTTAGGGGTCCAGATGAAACCGATGGAGTAGTAGAAGTCCCGCCAACCAAAGCAGGGTTTGCATCAGTTAGAAAAGGACCACCTGTAACGGACCCGATAGCTAATGCAAGAGCACTAGCAGAAGAAGCTCTTGTCCAAGTTATCTTCTGACCAGCGTTTATTGCTATACAATTGTGACATACCCAAAGGTAAGCCCCACTACCCGAATTAAGTAACTGATAAGTATTTCCTACATCATCACCAAGAGAAACAGACGCTTGCCCTGAAATACCAGCAGCACAAATCGAAGCCCCTGCTGGAATATTATTTGGTAACGTCCTAGATATAGTCAGTCCTGATAAAGCACTTGCACCTCCTTGGTCTGCAATTACTATCGCCATACATACAATCCCCAGAAGGTCGCTTCACTTAAAGCCCTAGGCACTACCTCTGGGTCCAAACTACCTATCTCCAATTCTTCGAAACCAACGTCCTTGATCAGTTTTTGAATGTCAATACCATCATTAGCCCATCCCCTCTCTAGAGTAGGAACAACTCTAGTTACATTGTTGACGACAAACATCTTGGCACCTGGGAAGAGGGAATCCCTTATAGTCCTGAGATCTTCTTCAGGATCGAGACAATGCTGTAGAACCCATACAACGACAGCAAGATCAAACTTCATATGTTTCCTAATCATATCAAATGATTTCGGAGAACAAGCGAAGAAGCTATCGTCATCTACATGATGGGCTGCAAAGCCTCTCATACTAGAACTTATGTCAACCCCTATGGCTGTGCAGTTACTCTTGCTTATCAGTTCCTTGGAGATCCTTCCTATCCCACAACCATAGTCCAAAACAAACCTTTCTCCGGCGTCGAGTTTGACCTTAGAAAGGATCAGGTCGGTCAGGTATGGAGTTTCCCTAATCCACCTTTCTTTAGAGCTTTGATCAAACTCTGTAGTAAGGATAACATTTCTAGCCTGTTCCATACTAGGAACGTTGAAAACACCAGGATAATAAGTAGCCTCATCGTAAGCAGGCATAGTCATGTTGGTTTCCATAGTGCTAACCTAGGTGACGCTATCCCCATAACAACCTTACCTTCCTTTTCTAATTGTTTTAACGCTAAATAAGCATTGTCACGACCAAATGGACATTTATCAGCAATTTGCTGAGTAGTTTCCCACTCTCCTGACATAACAGCTAAAACAGCCTTAGCTCTAGTCCCACGATTCTGAGCTTTCTTGGAAGCAGAAATTCTCTTACCGATCTCGACAAATTCACCTGAAGCTTTCTTCTCAGCTATTACTCTATTACGAGCATCGCTCATTTTAGCTAGAGTCTCGTCAGAGTGCTTAGTACCTATACGATGGTGAGGTACCCAACCAGATTTGTTGGCCGGACTACTCTCACGGGCTACTGCAGCATTTCCTTTCCAAACTTCTTTTTGCGCCTCTGTTGGCAAAGGATTATTAATCCAATGCTCACGCATTGTTTGACTAATTTTATCCTGGACTTCTGGAGTAAGACCAGGATGTACAGTCATATGAACATTATACCTAGGACTTAGAGTATCTATATAAAACTGTTCTCTTACAAATCTATCCCTAACCTTACACTCTTCCAAAAATCTAATCTTAAATCCTACTCCTTCAAACTCATTCCAGGATTTCTGAAACTCAGGACTGGAATGGTCATTTCTTTTTAGTGTATTTGTATGTAATCGAAACCTTTCCTCTAAGGTCATAGTAGTTGAACCTACATAGCATTCTCCTCTCGGGGCATTATCTCGTGAGATCTTGTAGATAAAAGCAGTAGTTCTTACTCTTTTCTTACTGTTATCAACCATTTGGGTACTCCTTGCATCAGACTCTCTGCAAGCGTACCCATAGCCAAATCACGCACCGGCTGTCTACTGATCCCCGATTGTTATCGGGTTGTACTACAGCCTCAACAACCCTAGCTAACCCCTTGATTTCTCAATTGAATTGGTCCTTAAAAGTAAAATTGATACTATCGCCAATACTGACTGCGATACCAGCAAAGTCAGCATGAGCAAACATCGACCCACCTCCAGGCAAAGTAGCTGGCCAAGGCGAGGCAGTGGCACCTCCTAAGCCAGGGCCATACTGATAAGCACCACCATCACCACCCGGAGTAAACGACGTACCTACAGGCCAGCCAGAAGCAGTTGATCCAAGCTGTGCTCTAACAACAGTGACAACCGCAGCAGTCTGACCCGCAGTGACCAGAACAACTTCGTTGCCTATCTGAGCATAGTAGTTAAGAGCAGTTGGACCTGTCTGTGCACCAAGACTTATAGACGTGGTACCAGATGCAATGGAGACAGCAAGAGTCGTGGTTGGTGAGTTAGTACCAGAGTCGAACAAGCCAGCTTCCGAGATGGTTTTAATAGCAGCTGCTGTTATCGATCCAGTTACCTGATAAGTATCAGCCAACTGAGCGGTAGTGATTTGCACAGACGTACCAGTCGCCCTAGCCTCAGATGCAGGAAGGAAAAGGTTCACATCCGAGTTAGTTGAACCCGTTATAGTAGGAGCAGCATTCGCACCACCCCAGCCAATGAATTTTGGCTCAGTGCCATTACCCTTCAGCTTGTTGGTGATGATCGACCGGCCACTGTAGGTCGCAGTTGCGTTATTCGTCATGGAGTGTCATCCTTGTTTCTCCAGAAAGGACCGAGAATACTTTTTCAATTCTGACTTTACTTGTTCCAGTGGGGGAATCCAGTTACCTGGGGAAGATTGACGGAATATTCTAACTGAAGGATACCAACACGATGTATCTCCCTCATGAAGCCATATCCAGTACGGATTTGTAGATAGTAGAAGCCAAGTCGGGACTCCCATTGATCCCGCCAAATGAGCAATCGAGGTACATGTTGTGACAACGAGATCCAAGTTTAAGAGAGTCATAGCCGTTCCAATATATCCTTTAGAAGCCATAACATTTCCAATATCTAAACATAACTCCTCTGCGCCATTATCTCTAATAGCTTGACTACCTTCCCCGACTTGTAAACTATATAACGAAATATCGGGATTTTCAGCTAGTTCAAGTAAGAACTCAAAAGGTATCCTTCTATCATTATCGGAATCATTCTCAGGATTACCAGACCACCTGATCCCTACCTTAAGGGACTTGGTTTTAGGACAGAGAACGCCGCCTTTCCTAAACGCCAGGACTAGGTCTTTATCCGGCTCTACTCTTGCTCTAATGAAACCAGGATCTGGCGGTACATTATCAGGCATTGACTTATGAAACTTCGCTAGGCTCATTAGAAACAAAGCATAATCAGCTTTAACATCTCTATATGGAGTTTCCATTTCAAGGAATTCAATATGATGTCTGTAGCACCACATCAGCTTCTGGCAGTCAGGTAGAGTGACGTGCAAAATCCTACAGTCTGGATAAGTCTCCTTCAGCCACACAAGATATCTAGAAAAAAGGATTCTGTCTCCCGTTCCTTGCTCACCATGAATGAGAATGGTCTTTCCATTCAAGTCTTCGCCGTTCCACATAGGAAATAGTAACTTGGGGTATTGATAAATCCCCGTGGCATGCATTCTGCATTCGTAGTATTCAAATCCCTTATCCCATTGCCCTGTCTTTAGGTAAAACAGTGCAAGACTCCACTTAGCCAACATATACTCTGGATTCAACCGGATGGATTCTTTAAACTGTAACTCTGCCTCGTCAAGCATGCCCATAGAAGACATAACAAGTCCCATATTGCCATGACAGACAACAGTAGGTCTCATAGACAATGATCTTTGAAGAACATCATATGCTAGCTTATAGTCTCCATAGTTCCAAAGACTAGCACCTAAGTCACACCAAATATCAGGATCATCCGGTAGTAACTCAGCTGACCTCTTCAGAGCAATAACTGCCGATAAAAAATGTTTTCTACTTTTACAGTTGTTTCCGTAATTATGCAGAGTAGAAGCGATCTCAGAGATAAGAACACTCTCAGATCCCTTTACCTTCTGAATAAGCTCCGGCTTTTTGATTCTGACTTGAGGAACGGAAGGCAGCTGTCTCATAGTGTTTAAGCTGCCTTAGGTGTTTCCGTATTAGCAGTCTCTTCAAGCTCCACCGTAACGAGTATCTTAGCACCCTGCTTGAATAACTGTTCTGCTACAGCAACTTCCTCCCCAACAAATCGGAAAGTTGGAGTTCCGTGTCTCGGATTAGCGCTAACCAGTTCTATCTCCATGCAATCCACCATAGCGTTGATGGGCTTGCCCTCGAACTCAACCCTGACCGGGGCGGATGTCATGCTGACGCTGTGAACATGGAATGGGACTTTCAAAGCCATGATTAACCCTCTCTCTCTCACTTCTTGATTAGACTTTTCACTTTTTCAACCAACCGTCGGAATGATCCCTGAAGTTTCCACTCCCTGGACCATATTTCACCTAAGTCTGTAGTCTCCGGTCTTAAAGCACCACAACAAGGACATACAGGTCCTACACTCCTACCAGCCCAAAGTGGCTTAAAAACCTGAGGATAATTTTTGGCAAAAGATTCATTATTCTGGTAAACTCCCGGAGCGTGACACTTCTGGCAAGCTCTGGATACTGACGCTGAAAGAGACTGACGACGTATAATAGCGTTAGTTACATATTGAGTAGTCATAGTCTTATTCCCCTTGTAGTCATATTACGTTAGACCAGCGGCTAGAGAGCTAGGTTGGAACTGCAGCGTATCCCCATCCTGGATAAGCTTAGGATTAGCCAGCGGACCCATCGCCCAGCAGTTACCCAAAGTCAGCCCATCCCAAATGAGCCCATAAATAACAGTTCCCCAGTCCCCACCATTTGCTGTAAACTGTATGAGCGTTGTATTAACACACTGTCCAGGATTACCTGACGCAGGTGAGAACGTAACTGATTTCCTAGAGTATCCTTTACCAACAGGTTCTGTGACCCCGCCAGCCGTAGAGGTAGGTACTGTAGTAGACAATCCTATAAACCAAGTCGTAGGTCTGGTATTTGGTCCTGACATAGAAACAGTCGTATACGCCCAATTTAAAATCGCTAACTGTGCAAAATTAGAGAACTGAGATATATTTGTTGGCACTAGAACTCTCCATATTGCAATAGCTGGTAGTCAGGACTAACTACGCTGATCTTCACACTTGCTCCACCGTCGATCGTAGTAAGGATGATGAAGTCATTGCCAAAAGCAGTTAACTGGGGGGCGACCCCATATGGTGTAGTCGAGTTAGCAGGCCAGTGTTGAATTACAAACGTTCCTTGATTGTAGATATCTAAATGTACCCTTCCAAGATAAGGTGGAGGAGGCCAGTTATGAACAACAAAGGAGGTGATATCGTCTTGAAGAATAAGTCTGACGTACTCACCGAGGCTCCTATCTATAACGAGATCAGGACCCTGAGAAAGAACCTGCTGAGAAAGTATAGATACCGTATTAAAGACCGCTACCGGTGGTACAATCCCTGCCGGACCTAAAGGTATAACATTGATCTCTTCATTATCAAGCGTAATCTCTATGAGAGTAAGAGTATCGCTTATATCAATAACAGTTACATCATCGGACATATAAATTCCGGACTGGCTGTACCAGCAACCCTGTCGCTACCCCGTCATTATTATCAATGTAAAACTTCAAGATCGGTCGCTGAGGAAGCGGGCTAACCCTAAGTACTTCGAATACGATCCTACCTACACCCAAAAAATCTGTATCCGCAGGAGTCAAAGAAATAGACAACTGACTGGTATCAGCCATGAGATGCATTCGCGACGTAAGATCAAGGTTATTATTTGGTAGATTAACCCTTTGAACCCTACCATTCAAAGTCCAAGTTGCAAGTGACTGGGGAACTGGAGGATCACCTACTACAAATTGGAATATCGAAGACCAAGCAGCATTTATTTGCATCTTTTGGGCGACATATCTACGAGTACCCACTATATAGAATCCTTTACGAAATAAAAAATCTTGCCATCATAGTATAACATACCTCCACCATCGGTAATATCCACACCAAATTCATGACCATTTATCATAGCACGCTGTCCGTGAGTGTCCGGGAAAAATACAAACGGGTCACATACCCCATTATTTATGTTACCAACAAATATTACAGTACTAGGGTGATTAGGAGCCTGTATTTGCTGAAGGTAAGCACACGTCATAAATGCGATCGTAGTAAACATCGTCACGGGTTTATCCTTATACGTACATTTGCTTGGGATGACGCCCCTCTCATAATATCAGCTATAGACTTATCAAAATCAATATAGAGAAAACCATCCCTAGAAGTATATCTGACTTGATTGCCAGACACAGTAAGGCTTCCCCCTGTAAACGATTCATACTCTTGTAGTAGTCTTAGAACGTGACTATCCATTAGATATGGACTGTCGCTTTTACAACACAAGTATGAGTAGTCGCATGAGTCGCAGGATCTTCATGATACTGAACAGAGACCATATTAAACCCACGCTCTTTCAAAGCAGCATTAATAGCGTGTTGTGTCTTTTGAAAATCAACCTGACTAAGTCCCGTACAGGTGATGATGAAACTATCTCCGGTTTTACCGTTGGGCACGCCCACGGCATTCGCACAGCCACTAGCATGGAATGCACTGATAGCATCAGCCAATGTAGCCGCTTCTTTAATACCCTGGATACTTTCCCGAATAATCTTTTTCGCTGGAGTCAACAACATGGACATGCTTTCATCTCCTATCCATTTTGAGTCGTGTACCTTCCAAGGACCATACTTTTTATTTCCCGCAGCATTTACTTCTTTTTCAGCACGACTTCGCAACTGATGTTCAGTATCAGAATTTCTTACACTAGCTGTCTTATGAAGAGTCATTTTGTGCCCTTGTGGGGTCTTAAGAACAATCCACAATTGGGCCATGGTTACTCCAGAACAAGACGCTTGACATTGGGTCTAGGCATGGTACCGTGGCGATGTGCACACCGAACCGGAGCATACCTACCCACGCCTTCCCGCGCCATTCCAAACCATACCCAACCTACCCTCACCACACCGCACCATACTATTACCTAGTACATACTACCCACTGTGAGGCAGGCTCACCCCAACATTTGGAAGAACGGGCGAGACATCCGATGGACGCACCACACCAGCAGTCGCATTTGGCTGGACGTTCACGGGTGCGGTAACTGGCACTAAACCACCAGCGTTCGGCCCTGTATAGTTGACTTGCTCGATATCAAGAATCGATACATTACTATAATCTTTTTCCTGTGCGACTCTCATAGCAATAGACTTGGCCTCTTCTGGAGAAGAAGCTCTAATCGATAGGTGCTCCGTTCGTGGCGTTTCTGTCTCCGGAGTCGAATACTGAATTTTCACGGCGAACGTATAGAGCCCTCCCGGAGCAGTGAGAGTAGGATCGTGACCTGCGAAGTCTTCACCAAACACAGCCACATGCACTGAACGCCTCATGGCATTTTCACTTATTTTCATGACTTGGGTTCCTGTCGTTACGATACAAGAATCACTGTAATGCGGTGACAGTTCCCAAGGAACATTAACACCGATATAGTTCAACGCTCTGGTGAGAATATCCCTAGGATTGTCTACACCGTATTGTTTAGCTAAAGTCCTAACCAAACTCCCTTGTGAGGTGTCATTGACCAAGGCCATGACATCCTCGACTGGCAAGTGATCTCCTCTTGCAATAGCATCAGTACTCGGATCACTAGGATCAGTATCAGGAGTACCAGGACGCTTAGACATCAGATGAATAGGGAGTGCATCTGAAAATGCGCATATAAACTGGAAATCTCTTCGCGAGAAGTCATCTCCTAACATTCTTAATCTATCCCACACACGTAATGTCGTCACCATGACGTTTTCTCCAAAAATGAGACGTACACTACTCTACCCAGTTTTTACCACTCCGAATATAAGAAATCATAACATGACTAACTCCAAATTCTGCTGCTAAACTCGTATTAATACCCCAATAGTGAGAACGAGACCTAATATCATCAACTTGTGATCGCGTAAGCTTTGAATTGCCGTTGCGTTGACCTTTCCCACTAGTTCCGTGTTCAATCTGGTCTTTCACATTTTTTTCATGAGTATCCCATTTAATATTTTCAGGCCAGCGGTTATCAGAAGGATTTCCATTAAGATGACGACATTCTTGCCCAGGTGGACAAGGACCATAAAACGCATTCAGGATAAGAGCATGAACTCTATATGTCTCCAACTTCCTTTCTTCGCCCTTCCACCGTCCAACTGTCATATACCCATCAGAGTTAGATGTTAATTTTCTAAACTCAATCTCTTTTATAGTACGATTCTTAAACCTTCCTCCAGGAAGTACCCTAACACGACCACGATTTGAGACCTGATGGAACGGCCAACTCTCGATATCTTTCCAAATCTCTTCAGTCACTGTGATCCCTCCTAGTTTTACAGTCGTAGTTTTACAAACAGAAAAATCGGCGGCTGGCGGGAGACCGCCTTCCTCCGTCAAATAACCGCCAATCCATGGAGATTTAGTCCAACGTACTCCTGTTGTACGATCGACGCAAGAGGGAATTCACTTCTCAGGCTTGGGTTTTGGCTTGGGGTTATAGTGCGGCTCGATAAGCTTCAGTATTTTGTGCAATCTGACTATAGCTCTATCTAACTCTTCATCCTTATCTTCTTTGATCCCTCTCAATTCCTTCAACTTACCGACTGCATGAGTTAGAGCAGCGTGAGCTAAAGTCTTACTGATACTAAGACTTGTACCAAGATGTTCAATCTGATGATGCAAATGTGTCTCTACATCCCCAGGCGCAATATCTATATGAGCGGCATGCGTAATCCCCGTAATTACTGCACTGGCAAGAACTGATTTATGATGTTCCTTTACAGTTCCAAGAACCTTGCTAGCAGCACTGTGAACTGCCTGCTGTCCCTTACCGTTAACAAAACCGTTTATTCTAGATTTAATATCAGGTGACTTTGGACGATCCCCCATTGTACCAAACATATATTGATCTTTTTCTATGAAGTCCAAAACACTAAGAACATAGCTCATTGAGATCCACCGTTCTTGGCCAGCATGTTGGAAAGTTCACGTGGACTCTTGCTTAGGTCACTAGTGCCAGCATCAGTAGTATCAGGTGCAGACATCTGATTTTGTATTCCTGTTGTCCCTAGAAGGCTAGTAGCACCTGTAGTGAGAGAAGATTGGGGCGTTGTCGTAGGAGGGTTGATACCTATAGATGATTGATCTAAGCCAGGACTAATAGGAGGCCTATTCAGGTTATTGGGACCGACATCGCCGGTCTGATGTTGACCCGTCAAGGACGGTTGACGTAAGCCCGTAGGTGGCTCACTGGATACAGAATTCGTTGTAGTCGTAGATCGACTAGAAATATTCCCTAGGTCAGTCGTAGGATTATCATCAGAATAAGTCTTACCAATAAGCTCTCTGAGAACGGAAGAAACTGGGGAAGAGAAACTGGTCAAGGACTCACCTCGCTTCCTGCTATAAAACGCCGCGAGAGCTTGTTGTCTACGCTTAGCCTTGGACTTTCCCTTAAATCTGGGATCATCGCTGTTAACGAAGTCCTTTATCCAGGCACCAGCACCACTAGACACTGATAAGGGCATATCTTTACTCCTAGTCACATTACTACGTTGACCAACCATATTAATTGTATTGAGAATATAACGCACTTAAACATACCTCATTTTCCAGAATGTCTCGGGCAAGAGGTATAAGGCAGCGCTGTCTCTAGTTGCCTCTACCTCTTGCCCGCCGTGGGTCCTTTAGAGGATATGCACTAGGAGCTTCTCGGGTTTATCCTCCAAAGGCACGGGAGTGATCTCGGACAAAGCAGCACAAGGTACAGATACCTTTCCAGATGATTCCTTCCTTGTACTACTTTGTCCGCCGTGGTCCCGAAACTAGTATGCGAAAAACGATCACTTAGCACTACGAGCACTGCGAGTACCTTGTGAAATCGATTTCTAATTTCAGGCACGGGAGCTTCATTTAATAATCCGTTTCAAGTCAGGAACTTTCCTCTTATTTCGCAATCTCAATTCACTCAACCGGTTCATTACCGCCCTTTCGTTACGTCCCCTTGAATTAAGAGACATAGCCAAACAGGCAGGATCTACCTTGACTTTGTCATTATGCCACTGCTTAAGAAATTCATCGTCCTCTTTAGACCACTTCATTTCACTTGGTCTCAGACTCCAGTGGACGTAATGGAGGTAATGGTACTGTTTCGGTTTCGTCCGATTGTAATCCGAAAGTGGTATTACTTCTATTACCACTTATACATTGCGACAGTAATGTGTGAATTGACGCAAGATCACGACTACGTACATCAGCTTGCTTTACCAACGCAAAATAGATCAAGCCCAATAGAGCCATGTTCATGACTACTAGAGCAAGGGATAATGGCTGCGATTTAAGAGAATCCATGAAACTGGCAGCAGCCTTACCAGCCTCTTCAACAGGACCAGTCATTGGTTATCATCCTGTAGGATGCTTAGAAGCATCTTCAGGTGTCTTTGCCTTATGGTGTTCTTCAGGTGCTTTTGCTTTATGGTCTTCAGGCTTCTTTGCCTTTACAGGCTCCTCGGGCGGGGGAGGCTCAACATGAACCGGGTAGACCGGCTGATCGTCAACGCCCTCGGGCTGATCGCCGAGCGTGTGGATCACGGGCCTAATCATCTCGTCCCGAGAATGACGATATTCTGGGAACCCACCATCAGCACCCACGATCTTTTCAACGTATTGAGCCATTGGTCATCTCCTTTGTTGACAAGACTACCTCAATAGGTGTTAAAAGCTTCTTCTACGGACCATTCCGATCCGAAGCCAGCCCCACCGTGCCTATCCCCTCCCCAGCGAACCGAACCACACACACTTTATCACGATCACACACTATCCTGGGGCACGTCTCTAACTCTAGTCCAAGAATCACTACTCTTGGTATAGAACCAAACGCTAGCGTCGTCACACAAAGCGACTATCGGATTAACTTCGGACCCCTGTGAAACCTGGACAACTTTTCTAGTCTTACCAGGAGGATTAGGTTGCTGAGGTGCCATGTTCATCCAACCTTCTATCCATACGCGTGTCATCATGACCTTGTCCTTAGATGGTGTGGCGTATTAAATACTTTCCAACTAGAAAACATAGTTCATTTACTATCAGACAGGTAACAATCACTGTAATGCCAGTAAGAGTACCAACACCCGCTTTCTGCAATAGAACGGCAGCAACAATTGCAAGTACCAACCCAAGGAGGACAAGTACTACCAATGAGCGCTGAAGTCCTTGTAGAAAGCCCGTGACTCCGCTTATCCCTAGTAACGTAAAGGTAAGTTTCATATTGTTTCCCCATTGTTACAGTCACGCAGCCATTTTAGTTTTAAAGGTGTACTCAATACGCCCTTTAACTGTAATATAAGCAGATGGATCAGCTGACCTAATCCATACGATCTCACGATCGGCTATCAAGTGTATATCGCCTTGATTGTCTACCGAGTATGGCATAGTCGGAGTGATATCAAGTGATGGAGTATATGCTATGAAACACTCACCACGTCTGACTTCAAGAACTATGCCTATTGCAATATCTTGAACTAATCCAGACGCTATAGGTATCCAATCGCCCTTGACGTTGATCCACTCAAACGACAACATTCCCCCAGGCTGGAGGAAGTTTGGAAGATACCAGAATTTATTGGTAACGTATCCCCAGACTTGAGAAGTCTTAATATAAGCTAGAACACCACGTAGCTTACCAGCAATCGTAGTAACCAACGATCTACTATATAGAGATAGAGTTAGATAGACTGATCTAGATCCTTGGACAACCTGTGTCTGAGAAAGACGGATTAGTACCTCAATAGCAGTTTTAAGGAAATTCTGATTGATAACGATATTGACAATATGAGCCACAGTACCCTTAACTAATAAAATAGAAGAGTCGTATATCAATACGATCTTAGCACGGTTCGGCCTGGGAAGCAAGAGGATTTCCCCTGAGACAAGGCCTACCCTCTTGACGACCGAAACAAGTCGCTGCACACTCTCAGCCTGAATAAACGACACCAGCCTTCTGGCAATAGAGCTTCTCGTTATAATCTGAGACTGGAAGAGTAAGAACTGGCGAAGAGACGATCTGAGAGAGACCAACGTCTCTGGACTTACTACAGACAAAGACCTTGTAAATAGCTTACCAAAAGAACTGGTTAACACCCCATGACTAACAAACGTAGCTAGCCTGGACAACAGCTTAACAGCAGACACCAACTCAGATTGAGTCACAGCAATGATTCGACTTGGTATCTTTCCTATCGCAACGACACTAGAGTTTATAAAAGAGAGTGTCCTGTAGAATGAGACCATAGCAACTCTAGTAACAATCTCAGGATGCAATATGGATACGGTTTTTAGAAATGCTCTTTGGTTAAACTGAGTAACCACTTCGTGGCTAACGAAGGAAGCCAGTCTACCTGTCAGTCTAATCAATGAGTAGAGTTGAGACTGAGTGAGTGTTGTAAGCCGACCGACAACCCTAGAGACCGAAGCGACCTGCGACTGAGCAAATACTGCTAGCTCTGGACGCGTAACCTGACGAGTAATCAGTTGTCCAATCAGTGTAGACAAGGTCTTAAAAAATGCCTTCTGATTGAACTGAGTTACAATCTCGGGACTAGAGAACTGTTTGATCCTACTAAATACCTTAACTAGACTAATAGCTTCACTTGAAACCAGAGACCTTATACTAGTAATCGCTCTAGCGGACGACAGTATCTGAGACTGTTGAAATATCCCGTAAGCTGTATTCCTGGTAGACATAAGTATGGATATAGCTGTATGAACTATTATAGTTCTACTTGTCAAAGTTATATGTGTAATGAATTCTCCAGTCGAGAAGGTAAAGGTTTTGGTAGTTGAAATTGCCCTAGTGAAAATTTGTGGATTCGTAGTTAGAATCGACTGTAGTTTAGTTCTGATAGCTGAATAAGTCAGAACTTCTGCGAGTGTAGTCTTGACGATCTTAACAGCCTGACGTACGGCTGTAAGAGCTTCACTGCTGGTAGCGACGATCGACCGAGTGACAACCCTAACTAAGAAGACGGCTTCAGAGCTAGCCAACGTCAACATACGCGAAGACAGCCTAACCAGAGACAAGAATTCAGAACTGGTTAAGGTAACAGTCCTAAAGAACGTTTTGATTTGACTTAAAGACAAACTCTCACTAATCGATAGGGTAACTACTCTAAACCTACTAGAGACCCTGGCTAATGTCAGAGACTCAGGACTTGCAGTAGTTATAACATGAGAAACACTACCTATAACATCTGCATACAATTCAGAACTAGTAATAGATATTGTACGTAGTAAGCTCTTGACTCTAGTCAGGGTTAATACTTCATTGGTAATCACTGTTATAATACGGGAAATACTACCTATTACGTCTGCATACAATTGAGAGCTAACAAGAGATATGAGTTTTTGGTTTACTACTACACCGGACTGAAACTGCGTAACTGCAGTTACTAGTTCTCCAATCGAGAATACCCTGAATCTACCAGGAATCTTAGCTAGTGTAAGTGTTTCTCCACTAACGACAGCTACGATATGTGAAATGCTACGTATTATACCAGCATACAATTCAGAGCTAGTAAGAGTTATGGTACGTAGTAAGCTCTTGACTCTAGTCAGGGTTAATACTTCACTGCTAGTAACTATTATAATATGAGAAATACTACCTATAACATCTGCATACAATTGAGAGCTAGTAAGATATATCGTGCGTAGTAGACTCTTAATTCTAGTCAGAGTCAGTACTTCATTGCTAGTCACTGTTATGATATGAGAAACACTATCTATTACATCAGAGTAGAATTCGGAACTGGTAATAGATACGATATGAATATACTGTCTAACTGTAGTTATCGTCTCGACTATCGACAACGTGATTGTTCTAAACTTACTTGAAATCCTAGCGAGTGTAAGTATCTCTGGACTAGAAATCTGTAAGAACTTGGCAGTAATCTTTGCAGTAACTCTAGAGACTAATTCAGGATCGACGAAGACCAGCATCTTAGTAACTGATCTAATAAGATACACAGCCGAAGAATTGAAGAAAACCGTAACTCTCGATATGCTCATAACAAATTTTGATAGACTAGGTTGAATAACAAGTAACTTACCTGTTACGTTCTTATTAACGAAGTTAGCCCCAGTAATCATAGAAAGCATAGGGTTAATCGTAACAAGCTTTCGAGTACCAAAGGTTTGATACGTTGGAATAGCAGTTAGTGTCTCCGCAATCGACAACGTAACCGTCCTAAACCTACTAGAAATGCTGAATAGCGTAAACGCCTCTGGATTAAATACGCCTAAAACTCTAGATATATTCGATATCCTAGTAAGACTCTCAGAACTCGTTAAAGTTATTGTCCTAAAACTCTGTACAGATCGTATACCAGTAACTACCTGATGTGAAGTTATAGTAGTAATTGCTTTCTGACGTAGAATAGATCGTATACCAGTAACTGCCGGATGTGAAGTTATAGTAGTAATTGCTTTCTGACGTAGAATAGATCGTATACCAGTAACTGCCAGATGCAAAGGTGCAACTGTTATCGGCAGTTGGGTTACAACTGGACCACCACCACCAGAAAAATCAGGTGTAACAATAGTAGCTGTACCAATTCTAAATAGTACGTCAGAGCTACCGTTAGCACTTGCTGTAGTCAGTACCCATTCAAGCTGAATGAACAAATACTCATTACTCAATACTATAGGAGATCCGCTGTTCATAACAATCGTTATACTAGAATTAGTGTCTACAGTAGTTGATAAGGTAATATTCGCACATTGAAAAGTTGCTTGTAACTTAGTAGCTGCAGAACCATCGGCATTTGCCGATTTCCATACCTGGGCAGCAATATTCCCAATAGCGCCAGCTACAGTAGCACGCATATTAAAATTAAAAGTCCAAGCTGTGCCTGCAAAAGTACCTGTATATGCCGGAGTTATAAAACTATCACCAGCCCCAGCATTAGTAGCATCACTACCTTTTGTTGGACCGGAAGAAAAAATACCAATTGGATCAGTAAAAGCAGAAGCTGAAGAAGTAGATGATGCGCCTAACCTAGAAGCAAAATATGGCGTACTAGTAGAAGTAGTACCTACAAGCCAGCCATAGGTGGAGTTGGCTGCAGTCGGAGCAGTACCGCCATCTTGTAATTGACCAAAGAAATTAGGTGACGGAGCAGCCGTACCAAGGATATACAGTGTTTTAATAGCCACTTAGTCAATCCAAGTAAAACTATATGTAGACCTTACCCAAGGCATTACACATCTCTCTAAGACACGTTCCACTGAGTCTGAGTAGGCCAGCTGTATACGAGAGGCCATGGTAATGTTGGAGGAGTAAACCCACCTACAGGAAATATCGCTGTATTTGATATTCTGAGTTCGTCAATGTAACCATTAAAAGGAGAGCCAGCAGTAGGGAAGACACTATTTCCTATTCCTACGCTAGCGGTTGCAGTACCAATATTCTGAGTGCTAACACCACTCCCGCTTGCTGACGGTACGCCATTAAGAAACCCAGTTACGTTATTAGAACTGTCTCTTTGCCATGCGACGTGATACCACGTACCTGTAACAGGTGTAAAATCAATATGAAAAAAGTGAGTACCGGGTTGATCACTGAAATACAAATTAAGACCACCCCCTGTAATCCAATTGATAATATTAGTACCCATACCTAACATACATATATTACCAGCTGTTGAATTCCAATTAACCCAAAAATCAAAAGTAAAAGGCGAACCAGACGGGAAATAGAAATCAGGACTAGGATCTATGGCTAAACCATCATAATTACCACCTGTAGTGCAATTTAGTGATCCACTACCAAAGTAAGCGTTACTAGATATTGTACCGACACCTCCCTGAACACTGTATGGCGCTACATTGTGTCCATTACCAGAGACATCAGTAAAGGTGCTAGAACCTGGGGGACCATCGAAATGGCAAACGAACAGAGGATTAGTAGCCATTATGAAGCATAACCATAGGACGAGCCATCGGCTATGATCTTAGAATGATCATCAGTAGTCCCCAACCATTGCCAGCAGTTAAACTTTGTGATCCCTTGGTCAGTTTTAAGAAAAACATCTACGATTGGAGTCTGGGATAGAGGACCGCCTTGGCCTCCTCCAGTTGCTCCAGTCATACTGAACGAAACAACATCAGATAACCAATTAGCAAAACCTGAAAAGGAGTCAGCACCAACCCCACCACTCGGACCAGTTCTAGTAATAGTTCTTAACCCAGCCTGAGTTAGATCAATAGTAGCTGTAAAGTTGTTCTGGATTAAATTGGAATCAAAAGCATTTGATGTTATACTAAAACGAAGACTGCTTGAACCTGTATAGATTGCTGGTCTGAGCACGTTTATGAGAAACGTATCAACGTTTCCCCACAAAATCATAGCATCAACGTAACCTGCGATAGACTCTTGCCAACCAAAGAATTCACGACGGCCTCGACTGAACAAAGGATCTTCAATAGAGCCATTTAGATCAGCAATCATACGTCCGCCTGTATTTCCAAATGCTGTCAACCTAGGCATTGGATGAGGACGGAATTTCAGAGCATTAGACACAGCAGTAACAGTACCAGTAGCCGCAGAAAGATTAACTGGAGAACCGCCTTTCGAGGTGGCTACTTGAAATTGTCCCGTTGTCATACCAGCTGATAACACATAAAATGTCGTACTTTGATCAACAGGAAAAGTGCCGGTTGTTGTAAAATGGACAGGAGTATCAACAGATAAACTATGACCTGACCACAAAACAAAATTACCAGAAAATGTAACTGTAGATTTAGTACTGTTTCCAACAGGCTTTGATGTTAGAGTCGTCTCGAAACAGAAGTTGTTACTACCATCAGTAAAGATATTACCAACCATAAATGGAGCACCCATATTCGCATGGACGCCTGCCATATCAGTAACAAACATTTTATGACCAGGAATAGCCCATTGGTTTATATTAGCCATTGAAGTGAGCGGAATACGGAATGTACCATTGTCCCACGTGAACCTCTCGATCATATTATAAATCGCGGTAGGGCCGTTAGCATCGTCGAAGCGAGTAACAATATCAACTTTGTTAATTTCATTACCAAGCAATAAACAACTCTCTGTCACACCAAAAGTAGGACCAAATACCATATTTTGAATTTTACTTTCTTTGAACACGTTTCTTTTGACAGTACCATACATACCAGCAAATTTGCAACCTTGTACACTAAGAACATTAGTAGCAGCACTAGCAAGATTAAGGCTAATATTTGTACCCTCGCAATGTTTATATTCTAAATATTCTATGTTCTTATCTACCTCAATCCCGGTATTATCACCACAAACTCGACATCGTTCGAAGATCACACGTTTAGAGGTGCTAGGTTGTAACCCCTGGCCATCTAAGGCACAGTCCTCAAATTTGACGAATCTGCCAGTCGCTATACTAGGTCCCCAGGGCTCTAAGGCACGAAAACCTCTAAATATTTGCTCTTGATCCCAGCCTGCACCCAACGCATAAATACCAGCTGGTCCTATTGGAGCATATTGATTTCCTCCGTCATTAGTACCAGGAAAAATCATAGGCCATTTAGCTGAGAAGCTACAATACGTAGGTTCACTAATAGTGACAGCACCAGAAGAGTTAATCGCTATGATCTTGACATACTGACACACACCAAAATTAGGTGGGTTTGAGGCATTTACAACACTAGGATCAACAGGATTAGCTACATAGAAATTTTGTGTGTCTATCCCAGCAACTCGAATCCATTGACCAACATAAAAAAGATTATATCTAGTAGGATCTTTAAGCTGGAGAACTGTAGAACCATGCTGGACTGAGTTGATAAGAGCCCACTGTCCAAAAGCAGCAGCATCAGTATTACCACAGGATAACTGATCAAATACCGCACCATAAGCCTCTATAAGCATTTTCCTCTGAGAACCACTTCCTGGAACATAAGCGATTTCGTGAGGAAATCTATAATATCCAGGAGGAATAACAGTCTTCACCCACTCTCTATTCAGTGGAGTAACAAACAATGGATTAGAGAAACCAGTGTGATTACCCTGACCACCATCTGAAAATGTAATAACTGATCCACCTGGAGTAGTTGATATCTTGAACGAAGTCCCAGGAACAAGCCCAGTTGCTGAAGCATAGAATAATGTAAGCTTGCATGGTTGAGTAGGTGAAATAAGGTTTTGAGGTAATGCTTGATCTGATACAAAGCAAACTGGAGTATTAGCTGTGATGTTATGACCGCTCCATTGTACGTCTGAGCCTGAGAACGTCACAGGACCATAAATGCCTGAAGCACCTCCGCTAGTGCTGACTGGCACGTTAGGAGGACTAGGAAGGACACCTCCGACTTGCCATGCATTATCAGCTGAGAATGAAAACGTATCCTTCGTGAAGTGTTGTCCAGGAGTACCTTGTGTGTAGTCGAGTACATAGTATGGCTGAAGAAGAGTTATTCCTGATGGGGCTGGCATACCTCCAGGTATGAAACAAAAACAGTCATTGCGTCTCATATCATGGTTAGGCCAATGAACGACAGTCGTACCGCCGCTATCGATAGTTACAGGATAACTACCACTTCTAACTTGCCGAGAGATCGAAGATGCCCAATCCCACCAAGGACCAGAAGTACCATCTATCACTTGATTCCATGTGACACCGTCCCCATGAACCCCATAATCTCCAACATTCAATACAGGTAACTGTCCGGTAACTCTTTCCCAGTATTTACCGTCAGCAGACTGGACATTGTTAAACATTGGTCCTTGTGTTGTAGCTGGTTTCCAGAAACAGAAACCTTCCTTGTCACCAATCCCCAATGTGACTACGAAGCTCATACCAGGGTCTAATGTAGCTGCCTGTAACTGAGCAATAGAATCAAATGGGATAATCATACTAAGCAAAGTCCGCATAGTAGCGGCACTAATAGCTCCAGTACCAGTCGTCGGCAGACTTGAGTTTATGACATCACGAACTGTCATCAGAGATTTTCCTGGTTAAGAGGCATACCCGTAGCAAGCGCCGTCGGCTATGATCTTAGAATGATCGTCCACAGTCCCTAACCATTGCCAACAGTTAAGCTTAGTGATTCCTTGGTCAGTTTTAAGAAAAACATCTACGATTGGAGTGGCGTTAAGAGGACCACCCTGACCTCCTCCAGATGCTCCAATCTGCCATATCCCTATGTAATCAGATAACCAATTAGCAAAACCTGGGAAAGGAAGTGAGTCTGCTCCGATTGGAGTACTTGTAGTAGTTCTAGTAATAGTTCTAAGTCCTGGTTGGGTTAGATCAATCGTGGCTGTGAAATTGTTCTGGATCAGAAGAGAGTCAAAAGCATTAGCTGACATATTCAAACGAAGACCGCTTGAACCTACATAAGTCGCTGGTCTGATCACGTTTATAAGGAAAGTATCTACGTTTCCCCAAAGTTGAATTCCATCAGTATATTGACCAGTATTTCCATCTGACCAACCAAAGATCTGACGACGACCTCTACTGAATAGCGGCTCTTCGATAAGAGAGCCACACATATCACTAATCCCTCGTCCGCCTGTATTTGCAAGTGCTGTTAGTCGAGACGTGGGATGAGGACGGAATTTAAGAGCGTTAGATACCCCTGTATGAGTACCAGAACCTCCAGTGAAAGTAACAGGTGAACCTCCCTTGGAAGTGGCTACTTGGAAAGTTCCTGTAGTTAAGCCAGCTGATAATACATAGAGAGGAAAGCTTTGATTAAACCCAGAAGGCAAAGTTCCTGTCGTAAGGAAAAAGACCGGAGTATTAACAGGCAAGTTATGATTTGCCCATTGAACATTCGTACCAGAAAACGTAACTGTAGCTTTAGTAGTGTTCCCTACAGGCTTGGAAGAAAGAGTCGTCTCAAAACAGAAGTTACCACTACCATCGTTATAAACATTTCCAATTACAAATGGCATACCCATATTTTGAAATGCACCTGCCATATCAGTGACAAAACACTTATTACCAGGAACACACCACTGATTTATAGGCCCCATCGCGGTAAACGGAATACTAAATGTGCCGTTATTGTACGTAAATCTTTCAATCATATTAACAATAGGATTTACCATACCAGCATCATCGAAACGATTAACAGTATCAATATAACGTATTTCGTTACCAAACAACAAACAGTTATCTGACATTCCAAATGTAGGGCCAAAAACCATGGTACCGAGTTTACTATCTTTAACAATAGTTCTTTTTACTGTACCTCCTACGGTATAAAATTTAGAACCTTGTATACTGAGAATATTATTACAAGCACTAGCAATATTTAGAGAAATTTTATCACCTTCAATATGAGTATATTCATCATGCTCAGAGAGTTTGTCCACTTCAATCCCGGTATTGTAACCACAAACTTGACCACGTTCAAAAACTGTACGTCTAGATGACCCTGGTTGAACTCCTTGACCTTCCATTCTAACATCAAAAATATGCATAGTCCTCCCGTTAGAACTCTGAGGACCCCATGGTTCTAGCGAACGCATGCCAAAAGATACAATATCACAATCCCATCCTGGACCCATACCATAAATACATGCTGGACCACTCCCAGGTATACTATCATCTGACATACCCGGATAAATCAAAGGCCATTTAGCTGAATAAGTATAAGCTGTAGGCTCGCTAATACCAATGGCTCCAGATGAATTAACTGACGTGATCTTGACGTATTGAAAAACCTGTAGATTGATCGGCCATGAGTCAGGCCCTTGACTCGTAGGCGGAGCTTGATAATGATTCTGTAAGTCCAAACCACCAATAAAAATCCATTGACCAACATAAAAACGATTATACCTAGTAGGATCTTTTAGCTGAAGTGTCGTAGCACCATTCTGGACTGAATTGATAAAACCCCAAGCTTTAGGATTCTGCATAATAACAGAACTACCATCAGTATTACCAACACCAGTAGAATCAAATATAGCACCATAGCTTTCCATAACCATTTTTCTCTGAGAACCACTCCCAGACTGTGCAGCAGACTCATGAGGCATTCTATAGTATCCAGGAGGAATAACGCTCTTCACCCACTCCCTATTCAGTGGGGTAATAAACACAGGATTAGAGTAACCAGTAGCATTACCAGAGCCACCATCTGTAAACGTAATAGGAGACCCACCTGGAGTAGACGAGATTTTAAATGAAGTCCCTGCAACAAGTCCTGTCGATAAGGCATAGAAAAGCTGAAGTTTGCATGGTTGATTAGGTGGAATTAAAATCTGAGGTAATGCTGCATCTGAAGTAAAGCACACAGGTGTATTAGCTATGATATTATGTCCACTCCATTGCACATCTGATCCTGAGAACGTCACAGGACCAAAGATGCCCGAAGCACCTCCAGTAGTACTAACAGGTACATTAGGAGGACTAGGCAAAAGACCACCGACTTGCCATGCATTGTCAGCAGAAAAGGCAAAGCTATCTCTGGTAAAGTATTGTCCAGGAGTACCTTGTCCCAGATCGAGTACAAAATATGGTTTGAGAAGAGTAAGTCCAGTTGGGAGTGTCATCCCTCCTGGTATGAAGCAAAAGCAATCGTTACGCCTCATATCATGCTTGGGCCAGTGAATGACCGTAGTACCTCCACTGTCAATAGTAGCTGGGAAACTCCCTCCTCTGTTCCGTCGAGTGATTGTAGCTGAAAAATCCCACCATGGACCCGACGAACCATCATCTACTTGATTCCATGTAACACCATCACCATGAATTCCGTATTGTCCAACATTCAAAACTGGTAATTGACCTGTAACTCTTTCCCAGTATTTACCATCGGCAGACTGGATGTTATTGAACATTGGACCTTGGGTAGTAGCTGGTTTCCAGAAAGAGAAACCTTGCTTATCACCTATCCCTAATGTTACTACGAAGCTAATCCCTGAATCTAAGGTTGCTTGTTGTAGTAGAGTAACAGAATCAAACTGAACGATCATACTAAGCAAGTTACGCATAACAGCAGCAGTAATAGCTCCAGCACCACTACTTGGAAGATACGAATTTATGACATCACGTGTTGTCATCAGACCATCCTGATTTCACCGTGCTCTACAAAGAAGTGAGCACGACATCCACTGAGTAGTAGTATTGAACTAGAGTTTGCTTTTAACGAGAGATCGTAGAAGCTATGTCCTACGAACTCCCACCGACCGGGCTTAGGATGAATAGTCAAAGGGACATGAGTTCGCCAGCAAATGACGATATGAGTATTATTCGTAGTGAAACATTTAGGACACTTGAAAAGAATGCCATCACTATCGACTACCAACGTACTTGAAATACAACGCCAAGCCTCCTCGGATTCCAACTTTATAAATTCCGGCTCTAAATCAGTTAGTTTCACAGCTTAACCTAGTGATACCGCCAACTAGCGCCGTCACACAAAACAGATGATATCGTCGATCCAGTCGTACCTACCGCTGCATTATATGTAGGTGATGCAACTCCATTAGAAATCTTGACAGCTTGTCCAATAAGAGCCGCCGAAGGTGTTGGCAAAGATGCTATCGTATATAGATACTCTGGATAATTTCCATATATTAAATGATTTGTACCACTATTAACGATATTATTACCAAGGTTCGAAAACGTATTACCAGTGATCAAGACCTTAGTTGAACCCGACTGTAGAAATATACCTGTCCCCGCTGGCGTAGAATCTGAATTATAGAATACATTTCCTGATATCACACTTGACCATGTAACTGCTTCCTGCACAGCTACTCCATTATTGGTACTGCCATTATGAAGTATAACGAAAACATTGTTGATGATTGAGAACCCCCCTATTCCTACCTCCAGAGCAATTCCAACTGAATTGGCAGGGTCCATATAAAACGTACTTCCGTTAATAGTTACTTGCGACATAGATGATTCTAAACGAACACCACCTCCATTACTACCACCAGCATTAAATTGACAGCCGACAACAGCTAGCTCGGCTTGGTTTACTAACCCGGGTGGCGCACGAATACCGTAAGTAACGCCTGTAAAATTACAGGAAGTAAACGCAAGTCCTTGGGTATAATTTCCGTATACTACTCCAGTACCTAGTAAGTTAAAGGTTGATCCAATAAAGTTATGAGCAACTGGAAACGTTGATGAAGTACCTTGTACGATAACACCCGTGCCGAGAGTCTGCCATAAACTAGGCGGCCCTGGTCCGTGGAAAATATCCCCTATCCAATTGATATTATTCAATCCATTAATGATTACACCTGTAGTCCAATAGTTAGGACCAATCGAGTAGCCACCATTACCACGTACAGCAATTCCAGATATCTCACTTACCGGACCATAGCCAGGAGTCGAAGTAGCCTGTCCCTGATTCACCTGGATAGCGTATCCTCCAGATGCTCCAGCAGTACCAGTGGTAATCGAGAAATCCTTGAAGTGAATACTATTCTGTTGGCTTTGCAGATTGATATTAAATCCAATCCCAACAGTTGGGAATGTCAACTCAGTTGCTTCGGCTCCATCACCAACAATCACCAAGCTATCTGTAGATGAAGTAGTAGACCAAGTATTCGGTGTTGTTGAGAACAGATACTTTCCAGCTGGAAAGTAGATACACTTACCTGTAGTAGAAGCAGGAAATCCAGCTATGGCAGCATTATATGCTGGAGTATTGTCCGTTAAGTTATCTCCTTTACCTCCATAAGCAGTAATATCTACACGTTTTTGATCAAGCAAGATAGCCGAAGAGTTCACTATATCATGCAGAATACCTCTAACAGCAACAGCGGTGTTAGCTTGACCAGAAGGAAGATTAGTGTCAATCTCAGAATTAAGCGCTGATTGTGACTTCACTGCATAAGCTCATTAGACCTGTACCTGTGACTTCGATAGGAGTTTCAAGGTGCGGCTTCATATACGCCAGAAGCCACAAATTCATATGGAGGAATAATATTAAACATAAGACCAATAGCAGACGGACTCGTCAAACCAGGAACAATCGCTATCGCAGTAGCATTAGCTCTAGCTATTCCAAACAACGCATTCCATTGAGAGTCGTCAGCACTGCCTGTAGCATGATAAACTGCACTCGTAGAAAACATGAAGTTAGTCTTAACAGGCAAATCTACATACGCGTTGCTAACCCAGTTAGCACTTCGAGGTCCACTAACCTGGACTACAAATTCAAAGCATATTGTAGTACCTAGCTTTCTATATCTGCCAATAGCCGTATAGATTATACCAGTAGCTAATGTACCTGTACCAGCAGAATTCCTATATCCAAACATCGTAGGAGTATACGATTGCCAAGGAGCAAAGTTACCATCAATTGTAAGATCACCGTGTATGTGTACATTCTTTCGAACTAGTAAGTTTCGATTTACATTGAGATCCAGGAAAGGATGTGTCTGCTCGCTAGCCCCTGGTTGGGTCCATGAGGGTCGCCAACCCTTAGTTGACATAACCGCTCACCACACCTAACCCCAAGGGGAGGCTCTGGACGGGCTTTCCCGTGGCCCTGTGGGGGGTAGCTGGGGAGCCGGAAATCTGCACTGGCGGGCTTCTAAGCAGAGCCTGGACCCACTTGCCATCCAATAGATCCATGGGGTAAGAACAATATGCATACCGCCCCTCTCCAGGCCGCTGCACGGCATACCGAACCGCCCCTGCCCTGACCAAAGCACACCGCACCATACTTTCTCCCTTTTTCATCACCCAACTTTATTCCTTTTTATTGAGACAAGCCTTGTCATCAGGGTATCGGCCACAGAAAGCTTTTGCTTGTTCCATGATCCAATCACGTCCCTGGTCTTGTGACATATCTTTCCAGCTTTTAGTAACTGTCACGGTCTTAGTTCTGTATTGAATAGTAGGTTTAGGAGTAGGCTTAGGTTCACGGTATTCACGCTCACGATGATGAACTATCGGTCTGGTAGTATGGTGTCTTGGTTCAGATGTTGGCTGTCGTTCCCGATACTCAGGTTGCTGAAACGACTGCCAGCAGCCCCACATCCACTGTGGACAGTTCTGGGCGTGAACTGGGCTGACCCCAAACAGGATGAAGACAATAGCTCCGATGACTACTTTCATTTACTCACCAATCTGTCTTCAACCAAAGAAAAAGTAGATAAGCAAAAGAGCCAACACCACAAAAAACAATATAGGAAAAAAAATCGGATTATAGTTCATCTTATAATCCTAGCTCCCTATGATCTTCCACGCGGTTCCGTTATAATAAACTAAAACATGGTTTGACCCACCACCAACCACAACAGTCGAAACAGTAGTAACTGTCGCATCGGTCACAGGCATGACCATGCCCTCACTTGGTCCTACAGGTAAACCTGACACTAACCCAGCTACAGGAAAATCACATGTATTCATATTATGAAGAGTAGCTTTAAGCCCAGTAACATTAGTACTGGCGTAAATGTTTGGCGTAACGTTAGCTTCGATTTGTCCATCGATATCAGACTTTAGAAAAGCAGCCATCTAGGTCTCCTTTTGTTGAGTCACGATCTTGGTGATTTCTCTAACAATCGAATGGTATGGACTACCATCATATTCTTCATTGAACTGATTACTCAGTCCAACTGCCTCTTCTTTCGAATACGGTCCCTGACAGTTCATCACAGGTTTACTATCAGTATCATGATCAATAATGAGAATAACAAAAGCTGTTTCCAGTTTCATGATTTAGAAGTCCGCCCCCTGACACTCAATATCTATTTCTTTACCAGTACTTACAGCAGCAATCATACATCTGACCTGGAGAAGATCAGTTGGATTGAGAAACACAAAAGCCTGGCCAGTTTCGTCTAGTGGCAATGCTGATATGGAATTGAGTAGACTTACCGAAGGTACTGTGCCAATATATCCAGCATTGGCTGGGACAGTCACAGTCCCAAGAGGTGTGAAGCCTACTGAGGAGGAGCCTTGATCTGTGATCCCAATCTGAATATCGTGTGCAGACGTATCGTTGTTGGACGCAATCACAGCATATACTTTGGTAGGGGCTGTACTTCCATTGGTAATTCCACCTAGAGCAACAGTAACTAGATTAAGAGCACTGGTGGGAAGTATCTTCCCTTTCTGACTCCAAGGAGTCTGTAACGCTGTTGGGACCATATTAACCATTAAAGTATCTCCATCTGTTTCAATTTACAGTTGGACTTTTTCAATCATGCGAGCCAAATCTCACTCCTATTGTCTAAGGTAATAAGCCCGCTATTAGAGATTGCTTCAATACGATGATATCCAAAAGAATACTTATCGTTTATTGGATAACTGGGACAATCAATCTGATTAGAAGTAATCGTAATCCAGTCTCCGGCGTTGAAACCAGACGGAAGAACTGGTACCTTGTCTAGAACTATCTTCTTTACAGGCATCAGGGAGCTTGCCCTGACAATAGCAGGAGCTACGAAGAGAGATCCCAATCCAATAAGAAGAGAACGACGAGCAATCATGGCCTTTCCTTACAACATTAGAAGAACCTTACCGGCATAACGTCATGCGCCTAAGACTTTACGCATTCGTTTTTTAAACTCAGGTTGTTTCAATCTAGCCTGATAATGCGTTATTGCATTTGGATTTTCAAAAGTATGAACACGATGAAGATTTTCAGGGTCATAAATAATATGAGAGAAGGAGCCTACATCCTCTTCCTGATTTTTATAACGTACCGAAGATATCCCTTTATTCTTAAGCAACCTTCCAACAATAGAGTCATGATCATGAGGATGATTTTTAAGACTAGCCTGAAGATTCTCATGTTCATTCTTGGTAATCGTACCCATAGAGTGTAATTTTTTGACAATATGAGGAGCAGGAGATTCATCTCCCCAGGTGTCTTCAACGTCAATAGACTTACCTGACGGTTTATATTTGTAAGCACGAATCTCAGTATCATGCCTACTCCCAACACCTTGGATTATATTTTTTGCTGCATCAATCGATCCAAAATGTGATCCAGGATTGGGAGCACCAAACTTCTTATATGTCCCGTGATAAAGGAGGGTGTCCCAAGAAGATTCGGCTAGTCTAGCATCTACTAAACTACGAATGATGTCTATCGTTCCCATTTACCGCTCCTGTCAACTTAGGACCGATGGAGATCTTGGTAACTCTATGTTATGTTACCTTCCCCAGTTTCTTACTGTAATACAGAACGATATGACAGCCAATGCAATGGCTAGACAGATTTTGTATACAGTCCAATCCAGATTGGTGTCGCGGACTACATCCAACATACTAGAAAAGCAGAATGCGAGAGCGAGGATCATACCTATGACTGCTACACGCTCTCTATACAGAATGACACTATCCTGCCTTGTCATATACGAGTCTGACTGTTCCATGGCCAATCAACCTATGATAATTGATCAAACCCTCTCTTACTAACTCTAACTTATCGAAGGATAGTATCTGTTCGGCAATCACCAGTTTCTTCCCAAAGTCAACGTATATAACATCCGAGGTAGATACGAATGGTTTTTGATCACACACTTTCGTCGTCCAGAAATTTGAGCTTTGGTAATGTTGGTTTCTTCTTATTCCTTCTCCCAGATGAGAGCCCTTCATTCGCACGAAGAATTTTAAGAACATAAAGATCTTTTTTTGATATGAATCCATAGTCAGGGTAGATCCCATGTCTTTCTCGAAATGCATTAATCCTATTCATTCCGTCCTGAGATACATACTTATTGCGATGACGCCTGTGAATACTAAGCGTTGACTCTGTTGGCTTTAAAAAAGGAACTGAGCACTTCCTAGGACCAATCTGGTCCAGACCAGCTTTAAGGTTCTTAGACATGGGGATCACACACTTTCATTGAAATCCTTCTGCGGTCCTCTCTGTCTTTTCGGCTGACCATATTGCCGTATAGCAATATCACTAACTGTAGCTATATTGGTGTTGTGTATCCTAGCAATATTCCTAAGAAGTTCCTTGTTAGAATACCTTTTGACTATATCGTGTTTTTCACTATCAGTGAATTTACGCACTCGTCTGAACTTCTTGACGTAAGGCATGCTAGCTCTCGTCTGGTAGTTTAAGCTTGTCCCTTCTGGCCATCACTTTGATTGTTTTAGCGATAAGAGGTACATCCTCAGGCGAACAGTTCAGTTTCTCTAATGCTCTTCTGAAATAATGATCGAAGTGACTGTGGTGAATACCAGTTAGCCTACATATTCTCGCTTTGTAAGCTTTGTTGAGATTAAGGGACATTGTTACAGCCTTATTGAGACCGGTAGCCCAGCTGATCAAGTCTACTCGATATGTTACTGTAGACAAGATTGTCGATACCCGTAATATAGTCCAGCGTTTTGTTATGACAGTTGAAAGCGAACACACGCCATGTAACCTTATTAGTTAAGGCTAATAGATCGGTCCCGAAGACCTCGACAAAGGATAGGAACAGACTAGCGTTATCAGACTTAGCACTATAGTATTGGCTTAAGACAAACTCATCAAACTCCTCCGAAAAAGCGGAGAACACCTTCAGAGCAAAACTAGAAATATCAGGAGTGTTATCAGGAACACGGATATCGACTGGGATATCTAGCTTATAGATAAGAGGTGCAGCCTTATCAAGACCATCTATCTCAGCTTCTTTGAGAGAGATACCACGAGAAACTGGGGAAAGGAATAACCTGCAATCAGCCTTGTCAAGGATCAAAGAGAGTTCATCGATCTCGGTGTAATCTGTAATTACAGTACCATCAGAAAACTGTACGACTTTATTACAACTCATTCCGATCTAGTCTCAGTACAAGCATAAGGTCCAGCTATACGATTAGCTGCCTCAACATAAGCTTGATGCGCTTCGTCTGGCGTATTAAATGTACCAAGACAAATGTATTTATTATCACGCTTGATTCTAGCCTGCCATCTATTACCGTTAGCCACTACACCTTTCAGTCCACTGGTAGTATTCTTACGCACACTGTTATAACGATTTTGCGAAGTAGTTGCTGGACGTAGGTTTGTCCAAATATTATTTGCCTTATTCCTATCTTTGTGATCAATTTCATCTTCTGGCCATTCTCCTTTCATCCACAACCAGATGATACGATGTACCTTATAATCCTGTCCTTGATATCTAACTACCACATATCCGAACTTATGAATACGACCTGCCTTAGATCCTATAGGAGTGTTCTTCCTAGGCCTTATTGTCCAGATCAGATCACCGGTCAATGGATTGTAATGAAAAATCTCTCTGACAGTATCTGCTGTCAGATCATTTACATATTCCATATTCTGTTTTTCCTCTGATGGTCAATCACGGATGAAACGCTGGATGACAAGTTGATTATTTGACAAGGATGCTTTATACCTACCGTCATCGCCAATCTTTTCACAGATTTGACGAGCCTCAGAATCAGTAACACTGTCCTCCTTGATCCCAAGTTGAACTTTAGTCACGTGATCCGCTGACACTAGCACCATGACCTAACATCCCTCTTGACTTTCAGACTGACCTATGCTCACATCACCACTTCACCCCGAACCGACCCGAACCATGCCACCCCGATCTGCACCCGTCCGCTCCATACCACACTTTTTATATCACACATATATTCATTCGGCGGACCACTGGATGATAAGCTTGTCGTTAGATAGACCAGCCTTGAAACTGCGATTATTGGCGATTTGTTCGACTATCTGTCTGGCACGAACAATGGTCACTTCTTTTTCCATGATTCCTAAAGCTTCACGAATAGACTTACCTACCCGCACCTTAATCATACCACTACTCCTTGTCGTGCCATCCGAATTCAACCTACGTCTCCACTCAAGATTACTAGGACGGTTATCAAACCTAATATCATTCAGATGTTTAGCCATATACCCAGGTTTTTTAACCTGTCCAGTGAACGCAGATAATATAAACCAATGAGAAAGGTAACGACGATAGTGTTTTATAACTACCAAATAACCATCAGGGGTAAGAGTTTGTATTCTAAGTTCTGTCTTCTCTACGACTCTATGGCCAACGATACCACCCGGTAACACTCTAATACGACCATGATCAGAAGCTTGGTGATAAGGCCAATCTGGAATGTCTTTCCAGATCTCACCCTTGTGTCCCCGAATCATCTTTCATACTCATGGGGGGGGGTTCCGTATCACACCATTCGGAGTGAGCATGTAATAGATCACTCTCGGCTCGTGTGAAGAATATCGTCCCACCAAGGTCACGACCTAACAATTTCTCTGCTTCGTCCCGTGGAATGTAACCTATCGGCTTTTTGTCGTCATCGGTCGCAAAGACAGAGTTCTTCCAACTCTTTTCAATAACTAGCCATTCTCTCATCGGTCACCCCTTGACTTCCAAACCAACCCATGCTTACGTGACCGTCTATCCCATCCGAACCAGTCCAATCCTATCCTATGCACACCGCACAGAATGACCTAAGAGAAATCTTAGGTCATTCGCTTTTCAATCAGTGTCATAACCATCTGCGCTATAGTAGTTATTTTCGTGGTACGGACACTCTTCTCTCATGAGAGCTAAGCAACGGCGAATAGATGCACTGCTTGTCCCATAGGACTCAACCACGTGGTCGCACCTTGAACAAGTAACCTTGACACTGGGAACTTCCCCGTGATCACCTTCCAATTCGATTTCATCTATGGTACATTTTACCTTCATGGCGCATCGTCAGGCCAGTATTTGAACTGGTTCCTAGATTGCCAATTATATATAGGTTGCCAGATCCCAATCTTCGCTAGTAGCTTCAAATACAATGGAGCGGCAGCATGACAAGCAACTAGCATCTGATCGTAATGATCGTTGTGAGCCTTGATCCGGTCAAGAAAGGGAGTCTCTCCCTTCGTATGTTCACCGATTGATCCCATATCCCCCTCCACTTGACTCACAAAGATTATTTGGCTACTATCCAAACGCGAGCCAAACCGGTCCACTCCACGCCCCTCCTTCGCTTACCGATCCACACAGAATGGCCTGAGAGAAATCTTGGGCCATTCGCTATTCCATTGCCTTCACGGTAAAGATTTCGTCAACCTGACCACCACACGTGCAAGGCCAGTATCTCATAATTTAGCATTTGCGTTCACCACAAACCTTCGTCATTGTCTAATTCACGTTTCTGTCCACCACAATCGGGACGTTATCCAGGTCACGAGTAAGTCTAATCGTATCGTAAAAATCTCGTTCCTCGTCATCCGTAAGTGTATTACCAAACTCTCCATGTGCCAAACCAAGCTCGAATGAGTCAAGTAGTTCTGTCTTACCAAACTTCTCTACTATGTGTGCAACAACACGGTCTTTCATAGCATCGCTACCTGAGGAAAGTCGGATGAACTTTTCCCAGGTTTCGAAAGATACCATATGGCCGTACAGGTGCATCACTCACTGTAGCACACAGCACAACCATGTCCAGAGACTTGACACCTAGCTATGGAATGCTTGAACTACGCACCGTCGTCATGGCGTCGAATAGGTCCAGGTGTTGATCAGCAACGGCGAAATCCCAGAGATGCCGGTCGCCGCTACAATACCGACCCAAGCCATGGAACCGCCAACGGCCGTTGGAATATCGATACCGGTCCAGGTATGCGTGTAACAAGTCTCTCCGGGACAGACACCGTCGGCCGTTACATCATACATGCTGAGCGTCAGCTTGCTACCATCGTAAACGGTCGTCGCCGAGTAGACATGCCCAGTCGTGGTGTTTTGCTTATTGCTTGGCGAATTAAGGGCCACTGGACTTGTAGAAAGCTTGTCGACACCGACATAATGATAGTTGGTGCCACCCTCACCAGGAATACACGGCGACTGTCCCGGTGCGACATTGCCGGGCGGTTGGGTGTCGGTGCGATAAATCTGCACCGACGAATAAACGAAATCCCAGGAACTTGCGACCAGTGGGCTGTAACTATCAAGCTCAAGAGCAAATACACGATCCGGCGGCTCCGGCTGGCTCCAGCCCTGGAAAAATCCAGCCTCGCAACCTGCACCACCCGAAAAGTGCTTGCCGTTGAAACCCGCAGGATTGTTGGTCGAATTTTGCACGACGAACGCCACATTCTGGCCGTTCGGCACAAAAGTAAACGTAGATTTGAAGGCTCTCGCGTCTACCTGCGTTTGATAGATCAGACTGGCCCCAATATGCGATAGATTGGCAGGGATCAAATTAACCTGATTGCCCGACAATCCCATGCCGTTGGAACCGCTTGCCCAGAATTTCTGCTCGCCACCGGCACTGGGAAATTGCACCCCGCACGAGCCGGACGAAGAGAAGCCAGCCGAGCAGTCGAATGCAACGACACCCGTGGGTGGCTCGATTGGTTCGATCGGCGGCCGTTCCGGTCGGACACACGGTACTGCTGCAACGTCTACCATGCACAACTGGAGCTTCTTACCGCCGACTGCAGCATCGGAAGGACACGGCACGGCCGTACCGCCGGTAATGCAAATATTGATGGTCTGGGCATGTGCTGGCCACAACCAAAGCATTCCGCATATCGCTAACAAGACAACAAAGATGAAAAAGCTCAAAAGACGTTTTTCTTTCTGCAGATTCATGGCAATCCCCATTCGATTCCTTCAACCAGTGCACAGCGCAGCATACCGCACTTTTTATATCACCTAGAGAACACTACTATCATTCAGAACTATCCAACAACCCACGCCGTACCATTGAAAAACACAGGCACAACCACGGCACCTCCACCAGTAAGAACCGCACCAAATGCTGGTGTTGTGGCATCCGTCACGAAGGCTCGATCACCGGGTTGGAGATTGGTAGTCGGTATAGCCTGCAACGCCGCAACCGTATACCGCTTTTCACCGCCAAGGATGTTGGTCGCCATGGAGAACTCCTTTCATTTGACCTTTGAAGACTACTGTTTAACTCTTTTTCTTTTATTCAAACCTAGCAAAGGAACCAGCTATACGATCAGCAGCTTCAGCATATGCCTTAGCCGCATCCTCAGGCTTATCGAAACAACCCAAGTGAATTGTTTTACCTGCGTGTCCAATACAAGCTCTCCATTTATCCTTATGACGCCAGACACCCTTAAAACCACTTGTGTTATTCTTCTGCTTTGAACGATTATACTTATTCTGTATATCGGTTGCTGAACGGAGATTGTCCCATATATTATTAGCCCTATTTAAATCCTTATGATCAATCTCATCTTCTGGCCAGCTTCCTGTCATCCAAAGCCATATAATACGATGCACACGATAACTCTGTCCACAAATCTCAACTTGTATATACCCATCGCTGCAAAGACCACCTGCCTTGTCTCCAGCCATAGCATTACTTGATCGTCCAACTTTCCATGTAAGACAACCAGTCATTGGATCATAGTCAAATAATTGTCTGACTAACTCAAATGTCATACTTTCTTCAGGCATCTCCACGTCGTTAATAATACAGGAAAGCTCAGTCATGGTTCCAAACTTCCTAGTTTTACTATATAGTCTTATAACCCATGTTTTTAGATAGGTAAGCGTAGCTGACCTGTCATCAAAGCTGACCTGGACCCCGGCAGACCCCATCTGGCACCCTCCCGGAGCCCTCAGACTGGACAAAGACTATAAAATAAAGTTACTTTACAACAGACAGCAAGATAGAAATCTCAACCAGAGTTTCTGATTGAGATCCCTCACATCAACTTTCTCACAGTCTCTGCAAGTTTCTCTCGTGGTACCGAAGCCAACTGCCGGAATATATCATCGACAGGAACCTTCTTCGCCATGGCAATCTCGTTGGAAATTTCGCTGATATGGGCCAAATATTCATAATGCGACATCGTAGTAGTCTCCCTTAGTGTAAGGCCATGCATGGTCGATAGGAAACCCAGGAAGGTCTCCCTTGTTGCCAACTTCATGGTCCGTACGAGGTAGCTCACCCACGGTCTCCATTCACGACCTTTTACAAAAAAGGTCTTTGCAGTGGTCAATCGATCAATCGAGCCACTGGCTATTCTCTTTGCTGTCCCACGTCGTTCTTTTCTTTGTCTGTCTGTCACTCTACTTATCGATTGGCAAGACGCCAAACCTGAGTCTTGTAGGCAAACCGGTCAACACTCATGACCCTTCAAAGGCGTGAACCTTCTCTTTAGGTCCCACCTTCAGGTCCTCCCTAGGTCCGGCCTAGATCCCTCCTTACAACACATTGCACATCTCCGACAACCATGAAAACAACAAAAAGTTTCAATTTTCCTCGACAGCCTCTCGGATGGCAAACTGTAGAGCTTCGATCGTAGGAATGATCTCCATTAGCTCCTCCAGGTTTGTATCAACCAAGTCTTCATGCTGTCCGTCTTCAATCAATCTATAAGAAGTAGTCAAGGTACGTCTGAAAGAAGCGAACCTCTTGCATGTCTCAATATGGTTTTCAGCCAGTTCTATAGTTAGTTGTTTCATGTAGTAGGTTTTCCTGTTGTGCTAGTTTAACTGAGATAAGGGCGGTAGGTCCCCTCGATCCCTCCCCAGCCCAGCCCCTCCCGGCATTGTCAAGCCTGTACTGTGTATAACATGTGAAATTTGGCATTTGCAAGGCTTTGGGAACCATGCTACGGTATGTACCTGAAAATCGAGGTCAGACTTCCTCTGAGAAGCCTGAGTTATTACTATTGCCAAAGACCATAAGTCAAAACTACTACCAATTAACTATAGGAGATTTGCCGGTACAATTGTCCCACCAAATCCGAATACAACTCAGAGGTGTAATTGCTTGTAATTGCTATCCTAGCCTGGGAGAGCGGTAGGGAGCCCTGTGGTTAATCCGACTCGCACCCCTACCCTTGTCAGGCTGGTCACTGAAATCATCACCAGCGGCCTTCCCTGGAGCTTGACGGAGGGATCGAAATGAAACCGATGTGGTGTAGCTACTGCGGCTCTAAGAACCATACCTATCGGCTATGCCCATTATAGCATGTCCAAAGACCCATATCAGTACTGCTAACCGTGATCCAGACCATTATGTGAAGGATAAATCCTAATGAACCATATGAGAAACTTTAGCACCGTTATCGATAATGGAAAAGTCCTATACATCTGGGGTAGTTCCAGGATAGTAGGATGGCTTCTGACCAACATCATCGTAGCAATAATAGCATGGTTTGGAGTAGCTTGGATTACATAAGACAGCTGCGAAGGGGGAGGGGGTTATGGCTTATCAGTCCATCGAAAAGTGCATTCTAGACTGTTCTGATTTAGTCAAAAGAGGCATCACGATCCACCAGAAGTGGACGTGTCACGAGCCCTAATACAATTCACTACTCAGGACGATGTGAAAAGTGTAAGAAAGCGAGTCGTATCAAGGAATGCGGCTATATAACAAGTCGAACTCTGGTAGCTGATATATCCTTGGAAAAGATCAGAATTAAAGTTATCAAATAAAGATGGACCGGGGAATGAAGATGGCGATGGCGAATAAAGAAGATGATGAAGAAATCAGATATGTCATCGAGCCACACAATGTCAGACCTAAACAGAAAGTCGTTACGGTCTATTGTGGTAACGAACTGATATGTTCGTTCTATATGCACTCATATGAGAATAGACAGTTCTGTGTATTTATGTCAAAGTATCTAGGCGAGGTTTACACTGATCTAAAGAATCCAATGGCACCAGGGCTTATCATTGAACTTTCCCAAAAGAAATGACACTCAGATTCGAAAGGTCAATAGATAAAGTATGGTGTGGTATGCTGCGGTGTGGTTCGAGGGGCCGCGGGCTGGTTTGGTTAGGGTTGCAGAACACAGTATGAACTAAAGTATGGTGCGGTATGCTGAGGATTGCGATGGTCTGCGCTGGGTCGCTGTGCTAGGCAGACAAGCCATACCAAACGGTGGATTCGGAGTCAAGGGAGAATGACGATGATAATAGAGCTTCCTGTCACGATCGTTTGGGACTGGGAAGGCAACCGTTCCCTCGGTAAACATCGCAGGCTACGTCGGACATTCACAGTACGCATGAGCACCCAGGATGATGCTGGACCACTAACTTATTGCACCGAATACCCACCTAGAGAGAATTCAAGATGGCAAGTCGACCATGGTGTACTATCGACATTGCTAAGCAATGAAGCTAATAGTGAAATATGCATGCGTGCGGTAGATGATCCAGAAGGCTATGAACCACAGTATCTAAAGGAGTAGTCAATGGGAACACGTAAGTCACCTAGTCGATTTGATGTGGATCTGTCAAAGTTGGACGAGGACGAACCTTTTTTTATACTCAGGGGCAATGACGAGTTGGCCGCAGAACTCGTTAGGGATGAATCACGATAAAGTTCTCGCGGCCTATCAATGTGCCGAAGACATGAGGAGGTGGAACAAGAGAAAGACACCAGACTAAACCTATTAATTTTTGGAGGGGAGAATGATTACTAGGAAAGAAGTGATTAAAAGACTACAGGATCAATTACAGTGGAGGTCCCACACCGGGAGATTGATGGGGCAAGTAATGGTACCAAGAGAGCATGCTGAGTTTATAATAGAAAACTTGATCCATCTGACAGAGCTACATCCCAACGAGAAAACATTCTAAAATGGAGAGAACCAATGCAAGCTACCTTCCACCAGTTCATCGATAAAATCAGAGTCGAAACACTCCGAACGTTCAACGAAAATGGAAGTATACACCCAACATGGTTTTTACAAGAAGAGGATGGCCAGATCCTACTTGTGGCCACACCATATACAGATGATCTGACAAAAGACATGGTAGACTTCGCCATTAGAGAAGCCATCAGAATTAAGCATATCCAACGCTACGCGTATATTTCAGAAGTTTGGATGGCATTTCAAAAAGATTTGACTTCACTAGAAGACTACAAGGGACTAAGACCAAGCCAAAGACCTGATCGGAAAGAAGCATTGATGTTTATAGCAGAAGACATTTCAGGAGACTATATAATGTCGTACTCTGATATCTACAGAGACTCCAAAACTGACCTTGCTATGATTGCTGAGATCAAGATAGACGGAAAAGAGGTAGACCCAGATACTCTTAAAGGACGTTTTGTAAAAATGTTCAAAGGAAGGAAGAAGCCCTCAGGCTCGCCACACTAGCTAGATCAGCGCTAGAAGGTTACTGCCGAGAGCTATAGTGAAAAGGCTTCACCTAATCTTCGTCCTCACAGGTTTCAGGAGTACATAGGTAGCACTCTGTCCGTCGGTGGTGAATAAACCAGCACCTTCCGCAGTACCACTTACCGTCGTCCCCCTTCATGGGTTGAGGCTTCTCGCAGTCCCGCGGACAGTGGTAGTGATCAGCTTTCATACTCACCGCTCCGCAGAGTTCGTCTTTGACCATAATTTAGGACAGCTTTCTCCGAAGAGGACCATCCTTCCTTACCCCATATCTCCATTAAGTACAAAAGTATGGTGCGGTGTGCAGCGGTTAGGCATGGGATGGGCGGGCTGGCGACGGCGAGGCACGGGTTGCATTGGTGTGGGTTGGTAGGATAGAGGACAAAGGACCAGAAGATTAGATATCCTCTGATCCTTTGAACAGATGTGCGGTTTGGTATGCTGTGGGCCGGCACGGCTGGGGGTGGCGCGGGAAGGCTTGGCATGGCTTGCACCAAAAAGACTACTACCAAACTTACCGCTAGTCAACCACTATTTACCTGATACGCTGCACTAAGCAACCTTCCGATTTTGCCTGCCACGTCCCACACCACTGGCCAGCTTCAACAGGTCGCAAGATCCACTTTCGTGAATATTCCCAGATCGGAACGACCTTTTTTTCCATGACCTTCTGGCCGTTCTCGTCTAAGACGAGTTTGTTCTTTTCACCCCGCTTAGACCGTGAGATTTCCTGTGTCCCGACTTGCGTGGCAAATTTCATTTTGACCGCGGACACAGCTGAACCCAAAGTTTTCATGGGATCGGGCATCTTCTCGGTCTTAGCTGCGAAGAAGCTCTGTCCGACGCCCAATTTATCAAGAGGATATTTGGCGACCCCATTACGGTTACCACGTTTCGACTTCGGCATTTCCACCGCGTCGATGATTTCAAACGTCACTTGCTCTTCCATTCTGTTCTCCGTCTTTTGTGAGACGGCTCTTGACCGTCCTCTGTCACCATTTTATCTCGTCACGATCCCATTGGGACCGATTACACTCTACAAAAATAGGGTGCTCCATAGCCCTTGTCAATAGCCTAGACACTACAGGCCATTGGCTACAAAGTGCCTTGGCAGGCGTGATCTAGGCCTACTCATATCTTAAAAGCCACTAGACCAGAACATTTTAATTCCACTGGGGAGAGCCGCATTGGCCTTTTTTCCGATGGCCCAGGCCAAGGCTCCCATGCTGCACTGCACAAAACGATTTCGAATCAACCTGCCGTCTTGACCCCCGGACCACACGGTCTACACTACCCCAAGTCGTTCCCTCTCGCAGATCGGTTGAAAAAATGACGAACAACCGGAATGACTTCGTTGACCGTGTCATGCGCATGACTTGTGGTGAAATAGAGGACTATGCCAGCCAACATAACATGACTCTAGAAAGTTTCTTGGATATGGTTTGCGACTGTATAGTAGACATGATGGACCAAGAGGTTTCAGAGCTAGCTGATAAATACGGTATTGACTCCACTAAAATGGCAGATAGCATCAAAAATATCATAGAAAAGTACCTAGCTCATAGCAGCACTAAACACTAGTCCACCTCGACCGGTTTCACATTTCTTAACAATGTCGAGTTCCATACACAAAACAGTTGATTGTAACAAGGGGCAAGTCTAAGATCAGAAAACTGCCTGTACAGTATAAAATCTGAATCACCTAAATAAAGAGGGCCACAAAGATGTCGGACCTTGCCCCAAAGCCAGCCGTTTATCCTCAACGAGAACCCATGGAAGACGAAATATCGGGGATTGGACTTATCCTCGATGAAGCGATTACTTTCAAGAAGGTCCAGGATGACTTGGTAAGACTTCTGTCATCAGAATGCCCAGACGCAGGCATCTGTGCTATTCTGGACATTTCCCAGGAACTTCTCGACAAGTTCAAGGTCAAGGTCAAAAGGAAGATCCGAAAGGTCAACGTCGACTTGGGGCTCTCCGTTAGCTCCGAGAGCAACGAAAGATCATTCTGGGAATTCGTAAAAGAGACAACTGGGGATATAGACTTACTGGGATGGCCCAGCTACTATAGTTGTATGGGCTGTGTAAGGAAAGAAGCGAACTCGATAGTCCACTCAGTAGACAAATCATTCCATCGGACCAGGGAAAGCCATGCTGGTGGAAGAGGCATCTTTTTCCAACACCCAGACCTGATCACTCTGTTAAGACTGAACTTCAGAAGAAAATACCATAGCGATATAGTCAAGTATGTAATAGACAATCAACTGAACGTATTCAAGATAACATGTAAGGAAGTTGATAGAACCACCTTATTACCACCAGATCGGGTAAAAGGTGAACCTGTATTGATCAGAAGGATTAGGTTTATTCAGGTACAGGTTTTAGAAAACCTTTTCAGTGTTATAGTCGAAGCTCGTATGCATGCCAACCAAGTCGAACGGGATAGGCTATTGGAGATCACACCTGAAAACGTGTTTATCCTATAGTTTATGCCGACTGATATCCCTAAAGGATTGATGTCGGTTCGGAAGGTTGGACTTGCGCCTAGGATGGAGAATACCCAGGAGGATTGGCAAGATCCTTGGTTACCTGGAAGGGTTCAAATCCCTACATCCCTTGCCCTTAAGAAAGTTCAACCTTCCACCAAAAATAGGGGAAAGACCTTTGAAGAAAGAAAAGAAGGAGAAGGAGAACAAGGCATATACTATAGCCGACGAACTATCCAATTGGCTAACTAAAAACAAAGTAGATATAGGTGATGCTATCGATGCCATGGCTAGGTTAATAGGATTGGCTGTAGGTGTCAGCGTAGACTATGAGGAAATAGAAACCATACTACAGAATATCTACAAGGAAAGTCTCAAAGCGGCGTACTTTTCGTATAAAAAGAATCAAGCTAACTAGACCAGTATAACAATGGGAGGCTACAATGAAAAAAAGTGTAAGTGGGGCTGGTGACTTACCACCAGCCCCTTTGGACTACGCTGTCTCTTATTCTCAGGGACTAAATTGTGCGGTTTGGCCTGCAGCGGAGCGGATAGGCTAGGTTCGGATAGGCAAGGAAAGGCGTGGTATGAACAATCACTCCCTTAGCCTAGCTCACAAAAGCTGTCAAGGTTCTTTTCGATGTACTTACCACCTTGGGTGAAGGTCGACATGATTGCACTGAAAAATAGAAAACGGTTATCACAGTTGGTCAGGATGCTAAGTTCTGGCCATCAAGGTGAAGCAATGGCAGCCAGAGACGCTGTTCAAAAAATCTGTTCTTTTAACGATCTAGCAGATTTGATCGAGAGTGGTAGTGATTTTAAAAAAGCAGAATTGCAGTTCGTGTACGACTCAGGACATGAGGATGGATTCAAAAAAGGTTTTGAAAAAGGGCTTCAAGAAGGAAAACTCGGTAGTAATAGCTCACGTCCTCCTCCCAGTTCTCATAAGAAGGGCGACATTTTCTTCGACATTGGCGATAAACCTGACATAATTAAAGAAAAGATACAATTTTGTCAAAAGCATAAAGATAGACTCAGAAAAGATAGGGAAAAAGAATTCATCGCCAATATAGTTAATTGGACCACGGTTTTAAATAGACCTCTAACTCCAGGTCAAGAGAACTGGCTAAACGATATATACGCCAGACTAGGGGGTAAATAATATGAAAACAATTACTACAAATGACGCACTTGATCTCACTCGTAAAAGAGCCTACGAGCTAATAGAAGAACACACACTTTCAATACCTTACAGTGAGCTTATACCCACAGAACAACTAGTAAGTCGTGTACTCATGGAACTAGTAGCTAAGTACTTAAAACAGGAACTGGGGAGGACTCCTAAATGAAGCTAGAGAAAGTCATATCAGAAGCCGTCGAGAACATCCTTACCAATAACTTCGAAATTATTGATAAGCAAATAGTCAGACTTGTAGAGAACGAAGTGATGAAGGCCCTAGAACAACTTCTTAAGGATAGGATAAGAACTAAGGTAATAGAGATCATCGAAGAACATAGCCAAAGGATCATTGAGAGGTCCCAAGAAATACTTCTAGTATACGAAGGTGGGGATTCTGATCTCAAAGAGGTAAATAACGTAGCCGAAAAACATCTAGACCAAGTTGAGGCTGATATGAGAAATAAAGTACAAAGAAAAAAGGGAACTACAGAGGAGTGACCCATGCCTATGGGACCTGACGACCATCTGGTTGAAACAATCAAGAACGTCCTCTGGAAAGATGAAGAATTACTGGATAGGGCTATTCATAAGATAATAGAAAAGAGAATACATTTCATACTAGAACAGCACATAAACAATGGTTTGTCATCTAGACATATTTCAGAAGTTCTAGATGAATACATAACTTACCATATCAAAAGAATTCTCAGTTCGACTTTGGAACTGGAGGGAAAGGAGTAGTGGTTCACGATTTGGTCTTTTTGCCATTATTTAAACAGTAGGGAGGTCTAGATGTTGGCCGGCCCCTTTGGTAGAGTAGAGGCGATATGACTATTTACACTATCTACCATGTTCCTAATATAAAAGTAGGAGCAACCGATAATTTAAAAACTAGAATGGCTAGATACAAGTCTAGATACAAGGAGGTTGAGATAGAAATACTCTTGAAAATGAGATTCGAACAAGTACCAGAATATGCAAGATGGTATATAGTAGGAACTTATGAATGGATATTTGCTGATATGTATGGATACCCTAGAGGTTTTCATTACTATATCAGCAGATATAGTAATAGAGTAAAACAAAGTCCATATAGCACTTTAGAACAAATTAAGTCTAATTACGGGAAACAACATGCAAATGATTACTTTAATCAAATTACTGTAACAAACGAAACACTATGGAAATTCCTATCGTTGCTTTTAAATCAACAAAGTTACATAGAGAGACTTGTCAAAGAGATATTCCCAAATTCTTCTCCTCAATCCTTTCCTCTGGCACTCTTTCTCTTCACCAGCTAGTTAAATCACCAGTTAGTTAAGTCAGTAAAAGACGAGGGGAGTATGAGGGGAGTTTTTCAATAGTTTGTCAATTCTACTTAGGTATAGGTTTATATCACACTATGTTACAAACTGTAAGAATGGGATATACTTTAGACACGACAAAAAGCCCCATTAGACTATGTCTAGGGGTTTATGGTCATTTGGGGGTTGTTTTTAGGATGTAAGGAGGTGCTGTTGTGGATAGCCTCTTGGTTTTATCAGGCGCCTGATAAAATTCCCTGGATTACCTGCGGTGCACCACCGTAACCCAGTATGGTTAGGAGAATAGCTTCCCCCTGGAATACAGGGGCCTGCTCGTCTATTAAAGATCCACGGGCCAGACCGTCAGTCGCTGGATTTTTCTCACCGTGGTAGCAGCCATGGCAGTCGCCGTTAGGTCGGCCCCATGGCACCGCTGTAACTCGCGGGTAAACGCATCTTCCATATTAGAAAACGAACTGCTAGTCAACATCACTTGGAGATAAAATTGTGCGGTATGGGATGCATGGGGCAGGTCCGGCAGGGTAAGCGTCGGGGTGGGGTGGACAAAGCTTCATTACTATCATTGCAATCCATTGTCAAGAAGTCTAAAATCAAGCCTCCCGTCCTCCCCTGGCTGGAGCATAGGATGAAAAAAGGCCCATATCGCAGAAGAACCCTTGTCAGAAAATACAGGTTTCATCCCTATGAGAATTTTGAGTCAGGTAAGGGATGGAACCTTCCCCATAACAGAAAAAGGGTAAAGAAACATCATGGTCCAGCACTAAATAAACTAGGTCAATTAAGACGTTTTTGGATTACTGTTACAAGAACATACAGATGAAAGACCTTACCTATCTCGACAAATACAGAATGCCTATCCCTGAGGTCTGCCTTGTAGGAAGTGGTACAGTCGACCTAAAGTTCAACGGAGCCTTTGCATTTGCCATAAAAGGTGTTAGTGTTGTGGTAATAGCAGGACGCGGTAAGGGATGGGATCACGTATCAGTCTCTTGTGAAAACAGAACTCCAACTTGGGAAGAAATGGAAACGGTCAAGAGGATGTTCTTCAAAGACGATGAAGTAGCCATGCAATTGCATGTAGCTGTTGAGGATCACATCAATATGCACCCTTATTGTCTTCATTTATGGCGCAGTTACAATAAGCTTAGGCCAATTCCACTTCCACCAAAAGGATTCGTGTAATGAAACGAGCAGATTTCGTTAGAGCCTACGCAAATCGTTCTGGACTATCAGATAAGTGGGCAAACATAGGGTTGATAGATAGACATGATGGCTGGGTATTTGTAGCTCTGCCTTGTGTATGTGGTGAAGATGGTTGTCAGGGATGGGCCATGCTCTCAGCTGAGCAAGTCTTACACCACTTACAATTCAATGCTCCTGATGGGCTACGTGAAGCCTATATGAAATCTGTTGAAGACGAGGAAGCAAAGACATAGGCATGAATTGATATGAAGTATAGGCATTACAAACTACCGCAAAGAGGATATAGACACGACTGGAATGAAGCCAGAAGAATTCACGTATTTCTTCTAAGATGTGAAGGATTGTCATATGGAGAAATTGCATTACGTCTTGGTGTAACCAGACAAGCAGCTAGAGAAATGTATCGTAGAGCAGCCCATATGTTAATGTGGGCATGGCGACATATACTACAACCTCATACAATGATAGACCCAGAGTGTAGACTAGAGGCAGAGGAACATGAGAGCGACGAATAACCGTGACTTCCACCCAGTACCGATTTTAGGTGGAGATCACTGTCCGAAGTGTGGTAACATCATGCAAAGGTACACTCATAACCCAAAGTGGAAGCCTCTCCCTGGCCGTGGCTTCTACAAACACTGGGATCGGTGCATAGACTGTCGGCGATATTACAATCCAGCTGATGCCTATGTTAAAGGAAGTAAAGATGAGTGATGATTGTAAAAAGCGTCAACTTGCAATGCTCATGATTGATGAAATAGAAAAATCATTGGCACGTGGCACTAAACATTACAACAAGAGTGGGAAGTTGCTAAAGACACCTAAGGCTGTCTTAGAATGCTTACTTAAAGACGGAAGTGTTGAACTCAAGTATAGGAAAGAGAAGGATGAATAGTGTAGTCAAATTACTGATAGAAATAGCTGGGGAGGTTGGAAGTGCTGTTGTGTTTGTAGCTGGTCTAAGAGCCTTAGCACTTTCTGTAGTTACAGAAGTAACCTCAACTTCCCCAGAGGAACGTGGTAAGATAAATAATCTGATAATCAAAGCAATGGTGTTTATCGCAATTGCTTTTTCATTTCTCATACATACAAGACTATAGGAGTCGAAATGAAGCTAGTTGGATGTGTGGTTCTCTTATCGGTAGTCTTCTCCCCAGTTGCCTATTCTGAATTTGTCCCTGGTAATGTGTTTATTGAAAGCTGTAACAACCCTAGTCCTGAACGTCAGGCAGCTTGTATAGGTTTTACGGCAGGGGTTACCGATAGCTATCTCAGGTCTGGTCAATTTTGCTTACCACCAAATGTTACTCCAAAAGAGATTTCAGATTTCACGAAGTACTACATCAACAAAACTGTTTCAATCCGCAATCAATCAGCCCTCATGATGGTGCTGTATGCATTGAAATCACGGTGGCCGTGTGTTAATAGTGGACCACGGATGGTCTTCCAACTACCTCCCCAGTTCCAGTTTCAATTCCGTGGGTTCTAAAGGAACAGTACGATGATGACAAAAATCTACCTGATCGACCCGGGGGCATCAGACGGTTATCCTGGTCTTGTAAAAGAAATTGTCAGAGAGAACATCGAAGCGTTCGATATTGTCGAGTACACGAATTTATATGGAAAACATGGGTATTACGTGTTTGACGGCATGGTAAAAGATGATATCGTTTACAGACGGGTGATTCGCGTCGCTAGAATTGCAGAAAAGAAGGAACAAAAGAATGGCCAAGGCGGTCAGACGACCTCCGAAGGGACACCATGATGGCAGTGGAATAAAACTTGCTGTCAAATTTACACCGAAGCTTTTTAAAAGAATAAACGAACGGGCAACCAAACATAACAAAAACTTTTCAGAAATCGTGAATGAGACTTGTGAATGTGGTCTATTATGCTTGGAAGAATCGGAGCGGGACGAGCCTAATTATAAGACAGTGGTGAGCCAACATGAAGATCGGGCCTAGGTTCTAAAGCTTCCTGGACAGCCTAGGTCTGACGGTGGAGGAGTACAGGACTATACCTTAGTGCCCCCAGTACTCCTCCACTACACTATAAGGAATCCCATAGCAAATGACGAAGGGGGTTCCTAAACTGTAACACTAGGAGTAACTAACATGATGAAGCAAACCTCGTTGGCAAGGCATATAACCGTAGAGATTCCTAGTGAGAACTCAGCTGATGTTGACTTTCTTCATGAGCTAGAAGAAGCTCATGACCACGACAATTTGAAAGACGTAGGTGCTGGTGTCGAGAAAGCATTCAAGGACAGAGTTGAAAAAGAGTTCTCAGGACAAGACATTACACCAAAGACACGGGCGTCCATCACAGACTTCTGTATATATTTAATGTCGATTGCAAAATTTTACGGTTATGATCTTTTACTAGGTGGGTTTATTACTACTGTTCACGAAGACATGTTTTCTGTACGAACTCAACCTACCAAAGGGATTACGGCTCTCATAGAGTCAACGTTCACGTATTTTGACGATGAGGGAAACTATAAACTCACTGCCAATGGTTTCATGAGAAGGGATTGGGCAACTGCCCCAGACGATCCAGTCAGCCGACGTAATCAGATCCTGAGAGATAACAACGATATTTTTCCCGGATTGCAATACAGTAATGCCAACACCAATAAGCTCCATATTCATATAGAAATAACAGGACAGTTCCCGCTATTAATCCTCCCAGTTACCTACCAATAAATTATAGGGGCTGGGAAGATGGGGGGATTATTGTATGTCCAATGTAATCAACTTACCTATAATGGTAAGAGCGAGATTCTCTTATTTTAATACCAAAGGTATATTTCAATTATCAGCAGACGGTCATATGAGGCAAGATTGGGCTACTCACTCCAATCTGCCACGGCCTAGACGTACCCAAATCATCCAAGACAATAAAGGAATGCCAGGAATGCCTGGAAGGGCTTCCGCGTATTTCATACATATTGTCACACAGGATAAGAAACGAACTCTCGTACTTCCGGAGACACCTTGAACAGGGAGGAAAATCAGAACTCAACATGAACAACAAGCAGAAAACCGTAATCACCTATAGATGAAATACTCTAAGGATCGGAGACAAACCATGGATCACGCTGAACTTCTTGCTAACCTCAATACAGCACTAGACAACTTCGTGAACAGTAGTGATGGAACTAAGCAAGAACTGAAAGATGATCTCGAAGACTTTCGAGACGATATAGACGGACGTATCATGGCCCTGGAAGAAGAAATCGAGGAGGAGCAAGGCGAAGATACAGATGAAGATGAAGGAGATGACGGTGAGGAAGCGCCGATTGTAGAAACGGGAGAAATGGGAGAAGAGCCGAAGTAATAGAGATTAAGTCATCCTCTGTTTTTGAAATGACAGAGGATGACTTGTGCGGTTTGGTTAGGAATGCAGTGGCTCGGCAGGGTTCGCTTCGGTTTGGTATGGTTCGAACATGCGGGACGTAGCAGAACTTGACCGTCTTGTCAAATGGGTGCAAAATGTCCAAGAAGTTCTCAATATCAGTGGACCATAATGCATTAAGGCAATTTCCGTTTCTGGATCGACTCCAGAAACAACAATTCCCCATTTCAACCCTCAATGAAGTTATGTACGTTCTTGAAAATAGACCTGAAGGATTCAAAATCGAGTTGGTTTATAGTGTATTGAAAGTGTCGTTAATTAACGTCAATAGAGACACCAATGACGACTACTTGGGATTGCCGAAGATTGAAGGTCAGTTGAAAGACCTGTGTGATGTGATCAGAGAGACCACGTCATATGGAACACGTGGGGGAGTCGACCCAAGGACACAAATATATTATAGTAGGAAGTCGTCTATTCTACAGGGTAGTAACCTTAGTGATGATGCTCTGATAGCTCCTAATTATGTTTCTAATAGAGGTTTGAGAAAACGCCATCCTCTTGATCTTGTGTCCACAGAAGAGGTCGTTAAAAGAAGGGAACTTGCTAACCGACACTGGCAAGAACAGAAAAAAGAGCAACGAAGAAAACAACAGTCCAGTATCAACTCAAAAATCCGGAATGCTCAGGACTTTTTGACAAGAAGCAATTTTGACAAGAAGCAATAATAATGTTAACCTTCTTCGGCGAACCGGTCCAATCCGAACCGACCCTATCCCTACCGGACCCTTGCACAGCATACCGCACATCTACCCCTCAGGCTGTATTACACAGCCTGAGGGGTTATTATTATTAGGAGGTTAGAGATGGTGACCAAAGAAATGGTAGATGAGTTCTGTAAGCATCTGATTGATGAAGGAAAGATCGTAGAAGCTGGGTGGCTAGGCTTTAAAATCATGGTGCTTGAACCTGTTGATCTCTCGGAGAATCAAGTCGAAGATATGAAAATGGCATTCTTTGGTGGTGCTTATCATCTGTTCACGTCGATGACAAGGATGTTAGACCCTGGCAAAGAGCCGTCAGACAATGACATAAAGCGTATAGATCAAATCAATACAGAGCTTGAAGCATTCGTAGGAGTGTTTGAAGAAGAGCTAAGGAAACGTCAACAGAAACCACCTATATCAGAAGATCCAGCACCAACTCTAGGTGATGCGCCTATCGAACAAGAGTATCGTAGTAAAATGCAAGCTGTTGCCATGACCTTAGATAAATTCTTCAATGGCGAGCTTGAAGGAAACGACAGACACACCGGATTTGTCCTACTAGTATTCCCCTTTGAAGAAAGGGAAGGACGGTGTAACTTCATTTCAAATGGTGCTGATCGAGAGGATGTAGTCACACTTTTCAAAGAAATGATCCAAAAATTTTCTGGCCAACCAGATATAGTTGGACATGCTTAAGGAGGTTAACAATGACCAAAAAGGGACCGCCTAACGTTTTTTGTCTACTATGCAATGAAGGATTTGGAAACAATGTTCATCTAGGTCGTCACGTACTGCAAATGCATGGAATTAACTTTGCCGATTATGATTGGTACAAAGTACAGAATAACATCGAACCACCTTGCTGTGCCAATTGTCAAGGTCCAGCAAAGATACACTCAGGTCGATATATAAAATTTTGCAGCACTGAGTGTAGTAGCGCCGGCCATATGATTTCTGACGAAGCTAGAGAAAGAGTTGCGAAGAGTGCGAAGCTAGTAGGTCTAGCAAATCGTACACATGGCGAAAGTAGTAAAGATAATCTGACACCTGAATATAGAGCGTATCACAGTATGCTCTCACGATGCTTGAACTCAGCTGACGCACGCTATCCTAATTATGGCGGGAGAGGCATCAAAATCTGTGACCGTTGGCTTGGTGAAAATGGCTTCCGCCATTTTCTTGAAGATATGGGACGTAGACCGTCTAGCGACTTATCTCTTGATCGCTATCCCAACAATAATGGAAATTATGAGCCAAACAACTGCCGTTGGGCAACACGTAGCCAGCAACAGCGTAATAAGAGTCGTGTAAAATCACTAGACAATCCTCCCGATATACTACCATGAAATCAAAAACAATAAAACTTATCAGGAACCGTAACGTCCCCTTACCTGGGGACGTATATATTAAGAGGCTTGCTGTGTATCGTGTCGTCATGTACGATGAGACTAACGATACTACACTATTCGCTACCACTAACGATATCATTACTATCTATGGTCAAATACCACGGTTGGAGATAAGAAAAAACGACTTTTACCCTTGTCCCTACCAGCTACTAGGTCCTGCCATTCAGGTATTCGAACTAGATGAAAAATACAGTGAAAAGAGTCTAGTAAACCTACAAGACTATCGCTTACAGCATGTCAAAACATATGAGAGGATCGGCCTACCTGAATTGTTTGAAGACATTGAAGACGCAAGGACTAGAGTTTACACAGTGCCAGACGAGCAAGGAGAACAATTTCCTGGACTGAAAGGAAAGTCGTTCCAGGTATTGGTACCTTTCATGTGCATCTCAAAAGGGACATATAAAGAACGTTATCAGACACTTGACTTGCCAGCTGATAAGGGGTATTTCAAAGCAATGAGATATACGGCATGGCCAATCTTCTACGTCCCCAGTAGATTTGAATAATCACTTGCGTCGTACCATCAGAGATGATAGGGAGCCAATCATGACATTCCTGGTGACGTGATATGAGGTAATTATATGAGACGGTCAGATGATTTGCTGATACTTTTAATTCGAGAACACCATATACAACTATCACCAAGAACTGTGAAATCACTACTAACTAGCATAGGTCTCTTGTCCAACAACAAATATCTAAGTGCAACTCAGGTGAAAAAGTTCAGAAAACCACGGATAAGTTCTAGTTCTAAAAAAGTAGCAGTAAAAAGAGGGAAAGTAACATGACGAAGCATGTAATGAATATTCTAGATCAAACTGGCCACACTACTATCGGATGGGATGCAGGCAACGAACAGGAAATAGCTATTGCTAAAGAAGCTTTCGATAGTGCTATAAAGAAAGGATACCATGCGTTTCACGTTATTGAAGAAAAGGGTGGAGAGACTAGACGTGGAGAACGTATGACAAGATTTGATTCTGACGCAGAACGGATGATCCTGATGCCGCAATTACAAGGAGGTTGATATGATATTTGCCGCCTATCAACGATCTATAGGCATCTCCACACCTCTCCCACAGTCTGTAATTTTTACAATGGCCGACTCTATGACAAATACCTGTAGCTCAACCTATCCAACCTATCCAGTCTGGCATAATAACATAATAGTTTTTAACGACAGTACTCGTACATATAGTGTATATAACCCCACCACCTGTACCAACAACACGGTTGCAAGCACCTGTTTTCCTATTATACTCCAATGGCCAGATTGGCATGATCACATTTCTATGCCAAACATTATCCAAGAAAGGATGGAGGCAGAGAACGCTAGGCTAGAACTCCAAAGACAAGCTATTGCGGAAGCTAATAGAATTGAAATGGAGAGAGCTAAGGAAAGAAGACTTAGCTCTGAGAAGGCCAAGCAGTTACTTCTAGAACACCTAACGTCTGAACAACGTGAAACAGTTGAGAAGAATGGATGGTTTGTTATCGAAGGTGGTCGATCGAAGAAACGTTACCGGATAAGATCCAGTGGTGTTACTGGTAATGTTGAGGAGATGGATGGAGAAAGAGTCATAGCCAAATATTGTTGTCACATATCACATAGTTATCCACGCTCGGACCATCATCTCACCCAAAAGCTCATGCTAGAATGGGATGAAGAAACCTTCTTACGACTAGCTAATAAAACTGCGATAGGCTCATAGTCTCTCAAATGACAACCAGCAACCTGTACGGTTATGCTCGGCCTTGGTGGAGACAAGCAAGCGTAGCCTTTGATCTTTGACCAGTTCAAGAAACTCCTCGCAGTGTGGTAGTCGCAAAAACTCATTGGTTGCTTCAGTAAGATCGTCTAGGGGAACGAATGAATCCTGCCAGTGCGCACCAATGAGCAATGTGATCTGGACTGTCAGTTCGTCTTTTTGGGTAGTCATGTGCTCTCGCCTGTAATAAGGTGTGTAAAAAGGAATGTAACAATGAAAAAACGAATTATCAAGAAGGCCATGCGAAAAAATATGGTGTGGTGCACCCATGAAGTCTATGCCCCAAACATATTACCGTGTTCAGATCTTAACTGCCCCTTCAAGGAAGACAAAGCCCGCTTAGCCAAGCCAAAAGAACTCAAGCAATGCAGGTCATTTCAAATAACCAAGCCTACTGACGAGTTCGAAAACTCGGTTAGCGTCCTCATAGCAAAGAGAAAAGCAGTACCTGAGATAATACCAGATAAAACCATTAGACGAAAGATAGCAGTCGCCTGAGATGGTGAAGATACGTAATGTCGACCTGAGTGATCTAGTCGACCAATTCAAGGACTTCACAAAAGTCCTTGGACCCGAGGAGGTCAAAATCCTCTCTGATGCTGATCTCCTCCTACATGTTACCATACCTCATGACGAACCTGGGAAGCTAGCCTACTTAAGCAAGAGCGCTCAAATCCAATCTAAGCTCAATAACCTTCTTTCACGACTATCCTATATTTTTAATATGACCACTATCGATAGAGATAGTTATTGGGGAAACTTGATAGAATCACAAGAAGTCGAAGGCCGAGAAAAACGATACATAGCCTTAACACGTGATCCTAAATTCAGAGATTTAGAAGAGACCAAGTCAGCCTTGGAAGTCATACGGGATCACACTAGTAGTTTACTTTGGATACTCAAAACCATAGCCGGGAGGCTGTAAATTGGCAAAAGCAACAACGCGAGAACGTCAACCATTGACTAAGCGTGCGTTGCGTATTTATATAATAGTCAAACAGTACGGTCCCCCAGTAGGACTTCCTATGTCCGTAGTGGACATACAGAAATATATTCCAGAAATAACCGTTGATTGTATCAGTCCACGTATGCCAGAGCTTCGTGAAAAAAGATGGCTTCTGCGTATTGGAAAAGCACCGCGTCCAAATCGAACTGGACGTTCGCAAAGCCAGTGGGTTTATAGAGTAATTAACGAGGATGAACTTTGAGTGGCAACAGATGGACGTGTAGCTCAGCGGTAGCATCATGGCAAAACACAATGAAGAAAATGATCTATGGTTCCTTAGCAAAATCGCAGATGGAACCATTTCTGTATCCGAAGACGGAGAGGTCTTCAACAACAAGACAGGTAGATATATAGGCGCTCAACAAGGAGCAGGTTACCTTAAGATTTCTATGGCAAAGAGAGTTGATGGAAAACTTGTTATTGTCCATATGCAAATCCATAGGTTAGTATGGCTACATTTCAAAGGACCTATTCCTCAGGGACTAGAAGTCAATCACAAAGATTTAAACAAATCGAACCCACGATTGTCAAATCTAGATTTACAAACACCCAAAGGGAATGCTGAACATGCCACCTTAAATGGTGTTGACCGACGCTCAAAAACAGGAGGCCATAAAAACGCTAATGCCAAATTTACACGTGAACAAGTCGAGATGCTACGGAGACAATTCAAATCGAAAGAAACCACAGTTAAAGAAATAATGATAAACTATAGTGTTTCTAAGCCAGTTGTGTATTGGATGCTGGAAGGAAGGACCTATAAATAGCTACTAACCTGTAGGATTTATAACAATGGTAGAATTTGGAGCGTTCATTCGCAAAGAACGAGAGGCCAGAGATATTAGCTTACGAAAGATGGCCAAGAAGATTGGTGTAAGTGCAACCTATCTATCACAAGTGGAACTTGATAGGTTCCCACCACCAACTGAGGATAGGGTAAAGGCTATTGCCAAGATCATTGACTGTAATCCTGACTACCTACTGGCCAAAGCTGGACGGATCTCGACCGACATTTCCGACATCATTAAACGTCGTCCGATCGAGCTTTCGATGCTTATTCGAGCCGCCAAGTACTTGAGTAACGATGACATTGCCCAATTGATTAATGCGGCGTCAGCGTAGGAGCCTCACTGGTAAGTCTTTTAGGCCTGGAGGCCCTACCACCTGGCCTGTCCATAATTCGCGTCAGTGGGCTTCCAACAAAGAGGAGAGGGTAATGCGTTGCGATCGGTGTCAGGGAACAGGCTGGGATCGGGCAGGAGTACACCCTGTACTTGGGCCGCTCTTCGATTGCAACCATCCGTGTACTGAATGCGGCGGGTCAGGCATCGCCCACTGTTGCGACGGCATCTGCGAACAGCCTTCAATTGACAAGTCTATAGATGACAAGCTAACATCTTGACGCCTACCGTACCACTCCGACGCCAACCACACCGAGCCGGTCCATACCTTTCCAAACCAAACCACACTTTTTTATTACTACTAGATATTCAGGAAAGGCGAACATGAGAGGTTAGGTTAAACTAACTTCGTTCTTCCTTTAGCTCAGCTACAAACTTCTTAATCAGAGTTGTTAAGGTTGGAGTGTGCTTAGCTGGAAAGTTACCAGCAAGTACCTTGGCAATAGCATACCGAATTACCTTAAACTCTTCCTCAGTTAGCTCCAACGTTATCACTAGGCACCTCGCCTTTCTTTATCACGCTAACCTTACTATCATCGATCTTCAGAGTAAACCTCTTATTATCCACAACTTCTCGCCATCTATTTTCCTCAATATAAGCACAGGCTTTAAGGTAGTCCGTCAAACAAAAAACATGAGTATGTATCTGTGACCAACACGGATGCTCACGGCATAAGTGTTCAATCTTGGCGGCTAACTCCCTGAGTGGTGATTGCATACCCAACCTCCCTTTTGTGTGACCATAAAGTTACACTTAAATTGAATCTGATTCTGGGAATTGACCTGCCAAGGCTGATAGGCGAAAACTCATATTGCAAGGTCGAACCGCTGCCTTGCTTGCCAAACCGGGCCAAGCCGGCGCGGACCAAACCTCCGCACACCGCACAATGGGAGTAGTCAAATGGCTTGCAGACTACTCCCATTAACACAGGAGTAAAACAACATGCTAATTTCAGTCACGATCTCCGGAATCCGACCTTTAATCCTCGACGCGTTTTCCGAGGAAGCGTTGCTTAAGGGGAAGGGAGGAAAGAGTACAGCCCAGCCCAAGGAACTGAGTCCCTTGGATCAAGCCAAGCGTAGGTTATACTATAATGGAGATGGTACCGACGTTCCTATATTCCCAGCAGACAACCTACTCAGCTGTATCATCGCTGCCGGGCGGTTTATCAAGGTCGGGAAAAGGCAACTAACTACTCGCGACAGTACGACAGTAACTTCATTCCTACAGATATCAGAACTATATCTTCCCATTAGGTCGATAGATGGATGGCGAGTCGACTCCAGGAGCATCGTCAACCCGTCTACAAAAGGTCGTCACATATGCTACCGTCCCATCTTTGACGACTGGGAGTTAGATTTCACGCTCGACATCGATACGAATGAAGCGAGCGACAGCTTGGTTAGACAGTTGATTGATAGAGCAGGTAGGTTTATCGGGATCGGGGTCATGCGGCCCGAAAGGAAGCGGCAGTATGGGCAATACGTGGTGCGCTGCTGGGATTGCCGTTCAGAACATGAAGAGCTTGACAACATACCAAAACTTGCTAAGAAAACTAAGACTAGATCGAAAGAACTAGTCTAACACTGGTTCATCGCGGACCGTACCGGAGCGTGCCATGCCCGTCCCCGCCGAGCCCGACCAAACCAGACCCAACCTACGCGGACCCAGCCTATCCTTAGCGTAGCACACCGCACAGTTAAGGCCAAAACCAGAAGGAAGGAGATACGGAAATGAAACCACGCATCTCCTTCCTTCAAACCCAAGTTTCGAACAATCCATGCCACTGCAAACCGCGCCAGCCCTATGCCTACCACTGTGAACCGCTCCACACCATTCTTTTATCAATTATCAAGTCAACACTCCGAACCAGACCCCGCCTTACCCAACAGCACCCCACCAAACCGGACCGACCCACTCCAATGTGCACCTCAGCAGACCGAAGCACACCATACTTTATCAATTGCCTTCCCGACCCGAGCTATGCCCAACCGACCCGACCCACTCCGGGCCGCACCCCTCCCTCCCATCCCGCAGCACACCATACTTTATTTCATTACGACTCTCCGGCCCTACGCCAACCACACCAGCCCGGAGCGTGCCATACCGCACCATACTTTTATCATTTCAATGCGCACCGTCCCTCACCGTGCCATCTCTCACCCGACCATACCATCCCTCCCCACCTCGGCCCGGACCCCGCCGATGCAAACCACACCATACTTTATCAATTTTCAGAACCATCCCGACCGTACCAGTGCGCGCCATTCCAATGCAGCCCTCGCCTCCGCATGTCAGGCCGCCCCGACCCATGCCGCACCAAACCACACTTTCTTTATCAACTAAGGAGAACCAGCATGACCACACATCGTCCCACATTCGAAGACTGGCAGCTAGACTTCACTTTGGATTATAATGAAACTGAAATAGATGAAGGTACTATACGTAAGCTAATCGAAGTAGTAGCTGGAACGCACATAGGACTTGGCTCTATGCGCCCAGAACGACATGGACCCTATGGACAGTTTAAGATCAAGGAATGGACTCCACATTCTTAGTCTTATCCATCTCTGCTTACCGTAGCCCTCATCACCGCACCCGTGAGCACCGACCCATGCCTGAGCCTACCTCAGCATACCCAACCGCAGCAACCCGGTGCGAACCAAACCACACTATTTTTTATACAATTTCAACTTACCGTCCCGGCCCGAGCCAGTCCATCGTGCGCCGACCCGTCGCTCCCCATACCGCACTATACTTTATTCATTACCAACCATGCCATACCATGCCATTCCGGAACGCTGCCCTCCGGTCCACACCACACTTTCTTTAGGAGTTTAACCAGATGGCAAAGGTAACTGGTATTGACGGTAAAAGCTTTATCAAAGGTCAACGTTTTGGTAAGCTAGTTGCGGTACGTCCACTAGGCTGGAGTAGTGACCGCAGCTGGTGTTGGCTATGTAAGTGTGATTGCGGCAATGAGACTATCTTAAGTGCTAACAGACTTCGAAGTGGTGAAGTTCAAGCTTGTGGATACGCTGTAACTATAAAATCAGACACAAATGAGGAACACTGTAACGGACAGATATAATGACAAAGCCTACCATTACTGTCAAACAGAATCCCAATGAAGGTGACGTAGCTGACTTCGTAGTTTGTCACCGTGTTTCTGTGCTACCTATCCCGTACGTGTCAGCTGAGATCCAACATTGCTCCAGATGTAACGAAAGGATATGGGTTGCAAACACCTCTCCATCTAAGCCTCCTAAACTATGCTGGGAATGTTCAATTCCTCTAATTGCCAAAGACGACGATACAAGAATAATGATTACCGAACGGCAACGGGCAGAGGTTCAGAAGTATATGCAACTAGTCCAGAAACTCCAGGAGAAAAATGAAAAGTGAACGTCATAAGATGCTCGAAATAGCCATGAGGTATCTCGACAGACTATTCAACGGTAATGATAAAACAATAGAAAAAAGCACTGGAATTGTATTACTTACGTTCTCCTTTACTGACGAAGATGGTAATCATTGCGGTGATGACAATGGGACTATCATCACCAATGGCATAGAAAGGGAACACATTGTAGGCATTATGGAAGCAATGCTAGAAAGACTGAAGGCAGACGATATACTTTTCAGACGACATTAAAGACCTTTAAGTAGCATCATAGGCAAACTCACCAGCCAAACGTTTGGAAGCTTCCTCATACGCCTGAACCGCCTCTTCTACTGTGTTAAAGGTACCGATCTGAACGTCTTTATACATATGTTTTATTCTAGCCTCCCATTTTCCTGTGCTTTTCTTGTACCTTACTCCCTTAAAACCACTTGTATTATTTTTGAACATAGGACGATTGTAGCAATTCTGCTGTGTCGTCGCTGGACGAAGATTAGTCCATATATTGTTACCTGGATTTAGATCCTTATGATCTATCTCATAATTAGGCCATTCTCCTGTCACATATAACCATATAATACGATGTACTTGATACATTCTGCCATTAACTTTTACCTGTATACGTCCTCCTTTCTTAATAGAACCCGCCGTACTTCCAATAACAATCCTCCAGTTTAACGCCTCCTTCCATGTAAGTATACCAGTTTCAGGATCATAGTTAAAAATCTGCCTAACAAACTCAGCTGTTAGACTATTGTTATAGATACGAGTCCCCATTTTTACGCTCCTGTAGTGGCAGCCTTTACTGCCCAATGAACAGCCTCTTCATAAGCGGTTTGTGCTAAGGACGCTAACCTAGCATCTTTCGATTTCAGAGTTTCACATAGGTCGATCAACTCAGCAGACTTTTGCTTGATCTCATCAACTATAGTATCTGCACTTGGATTAAATGCAGTCCGAACTCGTTGTTCACCGATTGTCATAGTACTCTCCTCTTGACAAGTTCACCTTGTTACACCTACGATGATTACTCGAACCGACCCCGTCCAGGCCACTCCTCCGCCCACCGACGCAAACCGCACAATTTTATATCCTACCATTTTCCACTACTTAGTTGGCTAGCAATAAGTCAAGCGTATAATTCTAAGACCCTACAAGACATACAAATGGGAACGTCCTAAAACCCGCAACAGAAAGTCCCGATCATGCTAAGCATGGGCGACAAGGTAATAAAGGACACTGGCGACTATACTTTTTCGGGTGTCGTCATCGCAGTATTCCTAAAACGCAATGGTACTGCTGTAAGGTATGTAGTAGAGAACGAAGAAGGTATCTGCCACATATTCAACGACCGCCAAATTAGAAAGGTTTAATTTATGTGAAGAAGTGTGACTATGCACATCAAGAAAGGTACAGAAGAGTGACAAAGGCAGAACTGACTTGTAGCGTATGCGGCAAACGTTATGAAACTCTAGGAGACTATGGGGACGACGTTGACTGCCAAATGATCTGTTTTCGCTGCTTCGAACAAGCTGATGCCATCTCTGCTCAGCAGAATCGCTGGCCTGATGGTCGAGACTTTCGTTACTTACGAGATATGAAAAAGCATCATCAAAAGTAGACCACACAATTACCATAATCAGATTATACAAACTAACCATACCGAGCCGAGCCGTTGCCGCACCATACTTTATCAATTTGATTCCCACCACACCTCCCCGGACCTATCCAGCCCCCTGCAAACCGCACCATACTTACTTGTAATATAAATATCAGTGAGTGTAGCTAGACTGACCATGCCCATCAGCATCCAATTCTTCACTAATTTCGTTGATCTCAATAGACAGCATTTTACCAAACTCACTAAAAGCTTCCGGCCTATCCTCAGTCGAGGTAGCTCCAACAATTGCTCTAGCAACTACTTCACAAAGCACAGAACTAAGTTCCTCATAGTCAATTTGATCTCCTGGACTACCGTCCGGGTTTCCATTACGGCGATAAAAATCCGTAATGACTTCATTGAAAAAACAGCTAAGACATTCGCGTTCCCTACCGTCATCCGCTTTGATCTTATGTGCCATATTTAAACCTCCTACCTTTCACAGAACCGCTATACTTTATCCATAATCCACACTTAGTGATTTAGAAGTCAGCCAAGAGTTCTCTGCGTACCGACTCTTTCCGGACCGGACTGTACCACACTATACCATACCTCACCTACCCATACCTCGCCTAACCACGCCTTTGCGACCCGGAGCGTGCCTCGCCTACCCAATGCGACCCTGACCACAGCACACAATTATAGGACTAAAAGACATGAGGTGGTGACTTGTATGGTTTGGGCAAGTCACCACTTCCCTACGCAATTCTTTGAAACCTATCACCAAGAGACTGCAACGTATCCCTTATAGAGCCGTAAGCTTCATATACGTTGCTGGGCGTGTCGTAAAGCGACTGTACCGCATTATAAGTCGCAGCGCATAGGCTGTCCGCCATGTCGCAATGACTACCTTCTAATTGCGCCTTCACGACCTTATTATTTTCGAACCAGATGGATTCCAGTTCCTTCTTCAAGTCACGCATCATTCCAGTTTTGAGGCAATCAGTCGCGACAATGTTACTAAGAACATCATATGGTGTACGTGTCTTTTCCACGCTCAACACCTCCACAGTCTCAGCATACCCTATCGATGTAAGCTTCTGTATCAATTGTTCACTCTGATATTGGTCAGCTGTGAAAGTCTTGAACCCTAGACCATAGTAATCTCTCAAGTCTATAATGAACTCCTTGACTGCTTCCAAATTGATACGGTTTGGACTTGTGATCCTTAGAACCAAATCAGCGACGTATATCACCTTGCCTGTCCGGCTAAGCTCCTTGTGGACTACGGATAGCCCAGCTGAACTCACAGCAGCACCGTCCCAAGCTCCGTATCTAGTAGCCGCTGGATATCTTTTCCATCTGTATCCTTCAGGCGTAGCTATAAACAAGTCTCTCGGTAGCTGCTCTCGTAGCGGGGCTGGGATAGGCTGATTGGCATTACCAAGAGGTGCCGAAACATAAAGAATCGGGCAGAGGTTTGGATCTTCGACTTTGCTGAGGTCATCGAAAGGCACCTCCTGACCCATGCTCGCTTGACCAGCTAGATTCATCAGGGATTGCTCTGTCCTTCTTTCAAAGTCACGTTGATATCGCTTAGGGACTTTCACTAGTGTACAAGACGGTGGAAGATCAAACTTGTCATTCTCAGCTAGTACACTTTCTCTAGGTTCAAGTACCCTTGATGGGTGTCTTTGAGTACCACGCATACACCAGAAGTGACCATCATGTTTAAGCGCATCAGGATACTTGGTATCCCATATGGAGTACTGACTGACTTTACCAGCTGGATCATTTCGAAGCTGGGCGATGTGAGTAGCCATAACCCCCTTCTCATGAGCAATAGAAGACAATAGAGTCATTAGCGTATAGCGGACTCCCAAGAACCTGGACCTTATGCGTTCAAAGATGTTGTCATATAGTGTAAATGCCTTGTCTACGAGACCCTTGCTACCAATTCGAAATTCTGCCTCGTCGAGCATACCTCCAAACACATCTTCACCCAGAACATGTCGATCCTGTGATCCAGCGTAAATCTTTACGTTATTAGGAAACTCAAATCCTTCTCCATTGAATACCCATGGTGTAAGTTTCTCTAATTCAGGATCGTTCTCAAATTCAAGGAAGTCCCTTAAATGATTCACCTTCCTGTAGTCCTTACAGGCTGAGAGCAATATCCCAACACGTTCAATCAGAGTGCTCTGGGCCTTCTCCTTAGTAACAGTAAACAGCTGTAGGATCATCGGCTTTGATGGGCCGGTACCCATACTCAGCTGAGGATTCCTGAAAGAGTTTATCCTGTAAACATTATACAATTGTGCTATTAAACCAGCAGTGCTCTTACCAGTGCCAATAGCACCAGTTACTCCCCATCTACAGATAATAGATTTAGGAGCAAATATCTCAATCAAATCCTTCTTCCAGTTAGGAAACAAGATTAGTGCATCATCCCCTATATAATCAGGAGTTAGAAACTCTTCTATAGTAGGTATTGGTCTCTTGAAACACATAGTAGTCAAGTCAGGGACTTCTTTAAAATGACCTAGCATTGTCAACGCTAGGCCAAGACGTTTCTTCTCAGGTGGAATCTCCCTAAGTCGAGGGTTTCTGGCGTCCATATCCAACATAAACTGAGCAAACTCGCTAGACTCAGCAATTCTGTCAAGCTCCACAGGATCTATCATTTATCAGACTCATCTTCGTTTGGCTTCAAATCAATAGTTTTCCTCTCCTTAAAATAAGCTGCAATATGCTCTAGAGACTCCAAGAGTTCACCTGCATCCTTCACAGGATTTCCTCCAGGACTAATACCACCTTGTCCCATTATGCTACCCAAGTTCTGTTGCACAGTGAATAGTGGTCCGCTCTTCGCCCCAGATCCACCTGCAATCAATTCCAAGTCTCTAGCACCCGCCCCAGAAAGGTTTTCAACCAATCTCATCAACATATTATCAGACATGTTCTCTAGTCTACCTATCAGAATGTCCAAAGCTTTGAGTCTGGTATCCTCTGCCTTGACCGCTGAATGATACCTCGTCATAAGAAACTGATCTCTAATAGCTTTGATGAAAACACCCCTATCTCTACTCTTATCATATAGCTCTAGCTCTCGCTTTAGGTCTAATGCGACCTCTAAAGGATGCCTAGATACCGCTCTAAAAGGTCTCTTAGCTTTCCTGGTTTGTGTCATCGGACTTCTTCTTGTTTCTCTCGTGCGTTCTCATGCTGCTTAAGGCTTAGAACAAAATCACGTTCCCCTGGAGACAACTTAGATAGCCAATTCTCCATCCTAATCTTAAGCGATCGGATGTAGTTGCCGTCCACGTTGTATTTCAACGCTACCCAATCCCAACTCTTTCCTTCAACAGCGACGTGGTAACAAACCAAGGCTACCATAAGGTCCTTGTTGAATTCCTCAGCAGTTGGAATACGTATCGTTTCTCCACCAAAAGCCTTGATGAAATTAAATATCTGTTTAGGAGATAGAAGGTATAGTATCTCTGGGACAAGACTGGTCTGACTGGCGCACAGTATCGATAGCGCCATGTAAACTAAGCTCGATCCAGGATCAATTTGATCATAGTCTCTAGCCATTACAGGTACTCAGCCACATCAGCTGTATAGAACTTCTCGCTCTCCACCAGCGACAACATTATTCGTAGTGCTACACGATCTCGAAAGCCCAAGCTGTTAAACAAGGCACTTCTGTCTTCCAAGAACAGTGACACGATCATTGGCCATAATAGGTAATTGGCCTTATACTTAAACCTAGGAGAAGCACTTATCTTAGAATATATCTTACCAACAAAAAATGCGTATCTATCATTCCTCTTCAAAGTATCGTAGGGCGTCGTAAATTCCACAAATAAGGCATCTTCATCGTATTCATCCAGAGACACAACATTCTTACGAAACTCGTAAAAATCTGATATTACTTTACCCACCCTACTTTTAAGTACAAATCTATAATAAGGATAGAAATTATCATAACCATAGATAAAGTGTGCAGGCTGTCTTTGAATACTTAGCAACACATCTTCGGCTATTTGATTCACAGCCTCATATAATAGATAATCATCTACATTGCTGTACTCTTTGTAAACTGTCCTCATACCAATATCAATCAATATATGAAATATCTCACTCAAGTCCTTTTGCTGATTATTATCAGCATAACTAACTATTCTCTCATAAATCATCTTTCCCAAGTCATAATATCCAACTGTGGTCAAGCGTCCTGTGGTCAAGCGTCAGTCTCCCGGAGGAGCTTGTCAACAAGATGCTTTCTATCCAACATTTTCTTAATCTGAGTATTCGGACTCTCTATGATAAGGTGACCCTCGCCATTCATCTTTATCTTTCCGATAAGAGTTTGAGATTCCCCCTTGATGCCGAGGTCACGTAGCACCATAGCCAATTGGATATCAACAATCCGCGTTGTAATAGATACGGACGTAGAACTAATCCTAGCAAGCTCCGCTACGTATTGACCTTCCTCATCCGAGTTGATAGTAACCTCCTCATGCTATTTTCACATCATTCTTTTGGCCCTATACCCACACCAACTGTCTGATCTCCAAGTTTTTGCATTACCCGCCAATGAAACTCGTTGACAATTTCCGCATCGGTGAAATCAGATAAACCAGGAACTGGATGCGAAGTATTATTGGGGATACATTCATTACAACAATAAGGACCAAGATTGTTACTATATATAACATGGCAGTATTTTTGACCATTAGCGTCTTGGCGTTCAAGTGACCGACCACAGCTGATACAGTAACTATTCATATTATCATCTTTCTTTTTTGTACAACCCATCCAAAAGAGCTTCCCGCTCTTCCTGTGTCATACGATAATTCTCACGCAAATGCCAAGCCTTGGCATAACGACTGAGTACACTACGTTTCATACTAGGGGATGAATACTTTGCCAAAATCTCAGTAACAGGGTCAACGTCCTCAACTTGATAATCTTCTAGCGGTGCTTCGCTTGTCATAACACGTGGTTTTTTAACAGAAACTCCTTTTTCCAGGACTTCCGTAAGGATTTTAACAAATGGATCATCTTCATTATCACATTCATACCAGCGTAACAACTCGATCGGTGTAGATGGAGGACAGACGACCCAACCACAGGCGTGACGGTTCCTCGAATCAAGATGGGGACGACCACTCAATCCAAGGGCAGTCCAAACGTGTTGTGGAATGTCACGACCCCTTGCACGACAAGGCGTAACAGAAAGACCTTCTTTATTACAACGCTTCTCGTCAATACAACAAAAACGCTGCATTTTATTTCTAGTATTCCCCCCTGTAGCTTTAGGAATATGACGACACCACCCAAATGCCATGTCTTCTGAGACATAGGTAGATCCACCATTTTCCATCAGCTTACGAATATGTAGCGATAAAGACGCAGTAATCTTCTTGTCAGTTATACTCGCCATATCTTCTTCTGTAATAGCCATTAGGCTTCTGTCTTCTTATCCTTCCAATTTTTACCAATACGAATACTACGAATCGTATGTGATGAAACACCAAATTCTTCACCTAACCTCGTATCAAATCCATGATACCATTTTCTAGACCTGATATCATCGACCTGAGACTGGGTAAGTATGGCTTGACTATGACGCTCACCACGACCATCAGTTCGGTGCCTAGTTTTATCTTCATAGTTTTCTTTTGGAGTGCCCCATTTAATATTTTCAGGCCAACGATTATCAGAACGATTTCCATTAAGATGTCGACATTCCTGCCCGGAAGGCCGTGGCCCAACAAACGCGTTAAGAACCAGACGATGAACTTTCACTACTGTTTCCCTTTTTCTAACCGTCATATATCCTTTTCGATCAGTTGTTTGTTTTAAAAGTTCTATTTGTAAAGCAATTCTCCTTCCCTTTCGTTTAGCTCCGGGCAAGGCTCTAACACGACCACGATTTGATATTTGATGAAAAGGCCAATTCTCTACATCCACATCTTTCCAGACTTCACCATCATCACTGTTCATTTGTTTTACCCTCCTAGTTTATCTGCTGCTTTATCACGAAAACTAATTCCCTCTAGCCTAAAATCACCTACCTCCTTATGAGCGTTGTGATGCTGTTTCAATATAACTTCATACTCATTAGGAGATATCTCAGATATCCTTGAATGAGAATCGTCAAATCTTACTTTGGTAGTTACAGCAGACTCTCCCCTTCTTACCAAAGGAAGATGCATCGTCCCTATACTTTTCAACTTCTCATTACGACCACCTGTAATCATAATGTCTACTACGTGTTGTTTTCTGCTAGACTCTGCTGCAGAATCAAATTCCAGAACTTCCTTATCCCAGAAACCAATTTTAGGCTGGCACCCAATCATTACTACTGGACCTTCCTGTTGGCCAAATCCTTTAAATGTAGAATACATAACACCTCCACTCTCATACATCCCAGCGTCTTGTGGAGGCCTAACGTTTGAGTCATAGTCTATTACCAACATGTCGAATGGAAATTTCTTTCTATAGTTTCTGGCATAGGAAACGATCTCATTACAGTCCAAGGCAAAAGCTGGGAAGGCAGCCACCCGCCAGTTCTCCAGCCATGACTCACACCTCTTTTTGTAATGCTCAGGAGCATTGACCACATTGGAAATAAGATCCCCAGTCACACAACTCATAAATTTACAGAGACCATCGAACTCAGTGAAGTCCCCAAAGAACATATGGACTACTTTAAACCCCTGATCAGCAGCAGCTGCTGCTTCTTGAACCATGTAAGTCGACTTACCCCCCTTTGGTTTCATTACAACCATGACCAAATCACCATTCTTATAACCCTTATATAACAATGACGAATTAATCAACCCTAGTGAACTCTTTATAACCCTCCCTCCAGCCGGAAGATCCTTCGCTTTAAGATGCTCTATTATTCCTTCCTGTAAAGGATTTACAAACGGATCGGTTAGTATGGTGAATGACGACGCTTTAGAAAAGTACCCTTCTGCTGATCCAAGATCACCCTTGACGTATAGGTCGACACCTCTCAGAAATATTCTGTTCTTGATGAAATTTCCTATAAGACGAGTTACATGCTCAACGTCCTCGCTCTTGATAACCTTGTGACTATTAAATAGGTCCTCGACAATTTCCCAGTCATGACTATACATGTCTTTATAAGTATGCTTCATATGTAATTGGAGAACACTGAGATCGATATTATTGTCTCTAAAGGGATTACTAATCAGAGCCGAAACTAGCTGAGAATGGATAGTCCTTTGAAACATCCACGGTTCTAAAAATGAATGGCATAATTGTCTAATTTGGAGGTCAAACAACATCTTGAGGACCATAGGTTCTATTTCAGTATCGTTAGCCATTTGACCCCCTGAGCTTATAGAACTTTATGTATACCGCGATGTAATGCGGAGGACTTTGTATCTCTCTCGGTAGGATACATTTGCTTTGAGAGTTAAACACTCCAAAAGCATCGTCGATATCTAGTCCTGGAAATATACCATCTTCAATAACCTTCCATAAGTTCGTTAGGTCAAGCAATCTTAGCTTAGTCCCATCGCCAATGATCCAATCATGTTTGCTAGAACAAAAGGCAGTATGACAAGCGTAGCAATATGTATCTTTAGGAGCTTTTATTTTGAGATCTTCTATCTGATCTTTAATATGGCTTTGAAGAAGAGTAACTCTCTCGTCCTTCCGAATCCAAACTCTACCATTCATACTTTGGGCTTTGTACATATTATTAGAACTAAAATAATAAGGGATGGATATACAAAAACAGTATGTAGAAATTTGCTTTAGGTCAGTTGCATTAAGAATGCAGTTTTGCGGAACAGATCCTCCTTCTATAGCCATGTCTCGACGATAACAGGATCATCATCAGGAGACCTGGGTATCATATTAAGTCCAGAAGGAAGCAACCTATGTAGTTCTTCTATAGTATCAGCTACAAACATCTCATTAGTAGGAGTTAACTTACCATCACCAACTAGCCATAACCTAGCGACAAACTGGTCAGGTTGATCCTTAGGATGATCATAGATCGTCCAAATTCGAAGTAAGTCTTCGTCATTCTTTGCCATGGTCTGGACCTAGCAAGCTTATGATATCTTCTTCCGTAGGAGCTACGTTTACTATCGGGACAGATTTAATAGGTCTTTTCGGATCAGGCAATAGACTACTTTGAACTCTAGCATTCACGGCTTCCTGAATAGTTATACCACCAGAAAACGCCGGATACATGATGGCTATCAGGTTCAAATCATCAGCAGTTTCTACAAACAGATTGCTATTACATAAGCTCTCCGGATGATGACCCAGCCCAGAGACCATAAGCGTATCCGCGTAGATATAATATCGTTCTAGAATCCTTGCCATAACAGCTGCTTGACTAGAAGAAATCTTCATATATTAGTCTCTCCGTACGACAGCTCTGTTTCATGTATAAGGCTCTCTTTGTACGTTACTGAAGTCAAGTCTCATTTTTCCAGTCACCAACTTACGTGACTGGCCAAGCGATAAGGCAAAGGCTCCACGAGCTATGAATAGCTCTCCCATTGATCGCACACTCTCTACCTCTTCGTCAACAGTAATATAAGTCTTGACACCGTATGCGGATAGCCTACTATCCAAGGCTTCTACTGCGGTCTGCTTACTTTCATGAAACTCAGAAGATATAATAGGTCCATCAACTACAGCGTTCTTTAACTCTACCATCTGGTCTCCAGACACACCAATCTCATACTCTGCTTTAATCGGTATGTTGAATTCTTCAACTACTTTGTCTATAACGTATCTGGGGAGAGCAGAGATGATTTTTGGCAAGTCAGCGATCTGTACGTCCAAATCAGCCGCGTCATGAGTAAAGCAATCAATCCTTGCAGACATGTCTTGGTCTAGAGTATACTCACTCATATAGTAGATACCTAGCCCAGCAAGAACAGAAGAAGCATTTTGGATCGGGTAATTCTGGGCATTCCTAAAAGACTCTGATATAAACATGCGAAGCTTCTTATCTACCTCTCTATTAGAACTAAGTTTGACCTTTCTGGAGAACACGTTTTCCAACAGCTGATCTTTACTCCACTGGCTTAGAGATAGAGCTTCATGCGGTAGTCCTACGTCGTAAATAGGGTCTCCTAAGGGAGTCAAGATGTAGCCGTTTTCTAGTAAGAAGCTGTGCTGTGCTTTTATCCATATCTCTATGTTAGGAAACGTGCTGAAAAGCTGGGTGAATATATACTTAGCCAATTGGATATTACCATTTAAAAATTTAATTGCAAAACTTGGTGGACTATCTCCATATAGAACAGCAAACACAGCGCTCTTGGCATAACGACGCTCTTGCTTTGTAATCTGCTTTTCTGGTTTACCCCAAATCTTGCTGGCAATGAACAGATGAATGTCTGCACCTTCACGGAACTTCTGAAGCAAGGCTTCGTCCTTGGCTATAGTCGCCAGAACACGGATTTCACTCTGACTCAAGTCCCAATGGAGTCTAACACCGTCAATAAATCTAGATACCATAAGGTCAATAAGTTCTCCTGCGGGCACGGTATGGTCCCCACTGCGGAACCTTTTTGTTACCGCAGTACACACTCCGAAGGAAGTCTCTTTGATCCAAATTTTGTCTGTTGGCGTCTTCTCTGTCCAACCTGGATGTCTCAGAGCCCGAACGTTTCTCTTATCTACTAGCGTTGCATTACCTCTCCCAACGTCTCCCCAAATGTAAGTCGAATAAACCTTCATTACCTTCTTGTATAATCGGAACAGAAATACGATACGAAACTCATCTACCCAAGTTGATTTGTCGTCTACATTAACACCACCAATATGCCAAAAAGCATTGTAAATATCCTCAATAACTTCTGAGGCCATACCCGGCAATGTCCACCCGTAAAATTCGATAAACACTTTTATTTCTGGAGGAGTAATCTTTATGTTATTATCATCTTTCCAAAGTTCAGATGAATTTGCAGGATGGTTTTGAACCTTGTTTCCAATACACTCAGATGCCTCTACTAGAGTATCAACCACCTTGAACCGTTCTGCTGAGTCAGATTCCGCTAGCACTTGTTCAAGTGTAGGACCTAGTACAGGGTATTCCTTAAAACATTCATCCTTGCTATTCTGATACTCCTTGAATACAGTAAAAAGCATCATAAGGAATTTCAGTCTAGGCGTTACGATAAGCTTTGAAAACCTATCCCTCGTATCCTTGTGATTGGACCTTGGATTGAAAAACTTCGTCAGATTGTCTAGCTCAGTAGTTGTCTGGATTTCAAGAACGTCCTGAGTATTATCAATTACGGGGACAAAGGTCTGATCGGTACTAAGAGACGACGGCAATATCTTTTGAAATCTAGGGATCATTAGTATCGATCTAAGGGAGTCTATCGCTGTATCAAGATATACCTTATCAAGCTTTGTAGCTAACTCGTCATTCCAGGCAATTCCAGAGGCCTCCAACTCGAACCCGAGCTTGCCTAGATTATTATAGATTTCAGATACCCGGACTAGACCAAGTTTCTGGACTTCCTCTCCCAGATGGTCTTTCAACCGATCCGTAAATTCTATATCCCTAATAGCATACGGAGCTATGATCTCAACAGGTACATCAGTGAACTTGTCCTCAAAATCCTTGTCAGTAGACCGCTGTATGATCAGAGTGAAAAACCGTTTGCAAAATTCAGTATATCTTTCTCTATTGTAATACTTCTTAGCTAATCTATTGATTTGGACGAAGTCAGTTCGAAGGTTTACGATCCTATCAGTAGGCTTTTTAACTGCATCAAACCATGCAATCAGAGTATCAATAGAGTTACATTTACTGTCTTGAATAAAAATAACCTCTTCCCTAATCCTGCCCTTGTAGGTTGGCTTTACGTACTTGATGATCTTCTGGAGAAGGCTGTTCCACTCATCGACTTCAGCATCCCATGTCTGTATACCTAGTCGAGTGCTAGCGATCTCTTTCAAACCGCCGCTACGACCTAGACACCTGTTCATCATCATTACATCAAGAACGTCTCTAATATATACTCCGAAATAACTTAGGCTAGCGGCACATTCATATTGGAGATTGAATACTATCAGTTTCTTTGATAGAAGCCATACTCCAATCTTGGCTTTCAGTTTATCAGGAATGACGAATTCTCCAGGTGTTCGCCAAAAATTATAGAGCATAACGTAAACACAGGTCTTAGTCGTCCTGCCCTTAAGAGCAAGGCCACCGACAAAGTAATTATAGTGATACGTATTGAGGCCTGATGCTTCATAGTCCAATACCACTTCAGTATCGTTTTTGAAAATTTCTTCAACTCTAGACCATTCTAGTACGTCAATCACCTCATACTTAAGTATATTGGATACAGTTTCTTTCTTAAAGCCACTCCAAGCTCTTTTAAGGTCGCCAATCAACGTCTCGAAGGACTCAGAAGTCCCTCGGGTCAGAATGCCCCAACCACTGACTCTCAGCACGAAGCTTGGATGGTAGGTGACAAAGACTGGAATGTCAAGATAGCTATAGGTGTGGACTCTAGCCGCCCCTACAGACGTGTCTATATCAAAAGCCGACATAGCAGATTTTCCAGTCAATAAAATCACTTTAGGCCTTGTCTTCTCTATATCCTTCCGTAGAAATACAGAGTACTTTTGAATCTCATGATGCTCTGGTGTCCTATCTTTAATTCTGGACCCTTCTCTAACTATAGGACGATATGGAATTACGTTGAAGTATCGTATCTTAGTAGGATCAATATCACCAGTCTTTGCAGCTTCAACAATCGCCCGGTCCAGTGTTTGTCCCGCAGGACCTACGAACGGCGTACCCTGTTCAACTTCTTCTTTACCAGGACCTTCTCCTGCTATATATAAATGTACATCAGTATAACAACCTTTTGGCCCTACAAACAGTGGATCAAGTCCAGGACCTGGGTTTACTAAGCTGTCAGTCAATTCTAAACTAGACATGGATAGAATAACCCTTATCTATCTTGTTAGAGTGCTTTCTATTAATAATCATACTATTGATCCAAATTTTATATTCCTCTAGAGTACTTCGATTATAAATCCTAATATGTCCTCTTCTCAAATGCCGTCTTGGTGAATTGTGTGATCCTCCTAAAGAAACTCTATTCAAAGAATGCTCAGTTGGAACACTTAAGGTAAGAATTTTATACTCATATACAAGACATTTTCCTTCTAAAAGTCTTCTCTTATTTAACTTTTCTGGAGGAAGTATTGTTTCAAGATAAACATTTGAACAAGAAAGAGCTTCTATAAGCTCTAAGACTGCACGTACCCCACTCTCATGTATCTCACGCATAACTTTCTGATCACATCTTTTATATATTTCTTCAAATAGGACTTTTGTTCCAAAGGGAAATCCTCGCTCTGTCATCTTAGAATCCAAGTCTAAAGTAGATTGAAAACAATTGGGCCACCAGTATGAATTTCCAGTTCTTGGATCTTTTGTCCAACCAGTTTTCGAATCTTTAAGTTTATGAAATGATGTTATTACAATAAGATCTTTCGTGGCATTTTCATTAGCAAGAATAATTGAACCTGAAAATTCTATCGAGATAGTTGGAAACGGAAGTCGTATCTTATTTGGAATTCCTCTAAACTCGTCATCGAATAATACTCCATTATCAGGAATCGCAAATTTAATCGTGTTAGAATCCTCGACGACTTCCCATATCTTTATTATCCTACTTACAAGCTCTTGTGAGTAAGGATTATGATTTCTACCCTTTATTGACTTAAAATACTCTGCTGCATTCGTTATCAAATGTCTAGGTTCCATAAGGTTTTCCCCTATATATCACGCAAACCATGTCAATGGCTTTCCATAAGACTACTCCCCAAAGACATGAAAGGGCGGTAGTTTTACCTACCGCCCTAACACCAGCCCTTACCTCTAACCTACTTACTTAGTAGACGGCACTGGGTGGGGTATGGTCGGAACGCCTACTACTACCCAACCTGTACTCGGGCTCCAGCCCACCTTCCATTCGACCAACGGCTCCCGACCACCGTCGCCAACCGGCGGAATGTAGATCGGTGGAGTCGCGTACCCTGGCCATGGCGCATCTCCACCCCAAGTACCAAGCGGTGGCACAGGGGGTAACACAATCGGGTGTGTTGGAACTCCAGGTTCAATCGCATCCGGCGGGATCACGATCGGATGGGCTGGATGCGGTGGAGGCAGGACGATGGGATGTGTCGGAACTCCAGGCCCAATTGCTTCCGGAGGGATCACAATCGGGTGTGCAGGATAGACCGGGATGTAGATGGGATGGGTCGGCACTCCCGGTGCAATTGCATCAGGTGGGATCACAATAGGGTGTTCAGGATGTGGTTGAGGACCGGGGAGACCGATATCAACATAGTTTGGAGGTCGACCACCCCAAGTACCTAAAGGTGGAACAGGACCTCCTGGCGCAATCGGGTGCGAAGGAAACGGACCGCCTGGCATAGGACCTCCACCAACTCCTACGTCGGTATAGTGCATATACCCTACGAAAGTAACAGGAATTGCAGCCATATCTTTACTCCTCTGTTTTACCAAAACACGGTCTTTAAACTATCCTATCGGACCGCACGATAGTACTAAACTCCAACCGTGACCAGTGACCGTTGAACCAAAGTTTGAACAACACGTAATAGATCATCAGCTTCAGACTTAATTTCCACCTCATATCTAACTATTGGTCCCCAGTGATTACAGCGATTACGTAGACCGGTCGCGGACATGAAGACCGTAAAAGCTGGACAGAATTTCGACAACCACTGGTATTGAGTACCTTGATCGCCTTTGCCATAATTTTGTAGATCAGCTGACGATGGGTTTAAACCCTCCGTAAAGATAGGCTGGAAACCCTGCGGTTTATCCCAGAAATAATCGAATAACCTCTCAATGTCAACATCAGAACTCGACAAATTCCAGGAACTCTGCATGAGCCCGGCTTCTGCCGTTTCCGGACTGGTATTTGTAGCTGACTGGTCACGGCCACACCAATGGTTACCACTGGTTTCTCGCATACCAAGACCAATCATCAACGTAAATAGATGACGTAAAGTATCAACCCCATCGTTACTATTATCCATACCAAGCGAATAAAACTTGTCTCCATAATAAGTCATAACGTCGTCGTCATTACTACCATTCTCAGCTTCAGCCATAGTCATAGCTGCACTATTGCCGTCATTCAGAGCTACGACTGCCCAAGCGAACGACAATGCCATACCAGCAATATATCCCGGAGGAGCAACACCACGGTCATCCCAGCTGTATTCAACAATCTCTGATCTATCGACAATGTTTAAAATCTGTGCCTGTAAATCAGGTCCAATTGGAGTAACAGTTCCTGCCATTTTCTGTTCTAGTTCGATTAGCTTGGTCCAGGTGTTTTTTCCCACTACACCATCAACACCAAGATCCACTGCGGCTTGGAAGCCCTTCACAGCTGCGTCGGTCCGGCCTCCAAAATCCCCATCAACAGGAATGCCTAGGTCCCTCTGGACGCGTTCAACGGAACGACCACTATCGCCTTGGCTCAGTACAACATCAGGCACTGTAGGGCCTTCTGGCGGCCTCCCCGGGGCTATTGGGGGTCGGTCTGTCGGAGGCTCAACCGGCTTGGGCGGTTGCTCGACCTCCTGACCACTGATCGCCCCGGCAATAGCTGTACATATCTGAGAGAAGTATTGCCTATATAGTTCAGCATCCTTACTACTATCTACAAAACAGGTTTCTATTAGTATAGAAGGTTTACTAGTATTGTTCAGGAAGAATAGATCAGTTCGTTTCTTTGGACCACGGTCAATGAAATGACCAGCAGAAGCAATAGCAGCTGATACTTCATCAGCCAAGGTTTGCTGAGTTATATACAGACACTCAACACCCATTGGATTTGACGTATGGTTATAGGCATTAAAATGGACAGAAACATCCAAATCCCTACTTTGGCTATTATGATAGTTTACTATTCTATTTAGGTTCTCGTTTTGTGAAGTACTCACATCGTCATGGAAAGTCTTTATACCAACACCGATATTCCGAAGCACAGTAGCTACTTGCTCGACTACTTTTCGAGCTTCATTCACTTCATCAAGGATATCTGACGCTCCCCTGATATGTTTCCCATGTCCTGAAGACAGAACGATATCCATCGCTCGCTCCTATTCGAAGCAGGCCAAGCTCTGAATACTGTTACAGCTTTTAGTATTTAGTCTTAACTATTCCGTTATCATCACAGAATTTAGCTCCCTTGGGAGTAAGCAAATAAATATCGGCACCTACAGTGTTGGACAACATAGCAGTATCTAACCACACAATATACCCAGCGTCTTTAAGCCCATTCATAGCACTTTGAATACTAGATGGTCTATTATATTTAGAATAGAAGATTTTGTTTTTCGTATTCCTGAGAGACAGTATCTTTCTCCACTCAGGCTTCATGCTACTAATTTATGCTACTAATTTTCTGATATATTCTTTAACATCGTTCCTAATGTTGCTTTCTATTATGTTACTGACAAATGTTTTAGCAACTCTCATATCCATCTTATGTAACTGTTCTTCTAGCAAATCTTGGTTGATATCGAAAATAAAAGCTGTAGCTATCTCAGATCGGATGTCTTCAACAATTGAAAACTTATTATCTATAGGATATCTCAAATCCATTAGCTTAAAGTTTCTAAGAAGTATATCATGCCCATTTTTCAAAGCTTCATATCCTGAGGTTCTGGCTCCAGTAGGTCTCTCGAGCTTTGTCAGAGAATCGTATAAAGTATAATGTTTGTTATGCTGCAAGTCAATTAACTGGGAGGCGTATTTCTCAGCTGTCTCCCATCCACAAAACCCGGGAATGTTGTCAGATGTATCACCAGCAATAGCCCTGATCGTAAGCCAGTGGGCTCTCCAACAATCCTTATTTAGATTATTATCTCTGATAAGACTTTCGACAGTATACATTGTATCAGTCCTACTATCATATAAGTCAATATTTTTCGTAACCAGCTGAACTAAATCCATATCTGAAGAATAGATGGTAACCCTTTCATTCGGGAGCTTACTACATATATAAGCTATGATATCATCAGCTTCACAATTTGGGACTTGAATCGACAGACATCCCGACAAAGGAAGAATTTGAGAATGCAACATTCTTGTTGTCATAACAAGCTTAGCTATATAATCATCTCTAGCCTCATCTCCCTCTTTAGCTAACAGATTATCTGCTGATTTAAGACTGTCAGACACATTTCCAATTGGTATCTTATGAGGCTTATATTCTTTATATAATTCACGTCTAAATATAGGAATACCTAAATCCCAGCCACCTATAACTTGATCTTTAAGCTGATGCTTTAGTACGATCTTTGATAATGAACTTAAAGCGCCATGAACGCCACCCGTAAATCTTCCTTTACTGTCTTTTAATTCAGACTGAGGCGTATGTAAAGAAGCGTGAATAATAGAATGCATATCAGCCACGATAAGTCCCACTATCTGATACCCACGTCATACATTTTTTCAATTTTGTAAGGATTTTTTCTGCTTATAACCATACTATTGACCCATATTTTATACTCGCTAGGAGTTCCTCTGTTATATATTCTAACATGCCCACCATCATCAAAAATAGCCCCGTCAAGAGGTAACTGGAACTTTACTGTAGATACATCAACTACCATACTCCAGATACGCCTAAAAGACTCTACAGGTACTGACTGAAATGATGCTGAAGCTCTCTGTATTAGATTAAGTGCTTGTGTCATCTTATTTACGCTGCCACTCTCTTCTCGAAGTCGGCATCCTTCTCCATCTCCCTCCTAAGATCGTTAATCTCAACAAAGCTATCAGCTGCTCTTCTCAGAGCATCTGAAACCATTTTTTGATTCAGCAAGGTCGAACATATTGTAACAACCTTGCCAGCGTCGTCGAGATGTTTAACCAGTGGAACAAACTGGCTATTTCCTGTAAATAGGATGAAATGGTCAACTGCTGGAATCAGCTTCATCGCCTGAATAGTAAAGTCAACCTGTATCCCTCGGTTACGCTCGTCAGTATCTGTAACTTTGCAGATGAACCCATTGTAGTCCAACCAATCAATCAACCTGATAATCGAGTTTTCCTCTTGGTCCTTATCAAGAGATACAAAATAGTAGATTTTCTTCAAGATAAGCATTCTCCTAAAATAATCGAGCATCTTCTTGTAATCAGGACTCCAATTAAGAGACTTAAATCCGTAATGCGAATTGATCCCATCAATCAAAACAGCTGCTGAAAGATCTTCGAATCCACCAAATGGCCTATTTTGTTCCATAGACATTTTTTACTCTCCAATTTTTTACAACGCGTTCTCATCAAGCATAATCGGTGCCTCAGTAAGCTCGATATCACCCTCGACAACATCATCAGGGTCAAGCTCATGAGGATTATCTTCTGTATCCAAAGCTGCCTCTTCTACATCCTCTGGTTTCTCCTTTCCAGCCTCCTTCGGTTGGTCATCTGGGATGATAGGTCTAGAAACGTTTCTCTCATAAATTTTGTCTCGCTCCTCCAAGTCCTTCTTAGAAAGACTACCAAGCGTCAAACCAAGTTTCTCATACACTATATTCAGTGTGTAGTAGTTCTTTCTGAAATGTCTAGCTATGGCATCGAGAAACAATTCACGTAGCTTAGGATTTTTTGAAATGTAGTTATCCCCAGTAACCGCTTCCTTCTCCCACCTATAAGACTTATCCTTATTATTAAGAAGTCGCCACCAACCACCGCTGGAGTATAAGATACCTAGGTCAGCGGCAACCATCGCAGCTTCATCATCAGGGACGATCTTGCCTCCCATCTGATCGTTGATGTAGATTGGAATATTGTCCAGAGTCGGCCCGAATTTTGACTTCCTGACACTGACCTTACTAGAAGATCCAATATACATCTTCAAGCTTTCATCATAAACCTTCTTGTTCTTACTAAACCAGAAATAGTAGTGGTTCGCATGTTTAAGCGCGTTCCCACCTGAAGAGACTTCAGTCACGTTATAGGACCCTAGACCAGTAGTCCTTATTTGATTCAATAGGAATATGGTAACAGGCTTATTGAATAAGGAACTCATTACTATTGCAAGATTTATTTCGTTAATTCTAGCTCGTAGTCCCAGGCCTCCTGCGTCGCGTGGGTCATTTCCCTTCATCGCCTCTTCAACTTCTTTGGCAGGTTTAGAAGTCGCTATAGTGTCCCATATGACAAGAACTGGCGTAGGTCTACTAGGCTTTAGCAACCCCCTAAAAGCAAGAAGCGTAGCTAGGCTTTTCTGTGCTAGTAAGACTACCTCCTTAGAACTTACGGTATCATCAAGCAAGCTCAGATCAGGCTCTAGCTCAACTGTCTTCATCAACTTGATAGCGTCTTTCAGATTCCAGTCTTTTACAAAGTCCTCCACTGTAATCTTAGCTAGAGCTTGCCTATCTTGATCACCCAGGATACGATATATCTCACCGTAGCCACTTTCAAGTGTTCGAGCATTCTTGATAATGGTACGAGTCATGTCAAGTTTGAAGGTGTACTCTAGTCGGATCAAGTCTACTGATAGTTCCGGGTCCAAGATAACGACAACACCATCTTTGTTATCTTCCAAAAAGTTTGCAGCAGTATCGTAGGCATATGCTGACTTTCCACTACCGGGTGGACCTGCTAATTCTGTTATAGTAGATTGATCAATCCCACCGGCTCCTATGATGTTAATAGTATCTACCGGAGTTCTTATAGTATTGTGTGACCAAATATGCTTCATTTATCACCTCTCCATATATGACCACGACGGATAGCAGAAATTGTTGAAAAGTGAACTCCAAATTCTTCAGCCAATTTATTGTTGATCCCACGAGGCCCTTGACGTGATCTTATCTCACCCACCTGAGCCTGTGTAAGTTTTGACCAAGAATGTTGTTCTCCTCTAATAGCTGTCCCATGACTAATTTTATCTTCATATTGCTCCCCATAAGTTCCCCATTCAAGATTCTCTGGCCAACGATTATCAGACTTATTACCGTTAAGATGACGACACTCGTCTTTTCCTAAAGGACATGGACCAACAAACGCATTTAATACCAGTTGATGAATATAAAATTTGCGTGTACGCCCATTTTCTTCCATAAAGACACAAAGATACCCAGTAGACGGATCAGGCTTTGGATTTTTTATTCCTTTCCTAAATCCACGGCCGATCTGTCCAGGTAACACTCTAATCCTTCCCATGTTTGATACTTGATGGAAAGGCCACTCAGGTTGATGATAAGGTATAAGTTCAATATCTTTCCAAACCTCACCTTCCAAGTCTTCCATAATAGTGACCTCCCATACTTTTATCTTATGGTCTTATCAAGCAGCCTTCTTCGCTTTTTCTGTGGCTATAGTGCACAATTCTTCATAGTCACATGCAAGACAGAAAGGATTTGCTTTAGTAGGTTTATTTGCGAACCTTACGTTGGGGTACACTTCAGACATTTTGGCGTTAATCTTACACTGATTGGCTAGTCTGCATTCGATTTCATCTGGATTAGCGGCTGTTGTCATCACAGCGGTTGACGATGATGCCTGAACCGATGCAGACTGCTGAGGCACAGCTGTAACAGAGGCTGAAGAGGCATTGGATGTTGTAGGAGCCTCAGCTGCTTTATCGCTGAACTTATGCGCTTCTGAAGACTTATCTTTAGCTTTTCCTCCAGAAGCACGAAAATTCGTGATCTCTTCATAGACAGCATTCTTCAGCTTGAAAAAATCTTCGTCAGAAATTTTGTCATCTTCATTGATATAGATACTATCCAGTCCGGTGTATGGAATCACCTCACCATCTTCGTTTTTAAACTCTAAGTCTGGTAAATCTAATGCCGTCATTCCTGCTATGCCACAACTCACGTTAGCCTTGCCACTTCCTCTAGCAATGGAAATTTTGATCCCAGGAGCCGCATTGTTAGGATCAAGCATTTTTCGCTTATCGTCCAGGTGCAATCCCGCGATAAAATCCTGGATAGCAAACATCTGACGACGGTCAAGAATTGCACCGTAATAATGCTTAGCCTTCGTAAATTCCTCGTCAGAAGATTCATAGAAATACGCCATCATATACCCATGTTCACGAGACTTGTATTGCCAAACTGGCTTTCCCCAAATCTTCTCCAACCCAGCGTCTGCAGCTTCAGTAAGTAAGTTGTCTACTCTATCATCTTTCCAAAACCGGAGCTTCTTACCTTCCACAGGAATTCGGCTATGTATCCAAGCACGTCTGATCAAACGTACAAAACCCTTGGAATCACGATCTGGGAGAATGCGAAAAACGTAGGTGCCGTCTCCTAGAAAACAGACAGGAACTCCAGCTTGAAACCCGCCACGTTCTTTATATTCTTTACGGTACGCTTCTGCATCTTCATTTATTTTATTGATATCTTCATTTCCTAAGTTGAAGTTAAACTTCATGATTGTTCTCTCCTCTTTCAGACTGTTAAGGTCAAAAGGGTTGGTTTCCTTGTGCTGTAGTTGGTGCTCTAGTTACGACCTTCACTCCAGAGTTAGCCTGCATCTCTCCATAGAGGTGTACCGACTCAACAATAAGCTCCAGGATAGTGTCTGGGAGAAATGACTCATTACTCTTATCTCCTGATGTCGCCTTAGCCCTAAGAGTTAGGTACCTCACCAGCTTGGCAATACATTCTCCGGCAATATGACTCTCACCACCAGGGACATCGGCCTTATCATACCCTGTAACTGCGAATACAAGATCAATGATCTCAGATGTAGAATCACGTGGCTTAGATTGAGCAAGCTCTAAAGTTTGTTTAATAACATCAACTTCAATAGCAGTCTTTGCCGTACTCATAGATTGAATAAACCCTTTCACGGACTTATCTTCAGGCATGGACTTTCACTTTCGCCTAACGCCATAAGCGTTACGCCTTAGAATGTTAGTCATCAGAGGTTGAAACTGGTAAATCTCTTTCTCGAATATCTCTTTAAATCTCTTCCTAGAAACTGAGTTTGGATCTTGTTTCCAAGGAAGCCTTAGTAGAAATACGTCTTGACGATCAAGAGACTTGTAAACCGATCTAGCTATCTTGATACCATTTTCAAATGCGCCACCGTCAGGGGCTATGTATATCTTATCAATATGTTTAAATGAAACCATCTCTTTTAACTGGGAGAGTTGAAATGGGCTTATTGTCTTGCCTAAGAGAACTAAGGGGCAAATACTTCCATCCAAGTGTTGGTAAGCTGACAATCCAGAAATTGTACCTTCAACGAGTATAACCTGATCAGTGTTAACATAATTAAGCCATAAAAGAGGTTTTACTTGGTCATGAATATTGGTATGACGTATAGTACTATTAACGTTTCTGATAGATAGAAAGTCAGTAACTCTTGATAATCCGTCTGTCCAAATCTTGTTACAAAATATAACTCCTAACCTAGGAGTTCTCGTAGCCAGTATATTGAACCTATCAAGGACCTCAGGGAATATCCTTCGGTCATTGACCATATAGTCTAGGCATTCTTGGTTATCTCTAATAGGAGAAGTCCAGTCGCCTAGCGAGAGTCTTTGGTAGGGGTAACGCTGTTCGTCCGGTACGGTTTCAAGCTGTTGGCGTATTAGTTCTGGCGTACGCAGAGCATCAGATATAATCACAGTTTCGCATCGAAAACAATGCCCAATTTGCTTCACTGTGTTGTAATAAAAATGCCCGGTGGTATCAGCAGTTTTAGTGAGTTCTACACAGTACGGGCAAATCCACACTTCTTCATAACCAGACTTTCTGACAAGGGTCCTTAAATCAAGGAATTCTCCAAAATGTAAAATCCCACTCTTTTTAAGCAATCATTCTTCCTCCTTACCATTACGACTATGTCTTATGAGATTTAGAAAAGAGGTAGTCGGTCTGAATATAACAGTTGGCTGGACAGTCTCTTCCATACATCTTTGATTTATATCATAATATCGTTTCTTCTGCATGATACCCCGCATCTGACCAAACCCACGAATATACACAGTTTCATCGCAAATCTTATCCTGGAGAATTCCAAGAAAAGAATTGACTACAGTTTTCACGCTGTCCTTAGTGAACCCAGTCTCCAGCACGATAGCATTTATGATATCATGCTTGGCATCCTTTTTCGCGCCCATTGTACGCTATGCCACCTCTCTCACGTCCTATTCTTACTATCAGAAAATGATGCAGCTGTCACCAATCCTGCTCTTGCAGCCAGATAGTTCTTAACGAACGTCTCGTCCGGAGAACACATGAAGGCTATAGCTGACAAGGGCACTTGGATTTCTTTATGAACTATAGGATTAGCATCATGAAAGACTATAAAGTTAAACCTTTTTACATCCTTTTGATCACGACTCACAAGGATAGGGTCCTTCACAATAGCAATAGCATCTATTATTTGAACAATCTCTCCAATAAACTCAATATTTCTTCCATTTATTGAAATAAACTTTACACCTGTTATGGGATGTACTGGTGGTACTATATCAGCTGGTCCACTAGTCAAAAAGTCTTTGGTATTATTCATTTGAGAACTCCACGGTATGAATCAAGATGCTTCCATTTTTTGCCACTCTTAATATGACTAATCAAAGATCGTGCAACACCATAATCACGCGCGATCTCATGCTGAGTGCGCTGGTCATTGATAATCGCAATAGCTTGAACCTCAGTTAGCTTTGCATTACCATGGGTTTCACCCTTACTACGATCTTCAATCTTGTTCTGGCGATCAAGATACTCCCAGCTTTTACCGCTCTTAATCAAGCTGATAGTTACCGGATTAACATTGTAGTCAAACGCAATCTCTCTATAAACACGATTGTCGTTAATGATCGCAATAACCTGAGCTTCAGTCAACTTCGCTTTACCGTGGTTCTCACCCTTACTCTGACGACCTTTAGTGTTTCTATCATCCATGTTAATTTGATGATCACCTTCGAACAAATGATCTGGGTTGACACAATGCGGGACATCACAGCTATGCAAAATCTGTTGATCATCAGTAAGTGGACCTCGAAAAAGTTTCCAGGACAGTCGATGAGCACTATGTTTCCCACCTAAGATCGCCCAATTAACCCACCCATAACCACCCACCAGTGTCCCAGTCCATAGCCAACATCCACGATTTGGTTCTAATACATAGTGAGCTTCAAAGCACTCTAATAAATTTTCGTCTGTTATTTCTCTACTCATTTTGCTACTCCTCCGGAATAATTGATACCTTCACCTTATGACCCTCAATTAAATCTGGCTTATCTCTGCCTAAATATATGGACTCTCTGCTGCCCTGAAGAGTAATGTACCAACCTATTGAAACTTTATCACATTCGTGAGTTTTTTGACCATCACGAACTTCTAATCTCCAGTTTATATTTTCAAAATGTTCATTTACACTAGTAATCTTCGTCTTGAAAGAGTACATTGTAGTCATCTAGATCACCGCCATCTTGTTCCAAGGTCGGAACTTCAGCAACTGTTCTGGATCAAGCTTCGTCCAGTCGCCATCAAAGAGAATAGCCCTATCATCAATCGTAAGAAATGCTGCTGGTTTTTCGTGAGCAAATGCAATAGGCGAAGCGTCTTCGTTTGCTAAAACGTGGTCACGGCCGAACTCCTCCGTCGCATGACGAGTGAACCACTCCCGCATCGCCCGGAGGCCTGAAGGCTCTTTGCTCCGGCTGCTGTAGATCACCACCTGGAACGTCTTAGTCGCCTCGTAGAGCCACTGTAAGGCCCCTGGCACCGGTCCGTCAACGATCGTCCAGGCGTTCACCCACGGGCTGGTGTATAGGTGGATAACACCGTCAAAAATCCACGCAAAGGATCGGTTTCGATCTTATAGTCATTGCGTACCTCCTTTCATTTGTTGTTTTGGTTAAACCACTCCAGGTCACGCCTTAGAGTGGCTTGAGAGTGTTTACTGCCATTAAACTTGACAAAAACATAGTCCTTGTTAACAGAGGTAATAACACCTTTTTCAGCCATACCATCAAAAGACTTGTAAATCACTATACGACCAACATCGGATGATTTAGCCTTGATCATACCAGTCCCCTACCCAGTTCTTGGTATACACCGAACTATCCGATCCTTCTAAAGTTACATTTATCTCATGATTAAATTTACTGATCAACGACTCATCATGCGTGACCACAATCTTTTTTGGAACGTTAGCTTTGTTAATTAGCTCGAAGCAATACTCAGAGTAGCTAGGATCAAGGAACGATAGTACTTCATCAAAAATCACTACACCAAGAACACCATGATCCATACCATACATTTGTGTGAATAGATTATTTAAACTTACCATCATAATAATATCGACAACTCTAGCTTGACCTGTCGAAAGCTGATCATAATCTGCCTTCTCCCGCCCCATGAACATAGCTGACACACTCAGGTCATCCTCGATTATAACTCTAAAACTTTCCCCGTCAGTTAGCAGGTCAACTTGATTTTGTAATAATCTCTGTCCCTGTTTTGCTAGCTCCGAAATCAGAAGTCCGTTACGTTTGAGCAGAGTCTTCTGAGTCCAGTTCATAGCTTCTTGTAAATTGCTTTTAGTCTCCAGACTCAATTCAGTAGTTTGAATTTCTGTATTAAACTCAGAGATACTACTGGCTTCCGCTTGGATCAAAGCTTCATAGTTAGTACGCGCTTCCTTAACTTCAGCTAGACCAGAATTGATCAACGCCAAGCGATCCTCTAAAATAAGAATCCTTTCTAACTTGGTTTTTAGACTAGCTATATCTTCATTGTTGGACAAGTACTCTATATCTTTTTCGGTAAGCCTGATCGTCAATGTCCTTTCCAATCCAGTATTAGGTAACTGTGCTTTAAGAGATTCAATCTCTACAGTTAATTTATCTACTACATCTTCATTAAGCAGTTGCTGGTGACAAGTAGGACACTTGCCATCAAGAGACATTCGTAAACTAGCTTTCTTCGTTTCTATCTCTCTTGATATACGACTGACCATATTACGTACATCTTTGATACCAGCTTCTAGAGCAAACTTCTCACTTGCAAGAACATTAGACCTGTAATTGCATCTATCAAGGCTTTCTCTAATACCCTTACTAGGTACAGTCAATTTTAGTTGAGCTTCAATTTCATTCCTCTCACGTTCCAGACTCGTAGTGTCAACAGTGCTCTGGGCATCTCGTTTGGTGAGGTATTCACTTAATTTGTTCTTGCTAATGTCTCTGATATCTTTTAGAGTCTTGATCTTCGATTCAATTTGAACGATAGTAGAACTATTGTCTTTTATCAAGTCTCCTAGCTTATCTCTAGCAGTGTCAACAGCACTCATACCAACAATAGTAGAGAGAAGAGTGTAACGATCAGACTTCGTGATAGATCCAAACAAGCTTGGACTCTTAGCTGGGAAATAGGAGAGTAGTTTAATCTCCCATTCCGAGATACCAAGGAGTTCGTATATAGTCTCTTGAGTAATAGAAGTCTTACTACCTGTATAAGGTAGCCATTTGTCGATGAATGTAAAGATTTGCAGCTGAGGACCGGAGTCCGTCCTGCCCCGGCCGATCCGATACATGACCCCCTCAACCTCTATCACGACAGCGACGAAGGTACCCGTGTCGCCATACCAATTTCTCACTTCATTGGCGGCAACTCCCTTTGTCGTAGAACCAGTTAGGCACCAAAAAATCGCTTCAACAACAGAACTCTTGCCCGATCCGTTCTTCCCAGTCAGAACCAAGCTATCAGGGAATTCTTTCAAGTTCAAGGCGAAATCTTCTATTGACAAGAAGTTATGAGCCTCTAGGCTATGGAGCTTAGACCTTGGGACCTTCCTGTCTGAACTGGGGAGGGATTCCATGAGCTTGTAAAAGATGTTTGAAACAAGCTCTTGATTGTCTATTTTAGACCGTTTGATAATTGATAGTCCAAGTTCAGTAATTGAACTTGTATCTTTCTTGAATTCAAGGGCCTTTCCTTTAGACTGTCCAACACTCTTGGGTGCTCTATACCTATAGTGGACCAGCCTAGAAGATATTCGTTCTGGATCATCAGTAAACATAAATTTATGATAGTGGTTTGGATGAATGTCTTGAATTGAAGTGAACTCACACTCTGGTGTATCAGAATATTTGAAGACCTTACATTGCCAAAAACCTGTTGCAGGACTGTCTCTGTAGTCGAACTGAATTGGAGAGCCTGGGATTAGTATGGTCCTTCCCCACTGGCCGGTGAAAACCTGCCCGTTATGAATATCACCAATAATAGAGAGCTTGAATTTTGAGAATAAGTCCTCTTGGCTAAACCCAGAACGAAACTGATGCCCTTCAGCATTCGTACAACCTTGGACCATCCCATGACCAATAAAGACATCACCCTGTAGATCAGATGGGATCTTGTGTTCAGAATTCCACGGGACTCCACATATCCTAAAGTCTTCACAGTTGACGATCGTAAAACTAGTAGCGTCATGCATATACACTACATTTTGCTTGAGTCCAAATCTACGTAACACACTGTGAAAATGAGCCAAGTTCTCAGTTTTTGTGTCGATATCGTGTTGTCCATGGGTAACGAGCAAAGGTCGGTCATGAGATAGTGTTTCAATTACAGATTCTAGTATATCTAATACCATAGGCTTCATGACAGCGTTATCTACAATGTCTCCTGCAATAACTGAAAAGTCAGCATCGATACTATTAGCAAATGCACGAAAGTCTTTGGCTAGAGCTTCAAATTGCAGCAAACGGCTAGGTCTACCTGTGTCGTCTATCTCAGAGAACTGAGTATGGTTTGAGATATGCCAGTCCGAACTCGCAGCTATTATTATATGGTCTTTCATCTTACCTCCAGAGGGATAAGCTATGCCAAGGAAGTTCGCAATCTGGGAGCTAAGCCTAGTGGACAACACCAAGCCGAACGAACCGCAAAACGACGATATTTGCCAATGTCGTTATTGCGGCCGTCTGCATAAGCCGCTCGGCTCTCCGCCCTGGAGAACAGAGGACGCGGAAAAGCTCGCTGGCTTTATTGCTGACCAGCTGACTTACCAAGGAAACGAGATCGACAACTTGGGAGACTGCGAAAGTGTTGTGTTTGTCAGTACCGTACCAACGATCAATCTGAATCTACTAGCAGAGAATATAATAAAGTGGATACACCAAGAGAAACCCTAGTGGTCAATCACGTTTTTTCTTAACATTAGCTATGGCTTTTTGAGCTATGAGAATGTCCTTATGTCCAGCCACCTCTATAACTTCTTTGTCGGTCAATGGCCTTAGCTTCAATTTCGAGTCATACGCCGCTAAATTTCCACACCAAGCACAAACACTAACGTCACCTTCAGATGGGAGATCATCAGGACTTTCTACACCAGTAGCCGCATCTAAAGATATTCCGCAAGAAAGACATTTAGATTCAGGTAGCTTTCTCACTACCTCCTCCTATTTATAAAGCTCGTCCCGGCCATTCTGGATATGCTCAGCACGTCCTTCTTTAGGATCAACGACAATGTATGCCCACAATGACTTGATCTCAGGCATGGTACCATGTGGTTGATTAAAAAATCCAGTATCAGCTGTCATAGTCTTTTCCACCATCTATTTGTAACAGATTTATCCACACCATCTAAACTCCAATGCGTTGTCTCTGCCCTAAATCTAATTACATAACTATCACGTGAATATAAACGTAAACGATCCACCTTCACAATTTTCTCATGTCTAGCCGCTGAAATTCTCACGCCAGCAATAATAACTTCCCGACCTGGGCACAGTTCACAATAAGCAACCATAACTAATTCCTTACCATCTATTATTACTTCAAGCGGAAATAGTCCTGAAGTAACTACGGCATCGTCATCGTCAAGTAATTCAACTAACAAATTGGCGGCCATGCCGCAACCCACCTCTAATTGTAAGAAGTGTATTGAGTTATGGTTCTCATTGCGTCTTCTCCTCACTCGGGATATCTTTAACTCTAACCCATCACACGCTCTTCCGTCTCTTGCCACAACGGATGCGCTGAATTGTTGAATCCCGTACTCCATATTCTATTGCTAAGTGGGTATTGACCCCATGATATTGAGGTCTGGCTCTAATGTCAACAATGTCGGCTTCCGTGAGCTTAGACATACCATTACGTTCTCCGTGATTGCTTGTCCCGTGACTAACACGATCTCCCTGATTTTCCTTGTCTGTTCCCCATTTAATATTTTCAGGCCAGCGGTTATCAGAAGGATTTCCATTAAGATGACGACATTCAAGTCCAGGAGGACATGGACCAGAAAATGCTTCCAAGACAAGACGATGAACATAAAACATTTGGTCACCACGACTAACCATCATATAGTCGTCTTTTGATACCAGCGTCTTCAGTTCTATATCAGTGACAATACGTCTCCAATACAAGCCGCCTGGCAATATACGAACACGTCCAAAATTTGAAACTTGATAAAACGGCCAATCAGAAATATCTTTCCAAATTTCACCATCTAAGTCATTCATAAGCTTGCCCTTTCTATTAAACCTAGAGTAGTCTTTAATTTAGCAAGAGAGGTCACTTCATAAGATTCTGGATCAAATTCCCTAATAGTTACCTGTCTCCTTTCTTCACTATGTCTAGGAAGTATCCACAAGCCAGAGTCTACGAGATTCACAATAACAGAGGACTTTTTACCAGGCCTCGTGATTCTCCCAGATTTTTGGAGAACTTGTCTAGCATTTTTTCCGTCCCATAGGACAATTGCATTTAAAGGCGACTCAAGGTCCATCCCTTCAATTAGATGCTGCGTTCCAATGATCCCAAGAATTGAATTACCAGCCTCCTTTCTCAACCACTCAGCTGAGTATCTATTATTAGATTTATCAATCACCTTTCCCCCGCCATACCAAGCAACACACTTATCACTATCAACTAACCTCAATAGGTCAATTCCAAGTTCTTTCTCACTCACATGAATTATAGTATTATATTGCCTGTCAATCAGTAGTCTGATAACGGTTGCAATCAAGTTTAGTCTGTCTATATTCTTGTATTGCAACTGACGTAGCTTATGCCAATCGTCAGTCCTCTGCTCAGCCCATTTGTCCTTAGGCCAAGTATAATGAAGATTGATCAGCTTAGGTATGTTGAGAAAATCCTTAAGCTCCCGAGCAGACTTCTCGTAAATTATAGGTCCCATAGCTGAGATAATCAGAGCGCTTTCTATATCCATTCCAGAAAAATTCATCGCATTATTAACAGAGTAATCCATAGGCATAGCACTAAACCCATATGACCTAGTTACATTTGGTAATGCCATAAAAATAGTATGCCATGTATGTGCAGAAACATGATGACACTCATCAGCTATTATCGTGGATATCAGTTTAAATTGCTCTTTATATTTGCTGGAGATGATATCATTATAAACTACTCCTGGTGTAGATAAAAGTATCATCGGCTCCTGATTAGAACCAGCTACCCGCTCTCTATAATCCACCATTGGAATATCATACATTCTTGCAGAGCCTAAAAACTGAGAGTAAATGGGATAAGAAGGAACAAGAATTAAAGTTGTATTCTTCTCCATGAGAAGAGAATATGCTATAATCAATTGAAGAATAGTCTTACTACTACCTGTCGGTAACTTAACAGTTCCATTATGATGTTTACGACAAGCTTCAGCCGCCTCTTCTATATACCACCTCTTCTTGCCATTGACCAGCCATTTAGAAGACTCTAGAATACTCTTAGGAATTTCAATGCGAGCAAAGATGCTGCGAGGAGGATCAATAGAATTAAACTCAATAGTACAAAAAGGATTATTTTTTGTGAGGAATAAAAGTGCTCCAAGTCCACACGTAATTGTTCCATCCTCGTTTTCATAGTAGCAAGGATCGTAGGATATTTCAGTTTTAAATCGTCCACTGTCCTTACCTCCACGTATTCTGACTTTGACTTCCGTACGGGCAGTGAGGTCACTTTCAAGAGTACCTTTAGCAAAGGTACAAGCTAATCCCTGAACTTTGCAGGAGACCTCACGCATTTACTTACTTCATCGTTTCTTGATCTAGTGAAACCAGATTTATAGCATAGCGTCCAGGCTCATACTCTTCAACCCATTTATTACTATCTTCGAAAGAAATCCCAAAGTGATCGGCTATTATTTTAACTGCTTCCACTCCAGGCATAGTTCCTGGATCTTTCTCAATTGAAATAGATAGGTGACGGCAGAGACCTAGGGGCTGATGTTCAAACGAAATGGCTGCACGATATCCAAAGGGGATCAGAACTTGTTCAGATGACCTAAGCGGTTCATAGCCAGGAGGACGGTCCTTCAATTCCAAGGTTGATTTTTCTTTAGCTAATGCCTTCTCTTTAACAACATCAAGCGGGATTACATTCTTACGTGCTTTATCTATAGCATAAGCAATCGAGTTAAGTGTCTCTTCATCTAGGAGAAGTGTCGACATGTTATTTACCTACATCCTCTAGGATCACATCAACTAGCTCTTTCGGAGTCATCTGTCCATACTTATCATTTCCCAAGTTATAAACTAGTACTTTATAAGTCTTTGCACAAACGATTGCAGTTCTGGTACCTCCGATCAGCTGGCCATCCTCAGTCCAACAGATCAGAAATCTGGAAGGTGTTTTTAGGTCATCTCCTAGAACCTGATGGATGTTCCTGGCATGAAGTCTTTTAGCAGGGTCACCAAGACGGTCCCAAGTCGGATGAATACGTGAAGCAATTGCAAATGCCTTTATGTCTATTTTGTAAATGTCGCCTTCTTGACTGTCTTTCCTACTCTCAAACCCCTTCCATGGGACGTAGATTCTCTTTGGCAGTAGTGTCTCTGACTTTGGTCTTCTCTCTAGTGCATCGTCCACACCCCTCTCAAACGAAGCATCCGCTCCAGCAGCCCCACCAGAACGTAAGATATATCCAGCATCGTACAACAGAATGGCTATTTGTCGCATTTTTAAAAGAATAGGATCAGGTGTAGCCCTACTGCCAACCCCTGTATAATATAAGGATTTAAGGACCATTTCTTACGTCCTAGGCTCTTCGGATGATTCCTTCCAGGAGTGTATATCTTGTATTGAGAAGGTTCTGATTTCGTCACGATCTAGATCAATTGCAACAATGTAATAGCCTTCCTTATGCCATTGACTTGAACCGTAGACCATTCTCACAGGCAAAATACGCCTAAGTGATCGTACTCCCTTATAGTCAGTGTAATCAATGTTTACTTCCTTTTTATTCACTGCCACCTGTTTAGATATCCTTTTTCATTGGTTAAGGTCCTAGTTTTTAGACTAGGACCTTTCTTGCTTATGGATCTTTTCTTAGATTGACTGCCCACCCATGAAGAACGTTGGATATTTCTACAGGATTGAGCTTATCCTGGGTGAGGGCAGAGACTGCGTTGCCTACCTCCATCATCTCGCCATATGTTAGTTCAGTCAAGAGCCTAGCAATAGCTTGAGACTTACTAGGTGCTGGAGGCATGGTGTAAGGAGAAGTTGAACTGGGAAGAGAATATGGGCTTGCCGCTTTGCCATTACTCTCAGATGATCCTAACTCCCGTAGTTTACCAAAGGTCCTTTCGGTATCCGTTACTGTTACTGATGTATCTGTCATATTGTAACCCCCCATTTATGACCAAGTTACGGAAGGGGCGAAGCCACATGTAAAATGGCACAAAACATGAGACTTGCCCCTCCCGCTTCTTCCCAACCTGTAGAAGTTGCCTGCTAAGCACTACAGATTGGAAACATAGAAATGGAAGGGACAGGTTCGCATTTGTCCCTCCCACTCCACCTTCTAGCCCAGAACCATAGCGACGGGAGCCCTGGACCAGAAAGCTCTAATCCTTTACCCCAACTCTTCGGAAAAAGAAAGGGGAGAGAGCCTTCAATTCTCTCCCCTTTGCGCAATTTTCAACAGCCGTATTCGAACGACCTTTCCCTTTCTATCACAGGTGAAATCATTTTCACCAGATCCGGCTCTCACCGAATTCTGTCACTCGATTCGCCAGATACGAACTCCCCCTTAAATATAGCGATTAAGTCATGGTTTCTTTTTCCATTTACATTTGTCGAAGTGCCAGCGGTACATAGCAAATCCAGTACCTGTAAAACCACAATTAGGATGAGGACAGGTCAGGACTTGTTTAGTATTATGATTAGGACCAGCAAGAGCCTTACGTCCTCCCTTACTAGTCCATTCAATCTTTTGTTCTGGACTTGCAGTTTTACTTACATGATTGGGACCTTCGAAAGCTTTACGACTCCACTCAGAAAGCTTTTCTGGGGTTGCAGCATGTATTCCTAGCCCAAGCTCGGCCGCTCTACGTCCTGCTTTACTAGTCCATTCAGCGCGCTGTTCTGGCGTCATAGCGTGTATTCCTACTCTAAGTTCAACAGTTTTATATCCTCCGGTATTCCCTGCTGCGATCCTTTGTGCATGAGTCAACTTAACATTCCAATTATATTCAGCATAATGTAGACCCCTTTCGTATCCAAGCTTATCAGCCCACTCCCATTCTCTGTCTCCAGCCACTTGGGTCGTACATTTTATAATTTCCAATATTTCAATTACAGTTCCTTCTGGATATTGCGTCTTTCTCATCTTAAGATTTACAGTACAACCTACTTTTACTCCAGGAATGTGATAGATAATATGCTCCCTAATTTGCATCTCGATAGGGATACCATCTATGATTTGGTGTTCTTCCTGATCTTCCATTTGAGTAGTCCTTTTCAATTTACTCAATTCGCCATATTCTTACTCCCCCTTCTACTATTCTAGTAGACATTTCCCAATTTAAGTTATGTTCCTTTAAAAACCGTCGTTTCCAGATTAGAATTTTTCGCTGTAGATATAATTGGTCCAATCCATCAAGTTCATAGAAGATAGATTCCCCGGGCTTCAACTTTAACCACGTTTTGTAAAAGCTATCGTCTCTTACACGAGTGCCTCTACGAGATGGCATCGGTATATTTTTTTCTATTTTCGGCTCTCTAATCATGATCGTTCCTCACGTATGGATTATTCCGGTTGCTTCCTGGCTCAGAACACTCCGTTTGTTCGACATTCGGAAACTCATAATGAAATCCCATTTCCGAATCATCATCTACTTCTATATAGTTTCCATCAGCTAACGCTATCTCGATAGGGTCCTCACAACCACAATCAAGACACCAAGCACCGGGCCAACCGCTCCATCGATGACCTACGCCTTTTTCTTCTCCCATGAGTCATCCTCGTATGCGAGATCAGCTAGTTTCAATATAGCCCGTGCACGGGACAACATCAACGATTGAAACTTCTCCTGATTGTGATCAGGGTACTTCTGCCACTCACGCCCAGGCAAGCGCTGGGACAACGCAGTTACAGATTGACAATCGCAACTCTCAGTCTTAAAGTCAATATGTCCGACATACTGGCAATATGTTGAGAGACTTGTTGGCTGTTTGACATAGTGAAACACCTAAACCTACTACTGGTGTTGGGCAGAGTAGAACCCTGCCCTTTTTACGTTTGCTCAACTGTCATCAATTCCACGTTGAGTTAGATGCCGCTTGACAGCGGTTGATATCAGACCTATCTATGCATTTAGATGCACCTGACGAGCGATGTTCAGCAAACAACCTTGAGGTGATTTTTCTTTAGACTGTCAGTTCCTGTCAAAGCAAATCGCTTTAATAGAAGCAGTTGTGTGGCTTCCTTACGCTTAGTCTTAGAAGCTACATTGTCCTCGTGACAACACATTAGTATCAACTCGTATTCTACGTTCGTGAACATCTTTTTTGCCTCTGCTAAGTAACGTCGGTATAGCTCCTTTTCTCTAAAGGTTTCATTCTGAGCTTCTTGCAGACGAGGAAAAGCAGAGTCACACTGCTTCTGAACTTCTACTCTCACAGCCTCTCTAAATTGAACATCGAAGTCATGCTGCAGTTTCTTCTGCATTGAACGTACAGCTGCTGTATACTTCTCTTTCATCGAAGCACTTCGGAGTGCTTCGATAGAGATGGCGTTGATCTCAGCAAAAGCCTTCTGGCGACCTTCTTCCCTAGCTCTAGCTATAGTAACTGTATGTTCAGTAACGTTGAAATCTTTAGCAACCTTCTCACGAGAGATCGCTTCATCATTCTGTACAGCAGACCGCACATAGTCTTGGACTGGTTCAGTATCTGTCTTCTTAGTGGTACGACGCTGCTTCTGCTTAGACTTAGATGACGCTGGATATGCTTTGCCATCCTTGCCGACACGCTTTTCATCAGGTGCGTAATTTTGCGCACCTGACCTCGCGTTCCTAATTGTGCCCTCAGACACCCCCATTTCCTCAGCGATAGCACGATTCGACTTCCCTCGATTAGCCTCAGACTCCACTGCCCTACGAGCACGTTCACCAGCAGTGATATAAGATACACCACAGCCACATGTTACCGTTGCTGAGGCATCACACTTAGAACAATACATAGTAGTCATGATATTTTTCTTTCTATAGTTAATGTTAATATCTTCAAGGTAGCGGAAGGTCAGAGCGGTAACTCTGACCTTCGTTAGTGGTTTTTATTCCCCAGTAGACGAGAGTGCTAACTGCGCTTCCCTAGCCCCAGTCAACAGGTCAGTCCTTGACGCCTTAAAGCGATGCAAGACCCGTTGGATCATGGTTGCGATCTTTGCCGACGTGAATGTGTCAAACATGTCACACATACCAACATCATCTTTGATAACAGCCCTAAGCTGTATCACTGCATGGGCATCATCATGCTTGATGTTACCGTTTGGCGAGCTAGCCGCCGACAAGCTAGTAACGAGTTTCTTCCAAAGATCGGAAGTCTCGTAGAGACGCTTGACGATAGGCTCCAAGATATCGATCAGCCGGATCTTAGCTTTCTGCGTTCGAACCAAAGTGGCTGGAACAGCAGCGTATCTCAGTAACTCTTGACGCTTTTTAATATGATTATACATCTCCTTTACCTTTCACTGTTTCGACAAACAGGACCTTAACACAGTGAAAGAGTATCAACAACTTAAAAGTTCTAATGCATACCTGCCATACTAGAAATGCATATCAATCTCAGGCGCAGTTTCCTCTATATAAATCCGGCCGCAGCTTTTCTCTTGGAATCTTTGTCACCTCCTCAATTTTCAAGAGACGGCTAGCAGGGATACGCTTCCACGATAAAACCGCTGTTGGACTTATGCCAAGTAACCTAGCGAGTGCATGGGCTGATCCAGCAATGTTTATAGCATGGATCAAACCCGGCTCACGTTCCACTAAGCTCATCTTTGGACCGGGTTTATGCATCTCGGCTTCCCTATAATAGCTAGTCTGCTGACTAGAGATATCTGTCCAATACCTTATAGTACTTGTCAAGACTATACTCAAAAACCACATTTGGTCCTATTTTGGTTTACCTGCCTGTTCCCACTTCATCGCAGCTTCCGCTCCCCGATCCCAACCTTGGGCTGCTACACCATCACCGTAAGGGTTACGATACCTTCGGTCAAGGTAGTCTTGCCATCCTATATGGAACTCAGCAAAGTTATGATATGGAGCATATAGTTCCTGAATTTGATACTTGGTCATTTGATTTCCATTCTACTGTCAGATATAAAGTAATTTTACAATTTGAGAGCCTGTCGGATCAACTCAAACTGTTCAGCTGGAAAGGTGACATTGACAACAGGCTCGCCCTTCTCGTTGACACACTCGTCATCGATGATAGCATACTCGAAAGCTTCGAACACGGTTTTCTCAATATCGAGATTCCTATTCTTCTTCTTAGATTCTTGGACAGGTGGCGTATCGTCCTCGTCTTCTGAGAAGGGAACTCCATCAATGATTTGCATATCATCTTTGGAAGCTCCTCCGTTCAGATGCCTAGGGGAAACTCGTTTCTTACCTGCCTTCTTAGCAGTGGCCATTCCAGTTCGAAGCGTCTGGACAGCTTCAGTAGCAGTGCCAGCCCCAGCCGTGACCTTCTGGGCTAAGCTAGCACTTACTTCACCAGCTGCCACCATCTTTTTGATCGGTTCAGGCAAACATAGTAAAGCCAACACCTGACCAATTCGTGATAGTGAGATCCCTGACTTCTCCGCGATCTCGGCTTCTTCCCAACCAAACTCCAGCAAGCGTCTAAAAACATTCGCTTGCTCCATCGGAGAAAATGGTTTACCCCCATTGCGAAGGACCTGGGAGAAGAGCCTATCGGCCTCATTCTGGTAACGGTCTTCTGCCTTGACAGGAATAGCTTTAATGTCATGCCCCTTGCTGATTGCCAACAGGGTAGCTCGGAGACGACACTCGCCATCGGAAAGGTATGCATTGCCACCTTCCCAGTAACACGTGATCGGCTCCTTGACGCCAACTCGGGCAATAGACCGGGCAAGCTTCTCGATATGCTCAACGTTCTCGGGATCGGTGAAATCCCGTCCGTTCCATCCTGGCCTTGTCAGAATCAGCCTAGGATCAATTTTATGTATATCCGATCGACCTAGAGAAACCGATGCAAGTCCGCTTTTTTCGTTTGCCATTTTGTTCTCCTGTAGTCTTCAAGCTATATTTTCAAAAACTACTTTATCATCTAACTTTAGAATACGCTTTTCAGGCCGATTCGTCAAGCCCCGACCGGTCGAGTTTCATCTGATCATTGAAAAAACTTGATGCTCGTCAACGCAGCAAACAACGCTACTGCGATCATGCCCATGCGAATAGTCATGTCACGAACAGCAAGGTCGATCTTGTGTTCGACACTAACAATATCAGACTTCAAGATAGCAATATCCGACTTAGTCGCCACACTCTCATGCAACGCTTCATCCATTGCCTCAGCATGAGCACGGGCATGATCGTCACTTATACCAGCACGTTTAAGCCGATCTATATAAGAAAGCCTATCAAACAAGATTTCAGTCATGGGATATTTGCTCCATAGCCCTTGATCCACTTTGGAGAGGTGAACCTGTCACCTCTCGGAAGTAGATCAAGCTCCAGTTAGAAAGTATACACCCTCACTTGATCATCAGAAGTCGTTACAGAGACTTCCAGGATTTTATCACAACGTGGCCCAATTTTTATCTGTTCTCCAAATTTCAGTTCTACTGTGGTAGCTTCATAATGCATTTCAGGTCGCTTCCATCCTTGGATATCTTCTTTTCCTTTTATCTCATAATCCTTACCATCAGCTTTTAAGAAGCCATCACAATTACCTCTATTCAATACAATCTTCTTAATTGTAACTGTGTCAACAGTAGAAGTTATCAGGATACGTAACGCAAGGTACGCCTCAGGTTGCCCTATCCTAATCCGGTAATCTAATTCAGAGGTCTGTTCTACAAGATATCTAACACCCAACACTCGTGCTGCGTCAGCATCATAATCCCCACTCTTTACACGATTGTTGTTAGGAACTCCAGCAAGTCCATAGACAGTTCCAAACACGACAGCAGCTATTCCAAAGATTTTCGGTAACGACATTTGTATTCTCCATTTTGTAAGGGTTTTATGTATATGGTGGATCACCCACCTTGGAGGAGTAAACCTGTTACTCCTCGGAGGTAGATCAATCAATCAGCTACCATAACTGAACCGGATTGGGTTCTTCAGTATCTCTAGTACATGACCACACAATAGCGACAACCCATCCCACAAGAGTCCAACCTGCAAAGAAGTTGAGAGCAAAGATCGCTAGTCGGTTGTTATGACGACGATTGACAGCAACAATCGTCGGAAGAAAATAAGAAACCACTAATATCCCGACCATAACTAAAGCTCCTGCCGTATCAGGTCCATAATTTTTAGCAACATACCCAACCCCCATCATCATCCCAGTCAATACAAGAACATTAACTACTATTCTCATTTTGTATTCTCCATTTGTAGGGGTTGTGTATCGGTTATCCATACTTCGATCAGACTTTCGGTAGGAGGATTCACGCCACATGGCGTCAACGGAGTCCACTTATAACCTTTTGTCTTGAGTTTGGCCATAGTCTTTAACCTTTTATCGTTAGGAATGTCCAAGAAACAGCTTACCTACTATTGTGACTGTTAGTGCTAGATTGAAACCTAGCATCCACTTTACGATAAGTAATTCTCCTCGCATAGATTCAAGTTTGGACATCATTATTTTTCTCCAATGTGTAGGTTTTATGGTTGCTTAAACTCAATCACGATAGGTGCTAGTGGCATTTGGCCAATCTTGAAACCAAGCACGCCTGCAAGAACCGCAGTAGTTGCCACTACAAGCAATACCCCTTTTGGAGTCTCCCAGAATACCTGTTTTCGACGCAACAGGATATCTAGGCGTGTCAATTCTTGTTTTAGATCATTGTCAGGCGTGTCATTCATTGACTACTCCAGTTTGCCTTCGTCGCACGGTTCATAATAATATAGTCTATTCAATGTTGAATTGCAAGTAGTCAATTCCAGTTTTTTATTTAAAGGGGAACTTAGAAATAGGAAAAGCCTCTTGGCAAGGGTCATGCCAAGAGGCCTAGCAGGTATTTCAGCGATGACGCTCTCCTTCTATCCCTTGACTCCCCGCTATTGAATATCCTTCCAGATAACACGATTAACGATGTCGTGAATCGTGTTCACATGGATACCGTACTTCCTAGCTAAAGCCACACTACTAGTAGCTCCACGAGAACTTTTGACATATAACTTTCTAATCTCCCGGACAATCTCAGGCGTCACCTTCACACTAAGACTATTCACCCTCTTAGTTTGTATTGCGCCCTTATTATTCTCCTCAACTAAAGTAATCTCCACATTACCAACTGCATAAGGTCCTTTGTCTCCAAACCTAGCCATACAGTACTGACCATTTTTCTTACCTCGCTCAGAAAAGTGCCCGGAATCATTCCAAATCTTTTGCCATTCATCGAAAGACAACAAGAACGGGATTCCACGCCCTTTCGCTAGGTTCTTTTGATCCGTATACGCCTTCTTTACTAGATCACGATATGGCATAATGACTCAACTTGTGAGACCAGTGTTCGTGGTGAAAGTAGCTGGCGGTCAAACGCGCTACGAACTTGCTCCCGCCAACGCCGAACCTTATTCCTACCGGGACAATGGACCACCAGATAGGTGGAATTCTTAGCATCGTCCTACTTCTCTCACGGACCTCTTGGGGACTAAGCGGCTACGTACCTTACTGGTCTCGCAGGTTTAGTTCTCCTTTCCTTTTCTTGTAACCATCATATAGTCTATTGGATGTTGGATTGCAAGATGGGAACTCAAATTTCTTTCATGAAGGGAACTCGCCAGTGCCTGGGCTGTAGTCCGGGGGAGTCCGATCAGGCTAGATGGCCTCAGGGAGGCCCGTAGGAGCCTCACTGGTGAGACTTTCCAGGGTCCCGGCTACCACCCTAGCTGGAAGGGGGTGGCTCTCGCCCACGGCCTTCATACGCCAGCCTGGAGGCATGACATCCTGGAGTTGAAACCTCGTCGAGGACATCTATTGGTTGGTCTCATTGATATCATTAGGATTTTTCCTCCAGGTCAAAAATACATCTAACGGCTACTTGAAAAGACCGTATGCAGTCACCATATCTAGTTCATACAGAGACACTACATAGAAAGGTTACCAAATGTTCCCGGTTCTGATCGTTCTTGTCGCCGTCGCCTTTGCAGGCTACAATGTCCTCATGGATGGCGCTGCCTAAGCCCTTCACCCCTTTCAAGGAACCCTACTAATGAACCACATTGCAAAGCTCACTAAAGACCGGAACGACCTTCGTGATAAGCTGGCCGCCATCCGGGAAGAACTGGCAACCCTGGAAAGCTACTATACCAGCAGCAAGTTCTCTTGGCCAGACAATGACTACGCTCATGTCCGGACCGATCTTCTCCCCCGACTGTCCACTTTGAAGTCCTTAGCAATCGAGGACTAATCCCCAGGCCCTTGTGCAGTGCACAAGGGCTTTTCATTTAGACTAGAAAATAAAGGTAGCCTTTACCTCTTGCAAAGACCGTATCTAATCACTACATCTAGAGCATAGGAGAAACGATATGAACCGGATCGAAATAAAATCGTGGCGTAAAGACCCCACCATTGTCAAGCTGGTCAAAGCCACTTTTCCCAACTATAACAAGCGGGCAGTCTACATCACGACCTCTGAAACTGTTACACTTTATGACCTCAACTGGTCTGGTGGAACTCGGAGCGAGTACAAGGTTAGCACCTTGGACGGCGAGCCTAGAGGCAACTCGGACAAATACAACGCAATCGCGCCATGGGAAAACCCCGCGGAAGGCAAGGAACTTCCCATCCCACCCGGCTTTGTAGTGGTCGAAGGTGGTTACTTCTGCGGTAAGGAACGTGCATTGACCATCCACGTCAACCCGGCCGATATGCCCAAATACTTGACGTGAACTCCAGCCCTTGGCACTAGCCAAGGGCTTTTTTTCATTAGACTAGAAGAGAAATTTGAATTTCCATCTTGCGGTTAGATATAAAGTCACTATATCAGTTCTGTACAAGGAGACACGTTATGGACAAGCTCTTAAACAACTCAGTTGACCTCGAAAGCCTTTTCGACCTCAGCTTCGACACTTCCACTACCGATACGACTACTACGATTGATTTGACGTGGAAGACCCTGAAATGCCACAAGTGCAATGGCACTGGCAACTTCATCGGCTACACTGGTCGAATTGTTGGCCCCTGCTTCACTTGTAACGGCAAGGGTATCAAAAAGGAAAAGCCCGCTCCGGTCGCTGGCAACACTGTGGACGTAAGCAAGATTGTCACAGCGCTCAACACGGCCTTTTCCAACGGCAAAAAACGGCCTAAGCTCTCCCTCGGAGCGTTCACGTTCTCCAGGGCACCTGACACCGGCAAAAACCCCGGAGCGATCTACGTGAAGAAAGGTATGAAGTATCTGGGAAAGGTTACGGAGGGTGAGTTCCATCCTGTTCGAGATTGTGATGACGACACCACTAAGGCCGTCATCGAGGTTGCCTCTAAGCCGATGGAAGCGGCTATCGCCTTCGGACGGACCACCGGCAACTGTGCTTGTTGTGGCAAGGAGTTAACAAACCCTGAGTCCATCAAGCGTAAGATCGGTCCGATTTGTGCCGAGAAGTTTGGCTTCATCTTCTAAAGACCTTGGCCCCTGGAACTCCCCCAGGGGCTTTTTATTTGACCGTAGAAAATAAAATAGCTAAAGCCTCTTGTAAGACTACTAGCAATGACCATATTCAAGAGACCAGAAACGATACACAGCGAGTTGACTACAATGTTAGGACTTCTTATAACCGTATCCCTTCTCTGCTTGATTTCAACATCTGCGATCGAGGCATAAGGTCACAGGAAAAGGAAACATACATGAAAACGTACAGTGTCAGATCCCTTGATGAACTCGCCGAAGTGTTCGAAATGTTCGCAAAGAACGTTGAGAACTCCCCTCTACAAACCACGAAACGCACAAAGGAACTCGTGGCGATGGAAGCAGCGACATGGCGAAATGCTGCAGAGGTCATAAGGGATACCATCCTCGAAACAAACCCCTTACCGATCATAGAACTCAACGAAGGCAGCAAGAAATCTCTTGCCCGTGCCCTGAAAGGAAACCCATAAAATGGACCCCCAGGCTTGTTTGAACGACCTCTTGACCGCAGTCCACGACGGGGATTGCGATCTCGCCAGCGACCTTCTCGACGGTTTGCTGAGTTGGTTTGCCAAGGATGGCTTCATGCCTAGTGTTGCCGTAGCACTCGACAAGGTACAGGATCGGATTAACGAAAGGAGATGCGTGTGACATACCCTGTTATACCTTGGGAAGAGGCCCTAGCCTTGCTGAAGTCGATTCAGGATGCTCTAGGAACTGACGAGACTGGGGAAAACCTAGTTGCCGTCGCCAGTGACGCCCATAGGGCAGAGCAAGAGCTAGCTGCCTTGAGAAGTAGAACACGGTCCGATCCTAATAAATTACAGAAAGGACTAAAAAACTCAAACTTCCCTCTTGCAAAAACCAGCTAGATAGACTACATTACAAACACAGGACGGAGACATAGGAAGGTGACGCAGTTTATACCCAAACGTGAACCTACCGATACTGCGGTAGTCCCATAGACGATTGGGTATAGCCAGCGACACCGCTGATCACAACGAGCCAATATGTAGCTCAAAACGATAGGAGTAACACATGGACAATATTGATATGACCAATAATCGGGCTAATATGGCCTTTTTGGGGGACCGGAATAACATCTGGCACCGCATGGGCGAAGAGATGAAAGAGGGTATGACCACTAAGGAGTGGGCAAAGTCCTCCGGTTTGACCTGGACCGCCGAAAAGGTTCCTGCTTTCGCCCAGCTTGACGATCGGTTCCCTAATGCGGGACTGGTTAAGGCAGATGGCCGGTATTTCCTCTGTCGGAATGACAATGGTTATATCTTGTCACCTACCACGGTATCGAATGTCTATCAGGCCGTTCAGCCTGCGGACCTTCTCGCTTGGTTCGATCGGTACGTCTCAGTTGACAGTCGTTTCAAGCTTGACGTTTGTGGTAGCCTGAAAAAGGGCGAGATCATCTGGGCCACGGCAGTTTATCAGGAACCGGTGGAAGTAGCTGGAGATAAGCATGTCATGCGGCTTCTTATGACTACCACGTTTGACGGTAGTGGTGCTACGATCAATAAGGGCTGTACAGAACGAGTGGTCTGCAATAATACTCTGGACGTGGCTCTTGGTGAAAAGCATACCCCCGTCATTCGGACTCGGCATAATACCAAGTTCGATCCGGCAAAGGTTGCCAAGGAATTGGCAGCTGTTGCACAGGGCTTCACCTACTATAAGAAAATGGGCGATGCTCTAGCTCAGAACGAAATGGCTAAGGAAGAGGTTTCCAGGTTCTTCAAAAGTCTCTTGGACATTCCTTTTGAAGCCAAACCCGATGATGTATCTACACGTAAGCTCAATCAGTTCGAAGCTTTGAGTGATGCTTACCGAACTAGCCGGGAGGAAGGTGCCACAGGTGCATGGGCTTCACTTCAGGCGGTGACCCGGTACTGCGATCATGATCGATCGGTCAAGGCGGTTGGTAGTGATGCTACTGAGTCTAGGTTTCTTAGTAGCCAATTCGGTTCGGGCCACCTACTAAAAGCAAAGGCGGTTGGCCTTCTCATGCCAAGGATAAAGGATAAGATCCTGGCCTGATCCCAGAAATGAAAAACTGCCCCGGCACGTATGCCGAGGCATCTACACTAGGGAGGCGTTCACATGACTTGGCTTGTAGTAGGCTATTTTCCATCAGGTTTTAAGACAGTATGCCCTATAGAGTTCGATACCAAGGCAGAGCAAGCCCGTGATGTTTCAGAACAGTTAGAAGCACCAAGCTGTCGATTTGTAGTCGAAGAAAAGAAGGAACAATCACGTCATTAAAGGATAAGGTTGACGCCCATGCTGTGTGATACAATGATAGGAGCGGATTACCTACGCAAAGGATACCCTGGATTCGAGATCACCCAGAAAGCAATTGCCAGGGCCAACAAGTTTGTACTAGCACCAGATATTGCGGCAGGTACTGACGGACTCACGAACAATCGCCCACAGCTAGCACGTATAGCGCCCTTCTGTCGATTACCATTCCCCTTCTGTTGGTTCGAATTGGCCCAAGCCGATCGGCCACACTTTATGGCCGCTGGCGTACACCATCCTGGCTACCAGACTAAGCCAGTACGTATTGGATTCCTATGCATATCCTATGCAGATGATATACTATGGCGATGGCGTACTACGCTATGTTGGTCGCTTCGTGACCCACGTAGTACATACGAAGCAAACGCAAGTATGCTAGGAATAGAGTTCAATACCAAAGACCCTATCAATGACCCAGCAACTTCAAACCTAGGCGAGATCGGTAAATACGTAAAACCACACTGGTCACCATTCTGCCCACTACTATTACGTAGTCTTGAGAAAATCACAGAACTAAACGCTTCGGACTGGGGAGGTGAGATACAATACTTAATAGCTCTTCTCGGCTTGCTCAATAGCCGTAATGTCGCGGAACACCATGAAGTTGACAACAGTGCATATAACAAGAAACGTACAAAACAAGGTAAGTCGCCACTATCGTCTCACACTCTTTTGAAGATCAGGGCAATCCATAGACACTCTTTCACACGTCCAGGTCGCCCGCCGTCAAGCTCTGAAGAAATCAGAAAACATTTCGTTGTTGGCCATTGGAAAACAAGAAAAACAGGATTATTCTGGTGGAACCCATTCATGCGAGGGAAGCGTGGTCTCGTTACACATGATTACCTGTTAACAGAGTAGACAACAATGACTGAAATCTGGAAGGACATTGCAGACTGGCCCGCGAGGATTAATAAGAATGCTCGCAACCAAATATAACGTTAGCTCTCCTTGCATATCTATGATACGTAGTAACAAGCGATGGAATACATGACAGGAGTAGTAATGACTAAAGCTGAATTGCACAACGCTCTTAGAATACTGCGATCAATAGACCTGTTCGAGCTACAGGAAGTTGGATTATGGGTTGATCCAGATGCACTAGCTACGAAACGATGGGAATCATTCCGAGATAACCCATACGAGTTCTTCATCAGGTGTGATGACGATACCGTGGACAAAATATGGTCTATAGTCCAACGCCGATCGGAGAAGAAACCACCAGTACCCTCAATTCGGAGAAAGTAAATGCAATTCGCTGCAATCAAACCTAAACTACAAGTATTAGAATGGATCAACACCGACACGCTAAAAACCGCGGAATTAGCGTGTGGATTAACTAGTGTAGATCACGGTGTATTCTGGCGTAAGGATGACGGGCTAGGATTAGGCTATACGGTCTACGAATATGCACTATATGAACCACGTCCAGAAGAACAGAGCTATGCAGCTGTGTTTGGAACGTTCATTGCAGGCAATGCCATAGTCTATGCTTTCGATGCCAGTGGAGAGACGATTCCAGTTACCTCGGAAATGATCTCATTAAAGGATATCAAATGGTTACCAGACCTACTTAGGGCTGAATTAGCAATCGCACATAGGATAGTAAAAAGGCCTATGATTGCTGTTAATGGTAAGGTCTTGTGGAGATGGCCAGAACCCAAGCCGGATCTAGATCACATCGCTGAATTAATCTGATGAGATTAAAAATGAGAAAGATGGGACCAAAGCCAGAATAACTAAGTTGGACAAGGGAAAGGACAGATGAAAACCGAGTACATTGTATCTCTCATTTTATTGTTGTTTGTAACTTGTTTAATCCTTTCATTAGCATACGAAGTCTTACACTTACGACACTAGACGCGATCCATCTTCCTGAATATTGTAACTCCGACAGGAAGATGGCTAGGGGTTGGTGTGGAGGTCATCCCCCTGTGCGCCAACCCCGACCCTAACAACCAAAGAGGAAAGACCTATGAATGAGATGTTCGATATAGAATCGATCATGCTTAATAGACAACGAGAAATTATCTCTGAAATAGAGAAACTACATATTGAGAGTACTGAGATTGATACTACTCTCCGAGTGATAAAACGATATAAGGTAATGAAGCCAAGACAAGAGACGGAGAAAGGTCCCGATCCAAAACCAGATTCAGAACACAAAGAACCAGAAGAACCTGAACCAGAAATTACGCAACCTATCTATTCCAACCGTAAGGAACGTCGTAGGTATGAACGAGCTAGAAAATGTCTAGATAAGTTCGTTGAACCAAAAGGTCCACACCCAACAATAACCAGAAAACCACGTGAACCACGTAAACCAAGATCACCAACAAAACCACAAGAGCCACAAATAGAAGTTGGCTCAGAGAAATTGATAGTTGATAAGATCAATGGCGAAGATGTTCTTTTTGAAATAGAAGAATTTTACGGCCAGTTCAATTTTAGAGACACGATCTTAGATCAGTTGGATAGATACTTCTTTTACTTGTCAAGAATGAAAAAATCAGATCCTGAAGCATTTGAACTGTATTCTAAAGTCGGAGGATCAATCCTTCCATATATAAGTACATGGATCGAGGGAGAAGACGAAAAAACAATTGATGTTGAGAAACTGAAGAGTAGGATCAAAGTACCAGCTTGGTTTAATCAACAGAGACCAGCATTTGGCTGCATTGCTTGGGGTGCTGATCCAAGATCAGAACAGTTCGAAAAGAAACATACTGTTGGCAAATACCACATGTACGTGCCAACAGTATGTTTCTTTTCGAACTGT